GTTCCGTCTGCTGGAGCATACAAATCAATTGCGTTACCCATGTCGCTGTAATTTACTTTTCTATCTTGAGTGTAACTTCCAGTCATATCGTCATCTAGTGCGCCAATATTAATTGCTGGAAACTTAACTGTAGTATTACCTTGTAAAGTTTGGCTTTCTGTTTTACCAATATGTTGAGGAAAGCCTCGTCTGTTTGTTGATCCTGTTACGTTAAATCCAAACTCATCAAATGTATCTTGATAGAATGTATTGGTATCGTTGTTACTAATACGGTTATCATAATTTGGATGATCTGGATTATATTGTGGTTGGTTACTATTTCCTGCGGCACAAACCATAATTACACCTGCTTGTGTAAGTTCGTCGCCAGCCGCTGTCATACTATTGTCATACATTTCACTTTTCCAACGACCACTATCTCCAGTTGCGCCTAACCAACTAATAAATCCTGGCTCAAAAGCTGTTCCGCTATACGCAACTGGTGAGTCTGTTCTCCAATAGTAATGGCTACCACCTTTAGTACTTGATCTATATCCCCAACTGTTTGAACTCATTGTTGGATCTTTTGTTCCGTATGTTGGGTTTACTGGTTTATACTGATGAAATACTTTTTGTAAATCAAAACCAATTTCCATACTACCTGGGTTACCTGTGCCGTATAAATTTAAGATCCACTTGTTAGCATTATATGCCCAACCATGTGTACGTCCAAATATTAAACTGGCGCACTGTGTTCCGTGTGTGCCACTAGTAGGAAATGTCGTATTACTACCATTAGACGCATTTCTAGTATAACTGCTACTAACTGGAATATTGCCAAAAGGTGCAAATTCTGCGCTTCGGAAACCAGTACTTTGCCACCATAGTCTTGCATCTGCCTCTTTTGGAACAATAGTTCCGTCCCAACGTTTTTCAATTTTGGCACCTTGCTCAACAGTAATAGTTCCGCCCATTGGTCCATGAGAACTACACTGATAATAATATGTTCCTGCTTCAGTTGGTGAAAAAGTAACAGTTTGTCCGTTTATGGCTCCTTGCCCAGTAGTATTTGGTGCTTGGTCGCCTGTACCAGTAGTTTGGGCAGTTTTAATATATAAAGGATGAGATCCAGATGGACTTGTATTAGTTAGTCTTAATGTATCGCCTACATATATAGTAATAGGATAATCAGGTCCGCCACCATTAGCACCATCACGATCTTGTCCACTATATACTGTATAATCACTAGTTTGAATTGGAGTCGCATATAATACTCTAGTAAAAGTTGTAGGGGTTTCATTAAACCAATCTGGGTCAATATAATACGGAGCGTCTAATACTAAATCTAAACAATCACAAATACCATTTCCAGGAAGCACATTGCCACCTTCATAGTCACTCGGATTCACTGCGTTTGTAACACCACTGTTGATAAATTCTGTATGTCCAATCCAACTAGCATTATCAGCACAAATAATATCAACGTTTTCTCCTGCGCCAACTTGTGCTACTGTAGCATTGATAGCAACATTTTCTGCGGTACTACTTGTTTTCCAAGGATTTTGTTTTGTTTGCATTCTGTATAATGCTGTTGTACGGTTTAGCGATGGTTCTGCATTTAGAAAGTTGCTTTGTACACTACTACTACCAACAGTCCACATTTGATAATTGTTATATGGATCTGCCCATCTGTCAGTTAGTGTATTGTTAGTTGCACAATGTAAATCTTCCCACGATGGCATATATGTTTCAGGATACTTTTCAGGACTTTCATTGATAAATTTTACACGTCCATCGCCTTGTAATGCAGTTGCTTCTTCTAGTGTAAGTAAGTAACTACCACGTGTTGGACTGTGTAATTTATCATCTTCTACTGTAACTTCTCTAGCTGGCACACTTTCATATGTGTTTCCGTCTGCAATAAGTTCGGCATGCAATTCAGTCCATTGCTCAGTAGTATGTGTTCCTAATGTGTAATATTTTTCACTCATGTTATTTCCTAAGTTATTATGCTATAATTGAGCCTTGGTTTGCGGTATTCACCCAACCATTGGCACCATATAATAATGTTATGTTATCGTTTACATCAGCCATTGTAATTGTCGTTCCAGTAGCAAATGTAGTCGGAGTAATTGTTGCGTCACCGCCATCTACTATCATACTAATTATTTTTATTTGTCCTGCTACACCATCTGCAAGTGTGTAGGCATCTGCGCCAGTTGTTGTAATTTCAGTAATGTATGATGTTACGTCAATTGCTCCAGGGCCACTAATTTGTTGCACACTTCCTATCATAGTTTGTTGTGCTGGTGTTGCTGTATGTGTAATTTCTCCTGTCGAAGCATCATACATCAACGTAGTTGTACCACTTGCACTTCTAATTGGTGTAATTACTAGACCACTTCCAAAGCTGTATACTTCTGTACCAGTTGCGTTTATTACAATCGAGTTTGCGGCTTGGTTTGCATAACCTGCTTTTTCACCAATTGCTATTGCATTTGCGCCTTGACCTGTATTGCCTGCTTCATACCCAACTGCTACTGAGCCTGCGCCTTGACTTGTTTTACCTGCGTCTTTACCAAGTGCAATCTCTGATTCATTTATTCTCAAAGCTGACCAGCTACTGTCCTGATAACATTCTAGTTGAGCAGTTGTAGTATTGTAAATCACGTCGCCATTTTCACTAGTTTTCGCATCACGTTGTGCTGTAGTAAAACTAGCAACTTTGAAAGGAGATTGTGTAACTTCAACACGATCAGCGGCACCTGTGCCTGCTTGTAAATTAATATCTGTTGAACTAGTTACTGTTGGTGTTCCTGATGCGGCACTTGTGATATTACCTGTAACATCTAAGTTTCCAGTAATGTCAGCATCACCTGCAACACTTAAATCAGCTCCGACTGTTACATCACTAAGAGTAGCTACTTGTAGAGCAACGATATTGTTACCAACAGTAATATCATTAGCTATAAACAAGTCTTTCCAGTTTTTACCAGTAGCACCTAAATCATATGTGTTAGTGACATCTGGTACTATGTTACTTGTTATGTCAGCATTTAGTGTAATGCTATCTGTATCAGCATCACCTAATATTACGTTTCCGTCTGCTGTTACATTTCCGGATAAGGTTATGTTTCCAGTAACGTCTAAATCCTGTTTATATTTTGTGGTGCTCATATCTTATCTCCATGTTAATACTATTTATAGCAGTAAAGATAAAATTGGTCCTACCTTCTGGAATCGAACCAGAGACCTCCTGATCCACAATCAGGCGCTCTAACCTACTGAGCTAAGGTAGAATTATTTGGCAAAGGTGAGGAGAATCGAACTCCTGCTTCTGGTTTTGGAGACCAGCGTGATACCATTTCACTACACCCTCATTTTTTTAAAAACACACTAACTTCGACCCTTTCGGGATCTATGCGCTGCAACGCTTCCTATTGCAGTAGGACATAGTGTGTTCATAAAAAAAGCCCCCAACAAATTAATGCTAAGGGCTTGTATAAAATAACTTTTAAAAAGTCACATCAAAACATTCCCCATTCGCATGGTGGCCAGTAAGTAATATGTACTGTAGTTTTTGACATGTTAAAATTCCTTATTTCTTACGTTATTATTTATATAAAGTGATAGGTTGGACTCTGTGAATACCAACAACCCTTGTGTAGAGCCACGCTCAAATCCGGGAACTTCATATTAAACAGTTATGTCTAAAAATACAACTTCGTATCTCTACGCTCTTGCATTGCCACTACAGCTATGAACCAAGTTACGACCTCTACGGACCGCCATTCCTTGCACTATCTAACTCTGGGATATCTCCCAAGCTATGTATATAATATAGCATATGTAGACACCAATGTCAACACTTTTTTAAAAAAAAAGTCAAAAAAATAGGCGCCGTAGCGCCTATCTTTATTTTATCAACTAAAATTGCTATTAAGCAAATGCTAGTTTGTTTGATGTAACTGCGATTGCTGATAGGTAGTCTGCTGCGTTACCAAGCGATGATGCTTGGTTGCTTAGTTCTACATATCCGTAACGTGTCATGAATGATACCACTGGCTCGAATGAGTCTGGATCAAGCACTGTGCCACTTGACATTAGCGGGATGTATGGGCAATAGAACGCTGCTGCGTCTGTCTCTGTTGCGCCTTTGTATCCTACTAGTACGTTGTCGTTTGCTGCGTACTGGTTTACATAAATTCTCATAGTACCGTTTAGTGTACCAACGAATTTTGTGTTTGTAGGTGCTTCAAAAGGACCTTCTGTTGTACGTGCAAATGCTGATGTAGTCGCACTCTGTAGTACTGTTAGTACTGTTGGAGAAACAACTGCCCAGTTACCTGCGCCACGACGTGTACGTGCTGCAATTGTGTTAGCATTTTTGTTGATTAGAACTGCTAGTGCTGCATGCTCGTCACCTACAAATGTTGCTGTACCACTTACGCCACTTTGGTCGTATGTGTCAGTAGCTGTACCAGCTAGTGATGTAAGAGATGTAATGATCTCTTGGTCGATCTCAGCAGTAATCTCTTGAGCAAGTGCTTGCATGATTTCTGCTTCAACGTCTAGGCCGTGCATTGAATTGGCGTCTTGTGCCGCTTCGAATGTCCAACGTGCTGATAGTTTACGTGTTTTCGCTTCAACTGTTTGTTTTAACACTTGAATTGACATTTTCTTACCAGGTAAACCTTCTTGCGATGCTGTAGCATCTGCACGGTTTGTAGTTCCATTACCTGAGTATCCAGTTGCGATTGCAAATGGGCTTAGAGCTTCGTCACCAGCTGTTGCTGAGTCAAAAGTTTCTGCATATCTCACACGTAGAGTATGAATTTGTCCAACTGGGCCTGTCATAGGCTGTACACCAACGATTTCGTTAGCAATAACAGTTGGCATAACACGTCTGATTACTGGAAGAATCACTTTGTTTAGTGTAGCAATGTTACCTGCTTGAGTAGCACCCGCTGTTGCAGATTCTGCGATGTAGCGTTTTGTGTTCTCAAGTACTGATTCCATTACTTGCTTCTTTGTTCCAGATAAACCATCTGTGAGGGCGTCTTTTGTAGCGCCCCAATTTTCCATTAGGTTGTCTGCCATTTTCGGTCTCCTTAACTTATTGTATACCGGCTAATTTGCGAAGGTTCACAATGTTAGCATCAACATTAGCTTCTGCTACCGTTGTTTTTCCACCAGTGATCTCTTTTGAGGATTCACTAAGTACCTTCGTATTTTTAGTTTTAGTTTTTGTGTCTTCGTTCAATACTGAAGGAAGATACTTGTTAAATGCGTTTTGTAAATTAGTAGTCTTAGTAGACTCCAATAATGCATTCATTACTTCTTTATGTTGTTTCGAAAGCGGTGCCATCATTTCATTCATGATTAGCTTACGCTCAGCATTGTCAGTAGCAATACGTGACTTACGTGTTGATTCTGCAAGTTGAACTTCTTTTTGCGCAACAATTTCGTTTGCTTCATCGAGTTTAGCATTTAGCGCATCTATCGATTTGTTCATTTTAGCAACTTCAGTACCTTCATTGAGGTAGCTGCCCATAAACTCTCCAGCAAATGTTTCAAAAATCTTACGTCCAAATGTGTTTTCTTTAGCCACTTGAATGTCTTCTTTAAGTGATGTAAGTTCAGTCTTGATTGTTGATTCAAGAATGTTTTCCACCTTGTTTGCTGCAGTTTCGATAAACTTACGTTTTGTTTGCTCGATAACTTTTTTGCCTTCTTTTATCATTTTAACTTTTGCTTCAACTAGTGAGCGTTTGTCATCATGAAACTCGTTTAGCTCTTTTGTAAGTTGCTCAAGAACAAAGCCTTCTAACTGTGCCATGTTCTTATCTGCTACTTCACGGTCTTCACGCAATTCGTTAATTTCCTTGCGTAATGTTTCCATCACAAAATCATTCAGTACATTTGCATGTTCTGACATATGCTTGCGATATGCAACACGATCTTCAGCTACTTTGGCTTTGTCTGCTTGGAACTCTTCGAGTTCTTTCGCAATAACTTCACCAATCATTGTGTCCATTGCTTCTACAATTTGCGCTTTGTCATTTTCATAACGTCCTGCAAATTCTTCACGTAGTTCTGACGCAACTTCTTCACGTAGTTCAGCTTGCTTAGTTTCCCATGCTTCGCTGATTGAAGATCTAACCTCTTCCGAGAGCGTTCCGGAGCCTAATAGTTCATCTATTGAGTGAGCCATATTAATCTCTCCTATACCTTAGGTTCTCTATAAAGTGCGTTACTTCATCTTTTAAATAACGCTGTGCCCGTTCGTCGTGCTTAACAGCAGAAGCTACATCCATTAATACATTACCACGTTTATGATTCATAATTCTTTCATAAATTGGATCGGGGTAAGCATTTGGAGCACTTGGATTGGCAACAATATCAACAGTAATAATCTCAAAATCTTTGACTATTCCTTTATCGTTAACATTGCCACTGCCTCTGCTTGACACGCCTAAATTACATCCACTCTCTATAAGGGTTTTACATATATTTCCCATTGGAGTAGGTAATAATTTCAGCTTACCAATACCGTTCGCACCATCAGTATCCATTTCTGTGATAATGTGTGATACACGATCTAGATTAATATTTAGATCATCCGGGTGATCAGCTTCGCCTAATACACTGTATCCATTTTTGATTTTTTCAGTAATTGCCTTAACAGCATTATGAATTTCTTCTTTTGTATAGATACGGTTGTTCTGATTTCGTACATCGCCTTCAATAAAGATACCTTTCATATACAGGCTTTTACCACCGTTAGCTTCTTCAATGCTCTCGGTAACAATATTTGCCTGACTAAATGTTAAGTGTTCTTGTAATGATGTTGACATATTACTTCATCTCTCTTTTTGGAGCCGGTGCTGGTGTTGGTGATCCTGCTTCTTGTGGACCTGTTACACCCATGTCTTTAGCTGCTGGCGCTTTGCCACCTGCTTCAACTGTACCGCCTGCAATATCGACTGGCTTTGATGGTGACATTGAACTGTCTCCTGGACCAACTGGTGACTTACTGTTGTCACTGCCATCAGTGTGTGATACACTTACTGCTGACATTGTTGCGCCTTCTTCAACTGCTTCAACTTCTTCGTCGTCACTGTCGTCTGATTCAAAAGCAACTTCTTCTTCCATTTCTGGTTCTTCAGCTGGTTCATCATCCATCATGTCAGCAAACGCTGCACGTAGTTCTGCGATTGCATCTTCTACATTAGCTAGTGCTTCTTCTGGTTCAGCAGCATCTTCTTCTTCGCCACTGTCCATGTCTACTTCCATGTCCATGCCCATTTCAGGTGCTTCTTCTTCACCTTCTTGGTCATCGTCTTCGCCGTACACTTCTTCAGCTTCGATTTCGTTTTCAGCTGTTTCGATGTCGTCTAAAAAGTCTTCCTCTGCATCAAAGTTATTGATGCCTTCTTCAACTTCGTATGTTTCGTCTAAGTCTTCGTCTTGAATATCTTCTTCCACTGACTCATCACTCTCTGAAAGTGACGCCCAATGATTTTTTGCTTTCTCAACAAATACATCATGTAAAAGGTCTGACGCTTTTTCACGATCTTCGTTGACAAGATATTCTAGGACTTTAACTAATGAATCCTTATGATTACTCATTTTATATCTCCTTAAAAATTCAGGCTTACCATTACTGGTTTACAAGTATTATTTATTACCAATACGTTTTACCATAGAAAAAAGGCATAAAAACTGTACTTTTTGACAAGAACGTCAAGATAAGTAAGTTTTCATGCCTTAATTTGTTGTAGTTTGTATTATTCCCCAGATGATCTGCGGTATATTTGTTGTACACGTTCAGTACGTGTAGCATGTTCTGTCTTGTGAATTTCACGTTGTTTACGCAGTCTATTAATATGTTTTAGTGTTAACCTACTGCGTCGAACATCATCAATTTTACGATTTGAGTACTCGTTATCTTCATCTTCATAATACTCAACTAAAAATTCATTACTGCGCATTGTCTTCTCCTCCTGCTGGTGCTGGTGTTGTCGCATTTTCAGCACCGCTAATTGGCGAGTCGTCTCCGCCACCTTCGCCGGCATCTAAATCATCTAAACCACCTAGATCATTTCCGCCACCTTCAAATCCACGCACACCTACGCCGCCAAGACCTGGTGTACTATCTGATGGTGGTGTTACACCTGATTTGTTTTCTTCCATCCACATTTCTTCATTCTTGAGGATTTCATCTTCTGAAAGTCCAAGGTACTTGCTTAACATAAAGCGTCTACTTAGATAATCTACACCCTCAAGTGACCCAAATACGTTTGCTCTTGCGGCATGTACTTCGATTTCTTTGTATTCACTAAAGCTCTGTGGTTCTACAAACTGTAGGTCAAAAATACTACTATCAATATTAATGCCTTTGTTCTTCATAAACAGTTTAAACTCGTTATCAAATACTGGAGCAATAATATTTTGTAATCTCTGACAGTACTGGTTAAATCTGTACTCTTGAATAAATGCTGTGCCTACTCTGCCATCTACATAACTTGCTGTTCCATCATCTGGTCCTGTTGGTAAGTAACTGCTAGGTACACGCAATGCTCTAAGCATTTTGTTTGTAAAGTATCTAAGGTCATCAATTTGACCTAGGTTCTCACCGCCTGGTAGTACTTCAACTTTACTTCCTCTGCCTTCAGCAGTTTGAGCAAAAAAGTAATCTTCCATAATTGACAGTGGATTGTATGCTGAATCCATAATACTATTACCGCCGCCTGTTTTACTTGGAATACGCTTTTGGTGTATTTCATTTTTAACACGCTCAACAAAACCCATAGCTTTGTTAGCTGGCATATTACCTACGTCAACATAAAACACTCTACGTTCTGGAGCTCTTTGTACACGATAGATAATAATACTATCTTCTAATAGTTCTTTTTGTTTATATGTTTTAAAGATTGGATCAAGTATACTAGCACCAAATGGGAAGTTACTGTCCATGCCTTCTGTTAATGCCGCATGTACTATGTGTGTAGCATCAACATTATATTCTTGAATGTTACCTAAACTGTTGTTGTATTCTGCGCCAGTTGCGCCATAACCATTGCGGTCCATTGTTTGGCCACGCATCATACTGTTTACACTAGCATGTGAGTCACTGTGTTTAATTGGTTCACTTACAGTTTTGTTTTGCATGTTTAAGTCAATGTTCTTTAGAACATATTGCTCAGGCTCTTTACCTTTGGACTCGTTAACAATAACCTTAGTAACATCAACTGGATTTACATAATACATTTCCCAAGTTTCTGGATCACGGATAAAAAACTGATCGCCATACTTAACAGCATTACGGAATGTTTTAAAAATACGTGTGTCCCAGTCTTGTAGCTTACACCACTGACGTAGTGTCTGCTCTAGTATCTTTGTTTCGCTTTCAGTAACATCACCAACATACTCTAAGCTAAAAGGTAGCTGTGTTGTTTTATCTTTTTGTGTACTAAACTCGCTGATAATGTCAAGTGCAGCGTTAACTTCACTATCCATATCCATTTGATCGTATTGTGAATATCTCTCAACACGATTAGGTTGTCCACTGTATACTTCAGGTAGCCAACTTTGGAAACGACTAGAACTACTAGGTTTCATTTCTTGGCCTTGTCCTTGATAGACAGTAAAGTGTTTTTTCCAGCTCATATTTTTCTCTTTATTTGTTTATAACATGTATTTATCGATATGTCAATGGTGTTTTTTAATCATTGTCGCTCACCTCCGTAGTAGCGTTTTGTAAGGCTCTATAATATGGGTTAGGAGTCGCCGTTGTTGTAGATACTCGCTCTATAATTTCTACAGGCATTGGCTTATTTCTGGTAAATGCTTGTTGTATTCCTATAGCCAGCATACCAGCAAATGCTGCTGTGCCAACTGCTCCTGCTATGTCTTCACCTGCAGAAGTACCACGCATACCGTCGCCGTATTTGCCACCTGCCGTGGCCCCACGTTTTCCTTTGCCAAACATATTAGCTACCATTTCTGCGTTAATACCCAGTTGTTTTCCTAAAGCCATGAATAACAATCCAGTCTCAGCCCCAATTTCTGCCTTTGATTTATCTTCATTACCAACTCCTATTACAGCCATTAGGCCCTGTGCGCCACTAGCTAGTGACGCTACTTCAGTAACAAGGTCCGTCATAAATTTAAATTCTGTTGTAGTTGGTAAATTTTCTAAACTATCAACAAATTTAGATAGCCCCTCTGCGCTATTCGGATTAGCGTTAAATGCTTTTAATGTACTAACTAGAACTGAATTTTTCATTTCTGTAGCCGCAACACCCATTTGATTAGCTAAGCCGGTTAATTTTATTGAAGCACTACCAGCTGCATCTTCAAGTTTAGTCATATTATCGTTAACTTGCTCAGCAACTGTCTTTCCTTTTTCTGTAGTACTCGCAAATGCTTCCATACGAGTTTGAAGTAATGCCGCTGCGCCTGCTTGTCCAGCACCAGCTCGGCCTATAAGTTGGTCACTAGCATCAATATTAGCAAATTGGTCAACTAACTTTTGAGCAGCTGATTGCATTGCTTTTGGATCTGCTCCTGCTTCTACCATACGAGCATATTCTTCTAAGTTTGCTCGTAAATCGATACCTTCACCACTTGCGGCTGCTGAAAGTTGTGTAAATGATTCGTTAAACTTATCCATTGGGACGTTAGCAATTAAATTTGTTAATGCTGATTGTATTGGTCCGCCAGCGGCGCCAGCACTTCCCAATGCGGATAATCCTTCAACTAAAGCGGATTGAGATTGTAATTGTTTTTCAGTCATTTTAGACGCCGCTGCAGCCACAATAGCATTTTTTCTAAATTCGTTACGAGCTTTAATTCTATCTTGAACATCTTGACCATTTAACCCAGCCATAACTTCATTTAACTTTAAATTTTCTTTCATACTAGCAACCATTTGATCTCTAGTGCCTGCTTCTAAAAATGCTTCATTTCTAGTACTACGTCTGAGTTCAATTTCATCTATTAACATTGTGGACATTTCTTTAGTTCCCATGCCAAAGAATCCCATATCTCTTGTTGCTTCCCGTAATGATTTGTTTAGTGTTAAAAATTGATTTGTACCGTCAGAAGTACTACTGCCAAGTGATCGAATAGCATTACCATTTTCAACAGTAATTTTGGAAAGTGTTTGCATATCTAAACCAACATTAGAAGCACGAGATCGTAAGTCTATTAAATCCATACCAAGTCCACTGCCTGTTCGACGCAATGAGCCCAAAGCAACACCAAATTCTTCCATAATACCAAATAGTGTACCAACTTGCGCACCCATTGTAGCTAACCCTAGTGTACCAAGTAGACCGTCTTTTCCTACTAGTCCACTAAGTGAGTCAGCACCGCCTGCTGATTGCATCGCATTGGCAATATTTACTGGATTAGCAACTGTTCTTAGGGATTTGTTTAATTGAGCAAAGTTGGAATCATCATTTGAATTACCCTTTTTAATCTGTGATACTAAATCTTTATTACTTTTTGTTTCGTTTTGATCGTTCTGAACACTAATGCCCATGGACTGCGCAATCTTTTGAAGAGCATCAGTTTGTCGATTTGCTTGTTCAAGCAAATCTATTTGGGTTCCTTCCATAGCGAAATCTGGTATATTAACCGTTACGGTTGATCCTCCAAATGGTATAGTAATTGCTGCCATTAAATGCTCACTTTATTAGATAAATAACTTATATATGTATTTATAGGATTAAAATGACAAATTCACTAGAAGACTTTTACAGACATAAAGAGATATACGTAAAGTTGCCAACTGAGGGCAAATGGTACACATCTCAAACAAATTTGAACGATCAAAATGAGATTGGCATATTGCCAATGAGTTTCAAAGATGAAATGCTATTAAATATTCCCGATAGTGTATATAATGGTGAAAGCCTATTTGAAATCTTAAAGAGTATACTTCCTGATATGGAAAACCCATATGAAATTTTAATCCCAGATGTAGACATTATCTTGTTAGCTAGTAAGATCAATAGTAACGATGGCGAAATAACAGTTGACGCAAAGTGTACGCATTGCCAAACTCAAGAACAATACTCTATAAAGATAGTTAATGTCTTAAATCAAGTGAAGACTATTGAACCAATTGAACTAGAGCTTTCTAACGGATTGATTGTGTCATTTAAACCAAATAGTTTGCGTAGTATAACTACTAATCAAATTAAAATATCTGAAATGTCTAATATACTTTCAACGTTTAATAAAGATGATAATCCAGAAAAACAACATGCGCTGTTTTCAGACAGTTTAGAAAAAACAACAGCTGCTAGTTTAGTTTTAATTGCTGATACTATTGAATATATTCTACTCCCATCTGGAGATAAAATTACAGACATACAACCTATACTTGATTGGATTAGCAATAGTGATAGTAATACTGTCAAGAAGTTGCAAAAGATGTCCACTCAAATTAACCAAAATGGTCTTGACAAAAAATTTAAATTTGAATGTAGTAATGAAAAATGTGGGGAACAATTTACATCAGAGGTTGAATTTAACCCAACTTTTTTTTTCACCAACAACTAAGAGCTAATCCGACTAATAGTCAAGCCTTAGTTGATGAGATGAATGAAAATAACAAAGATCTACGAAAACAAGTATATGATATTGTACTGTATACTGGAGGCGCATTTTCAGTAAAAGAATTATATCAAATGCCAATATACCAAGCAACTGAAATTGTTGCGTCATACTCAGAGAAGAATCGTAAAGAATCAGAAGCAATAGACGCTGCATCAGGTAAGAAGACATTTTAATCTGAAGTGTTCATTTATATCTAAGTAAGTTTTATCATTACTTGATGTCTTACGACATCATCAATCTTCACTATCGTTCGATTGAATCATTTCATTCAATACATTCGAATATCATATTATATCATATATCATAATGATATATATATTATTGATCATTACCATGATCTAAAGTCGCACTTAGCCTGATTTAGGCCAAGCACGACAAAAGAGTCTGATATTACCAGTCACCTTGTACACCCTTATAGCAAAACTAGTAAACTAGCAGAGGCGGTTATGCTGTACCCCTTTACATGCTGCTTTCAACGCAAGCTACCAAGTTGCAATAAAGGCTACTAACTTGGAAATACTCGTGGGTTACAATGGCGCAGTAGAGCCCACTCATTTGGTTTGTGTCCCCCAGCAAGTTCCGTTGTCTAACCAAATCAATGGCGACTCCTCAATGCTTTTTATAGAGGGGGTATGTTATTTTTTAGAGATTCTTTAAGAGCCTGAGATCCGCCAATGCGGACATTTATGATGCCGTTATAGTATTCGTCAGTAAGTAAAACTTCTCTGTCGAATTGTTCTTTTGCCTCACGGTAGGAAAGTTCGCCACGTGTAGTACAGAAATATAAAATTTCTCTACTAAAGTTTTCAGTGCCTAATTCAGCTACATCTGCCAATAAGTGTTCTGAAGATCCCCAGTAAGTCTGCCAGTCGCTTTCCACTAGTGATTTTCTTTTACGTTTTTTGCCTTTAAGGGGTGGCCTAGTTTTTTTAAACTTGGCTAATTTTTTGCCTATATATTTTTTGTTGTTAGTCAGATTAGTAATGATGTATACAAATCCAATATATTGGTCGGCTATCTCTTCAACAAGATTACCATTGTATTTCCATTGCATGTATTGTATATATCATTTGTCATCATAAATCTACTGATTATGGTATTAAAATTGTGTTTTTAGTATTTCGTATGTTTGTTGCCAATTTTTTACTGTATATGATTTGCCATTTTCAAGTTTGTTAACTGCCATTGCTAGTGTATAATCGTTGCCACCAGGTATAATTTTATCGCCAAAAAAGTGTATAGTGTCTTGTGCCTCAAAGTATTGTATTATTTGTGCCTTGTCTTTGCCTTGTTGTGTAATGTCTATACTTACTGATCCACCAATCACTGCAGATGATTTGTGTCCAAACAAGTTATTAAATGCTTCTGCTATTTGTTGTCTTTCTTTATGTTGTTTATCCCATGCGCTGTATGTGCCACGGTCTAACTGAAACTCGCCTACGCCAATAACACTAACGTTTGCGCAACCAATGCGGGGTTCAATACTGTTTAAAGAATCAGAAACTTTGTTAAAATAATTAGATGCTTTTACTTTTTCTATAAGGAACCAGTATTCTTCATCTGATAACTTCCATTTACTTTTGTATACGTCTTTACCATCCTGTACAACATGATTGCCACTACTTAAAAAGAGTGTATCAAATTTGTTAGTTAGGTCTTTTCCTAATTGCTCTTCAACTTTATCATAATCACTGCCCGTACAGATACTACATGAGTACTTTTCAGTAAACTCATGCATAAATTCTTTAAACTGTGGGTCAATATACTCTCTGGCATTAGTTAGTGTGCCATCGAGATCAAAAATAAAGTCAATCATCATCTATAACTCCATTATTATACATTTTAGCCCAAATGTCAATCGGTAATTCACCTTCATCACGTAATTTTTTACGTTTTGTATCTATATACACATCAATATCATCAAGTGTAATTGTGGATCCAGTGTATGTTGGTGAAGAAATAGTACTAGTATCAATAGTTATAGTTGGTGTACAGCCTGATAAATCAGTATACGTTGCTGTGTCGTCTAGTATGTTATCTAGTGAGATGTCTGAAATAGTTACTGTATCTGTAGTCATTATTATCCGTTCCCATATATTTTGTACCATACATCAATTGGTAATGTTCCGTTAGTAAGCAAATAAATTGGATGCTCAGGACTAGGTCTACTACGTACTGTTTTGCCTTTATCAGGAGACTCGAATATCATGCCTCCTAGACTTTGTAGTAAATCTTTGTCTATATCATCCAGCAATATCTGAAATCTCCGTGTCTACACTAAACGAAGTAAATCCGTTTTCCTTGATAACTTGTAAGATAGTATTAACTCTACCCTGTAGCTCATCTCGATGTGAGATAAGGAAAACGTTTTTACCACGTTCACGTTCCATTTTCTTTAGTACGCCAAGCGCACTGTCAACACCATTGGTATCCATGCCACTATCAACAAGCTCGTCAATAGCAAGGAAGTTAATTGGTGTATTCATGTTTTCAAATACATCTCTAAAACTCCAACTAAGACCAAGTATAAGTCTGTTACGTTCGCCTCTGCTTAGATTGTCAAAGTCTAGTTCTCTACCTAGTTCTGTAATTTCTACATTCAGATCTGGTTGGAATTGAACCTCATGTGGTAGTCCAAGTTTAGTCAAATAGTAAGCAAGTCTAGAATTTAGATACTGTAAGTTTTGCTCAATAATACGTTTACGTATAAAGCTATCTTTGTTTGTTAACAGTTTGTACAGGAAGTCTTGGTGTTCTTTTATTTGCACAAGTTCATTCATCTTGTCCCAACTAATTTCTTGTAGTGCAGTCTCCTTTAGACTGTTAACTTGTTCTTGATATGTATCATTTTCATTCTGTTTACTTGAATACTCAGATAGTAACTTATCAACTTGGCTTTGGTGTTGATATGCTTCTTGTTCTGTATTATACAATGTAGCTGGAATTTGTCCTAGTTCACCAATGCTATTTACCACATCCAAGTGTTCAGTTAATTGAGAACTATTAGATAAGATTTGCATTGCTGCTTCTTTTTTCTGTTCTTCTTTAGAAGCAAGAATGCTCTCTTGTTTATCATCGTGCATTTCCTGACCACAAGCATAACAAGTGTGTTCTTTCAACAATTTGATTTCGTTTTCAAGTTTAGAAATAACTTTTTCTTGTTTCTTATCGTCAGATTCAATACTATTGATCCAACGGTTAGCTTCGTCTAGCTGACTTTTCTTTTTCAAGTATTCAGCTAGGTGTTTGTGATTTTTTAGTTCTGCTTCAATATCAACTTTGTCTAATACGTTGATAGCTACTTCTAGTTCTTGCAGGCTTTCTTGTTTTTTCGTTTTCCAAAGCGTTTGTCTACGCTCAAGGTCACTAATACTCTTCGCAATTGTTTGATTTGCGTCTTCAACTGCCTTAATTCGATATTCTTCTTCTTTGATTGCATCTTTGTTCAACCTTTGTTTTTCTTTAAGAGCCTCTGCTTTTTCACTTAGCATAGTAATACCAAGTAGCTGTTCGATAATAGCTCGCTGATCGTTAGCTCGCATACTAAGGAAGGGCTCTGTATATGTATTTAAGGCGACAATATGTTTAAACATATCGTGACTCATTTCAAACAGTTTGTCTACTTGAGTTTGTGTTTGACGATTCTCACCTTGCGCTTCATTGCCGCTATCTGTGTCTATATCGTCAACATAAAACTTAAAGATATTAGGCTTGCGTCCACGCTCAATGCGATACTGTACACCATCCTTTTCAAAATCAAGTGTAACTAACATGCCTTTGCCGTTAGTTTTATTGATAAGATTGTCTTTACGTATGTTTGTTAGCGCATTTCCATACATAGCATAGCTTAATGCGTTAATAATAGTTGTCTTACCTGTACCGTTACGGCTACCATCTCCACCTAAGTCAACATTGTTGCCCAGTACAAGTGTAAGTCCGTTGTCGTTAAACCGTACAGCTTGGGTAACATTACCCACACTCATGAAGTTTTTTATTGTGATGTCTTTAATAATAATCATAGGTTGTTATATATGTCCACTAGTAATTTTTTGTCAATCATTTCACTATCTACAGCGTTTAAGCTATTATACACTATTTGGTCTACATTTTCAACCTCAATATCATCAACTTGTCTCCAATCTTGTGCGTGTTCTTCTTTTTTACTAGGCATCAGTGTAATATCACGTAGTTGATATTGTTCTGCGAATGTTTCCTTGATAAAATTTGCTTCTTCGTATGTAATGTTTACATCTAGTACAGCACGACAGTAAGTATTATGATTTAAGATGTTTTCAGCATCATCAATTAGCCTACTAAGTGGTACAGTACGATATCTAGGTCCATCAAAGTCAAAATATTCTGGCTTTCCACCCCAAGATAGTTTCATCATGCCTCTATCATCGTCCCAAGCATCAGCATAGTTGTGTGGAAACGGTGATCCCAAGTAATGGATATTACCTTTGTGTTGACGCTTGTGAAAATGTCCACTGAATACATATTCAGGAGAAGATAAGTGTTGTACATTAATCCCTCCGTGATCTGGCATCTCAACCATTGCGTTCATCTTAAAGTGAGGCAATTCAAAGTGACCAAACATATATCGAGCTTGTACTTTATTAATGCGTTTCCATTCGTCACCTACTAACCAAGGTACTAGTGCTACATCATCTTGTACAAGCATATCTTCTACTAGTGTAACGTTGTTAAAAACTCCAGCGTAAGGCAAACTATTAAGATCTCGCTTTTCTCGATAGTATAAGTCATGGTTGCCCATAATCATATATACCTTTTCAAAGTTTTCGCTTAGTTTCTTTACAGCTTGTACGCTGTGATTTAGTGTACTAATATTAATGCCTGATCTATGGTGATGAAAGTCACCTAAGAAAATGCAAGTTTCGCAGTCTTTACTATTATCGACAAACCAGTCAATAAACTTGTTACAATCATCATTGTATTGTTTACTGTTGTTTTTTTGTCCATAATGGATATCACTAAAGCAGGCTGCTCTATTAAAAAATGTCATAGAATACTTTCCATTATTGTATAATGTTAATTTACAACGTTATTGTATGATTGTCAACTAGAAATTTGTTCCAGTAGCTTCTTTGCGATCTTTCTCGCTTTTTTCGTCCCATTTTGCCTTTTCAGCCGCTTCATGGTCAAGTTGTCTACTAAAGCTAGGGTTGAATCCGTTCTCTTGAAGTAGGTCATCACGTATATTTTGGTTTCGTTTCTCAAGGTTTAGTACTCTTGTAAAGCTATTTGTAACCACTGCCGTATAATACGCAAACGGATTTTGACTCTTATCCTCATTAAACTTTAAGCCTATCTGAGATAGTTGCATAAGAGCATGACTACGCATTTCGTCTACATAAGTGTATCCACGCCAGTTACTACGCATACTGTAGCGTTCACATAGTTTGATATACATCTTTGCTAATTCGTTTGTTGTATGACCATGTGTTGTACTAAATGCTCCATTATCAATACCACCTTCCCAGTGGCTTCGTACAACTTCTTGTACTTCTCCATTGCGTTTAGCATAGTGTTTGAATGGTGGAAAGTTAACCTTAACGTGACGATCCGCAATAGTTTTTGGATTAGTTTTACGTTTGTCATCACCTGGTACATGTTCAAAGGTCATTAATCGAAAGATTAGCTCATCTGGATCAATATCTTCTGGATTTACTCTTGTTTCAGCTTGCTTTGGTTTGTCTTTAACACGTTTACCACTTGCTTGCCATTTTCTATAAGATTCTTCGTACCCTTGTGAACTTAGTACGCTAGCTCTATTTTCTCTTGCTTGTTGGATAACATCTGGATCAAAAATATCTTCATAACTGTTTACAATGATATCAAATCTAGAATACTCGTCATCCACTAAGTGGCAATATGTTAGTTTACTTTTGTGAATTTCTTTTAACATATCCTTGTTGTTAAGATAATTTTGTTTTCTCATAAATCTTTCCTTAAATTACTACGAATATAACACATATTCTACCTTTGTCAAGTCCTTCTAATTATACTAGCACTTATTGATGCTATAAATAGTATTATAGGAGAACGACATGAGATACTCACAACTTAATGAAGCTAAAGCAACTGACATTGCTGTGTTCTATGGCGGAAGGTTTCAACCTATGCATAGTGGGCACCATAAAGTTTATATGGACTTAGTTCGTAAGTTTGGTTCTTCTAATGTATTTATCGCTACTACGATAGCCAAGAATGCTCAGCCAGAAAAGGATCCGTTTAGTTACGAAGAGAAAACTGGCATTATGACTGACATGTTTGGTGTGCCAGCTGATAAGATTATACGTACTAGTCCGTATCAGCCTGACGTTAGCGCAACTGGTAAAGATCCAAACAACACTGCGGTACTGTTGGTATTCAGTGAAAAAGATGCTGGACGTTTAAAAACAGGTGGCTATTTACGTATGTATAAAGACAGTGAACAATTAACATCAAGTGATGAGGCAGGTTATATATACACTGTGCCAGTAAAAGATGATGGGCGTAGTGCTACTACGTTTAGAAATGTAATGCGTATGGATGGCATTGAAGATAAAAAGAAGCGTGAAGCATTTGAAGACTTCTTTGGCTCATTTAATCCTAAAGTGTACGAGTTTGTAAAAGGAAAATTAAATGGCAATCAGTAATACATCAAGAGCAAGACTGGAACTGTTCAAAGGCAATAATTTTTATTTTAAAGGACCTGCTAAAGTATTAAGCCGAACTGGTGGATTAGTTTTTCCTATACAACCAGATATTGTGTATCAACAATCAGTTAACTACGCAACATATGGATTAACACATACTAACTATCACTCACATAGTTACTCTGGAACACCTAGTCCGTCAATACAAATAACAGCACAGTTCAGTAATGTTACTCGAGAAGAACATGAATACACGCAGGGCGTAATACACTTCTTACGCAGTGTAACAAAAATGTTTTATGGGTTTGCTGATGCAGAAAAAACTCCTGCAGCAGGCACTCCGCCTCCTAAATTAAGGTTTTCTAGCTTTGGATCAAACCAGTTTAATAAAGTGCCAGTGTTAGTTAGCAGTGTAAGTATCCCATATCAAAGTGACACTGACTTAGTTGAAGTAATTGACCAAGCTGGGCAACCTCAAACATTACCAGCAATACAAACTATTTCGCTAGATTTACTTGTTAGTGTTAATCCAGCTAAACAAAAAAGAGATTTCAGTAAACATAACTTTCTTAATGGAAGTTTATATAGTAAAGGATTTATTTAATGGCAAATTATTCTAATTCCAGCAGCTATGCAGCAACTCCGAAAAATTTAAAGTACTTGGATATATATCAACCAAAACTAACTAATGCTTCACTATCACAGGAAGCAAAACTTATGCGTATTGATAATAGATACAATCGCCGACCAGATTTACTTGCTTTTGATATGTATGGTAGCAGTAGTTATTGGTGGATATTTGTACACTACAATCGTGACAAACTTCGGGATCCAATTAATGATTTTGTGGCAGGGCTTGAAATTAAAGTACCATCAACGTCAGCAGCATTTGGAGTTAGTTAATGCCAGTTCATCCAGACCCACGATTTAGGAATATACCCTCTCTGCGTGGTGTACCAGATAGCCCACGATTATCAGACATATTGAACAATCCACCCAATTCTAATCCTAGCCCCGCATCACCACTTGCCGCAGGACAAGCTGGTGCTAATCGCCATAGATCCGTCATTGCATCACCACTTGCCGCAGGACAAGCTGGTGCTAATCGCCATAGATCCGTCATTGCATCACCACTTGCCGCAGGACAAGCTGGTGCTAATGATACAGATATAAAACTACGAGCAAATATGGATGTTAGAAATAATAAAGACGCAAGTTTTTATAAACCTAATATATTAAATGATTATGAAACTTATACGTATAATTGGGCATTACATATGATTAACCCAATGCGCTCTCAAGAGTTTGAAGAGAGCCTTAACGACGGTACATATATTACATTAGCTAAATCTGGTGTTGAAAATGAAATTAGTATTGAAACAGTAATACAACAAACAACACTGGGGTTTGTACGAGAGAACAGAAACGCAGTTTCTAATAGTTTTGATATTTCTTTTATTGAAGCAAACGGTATGACATTTCTTAATCGAATTATGATTGCCGCTAAAGAACTTGATACTAAAAATCATCTTGACGCAGTTTATTTACTTGAACTTCAATTTCGAGGATGGAATGAAAATGATACTCCAATGGGCGAAAAAGAAATTGGACCGTATTATTATGTAGTAAATATAACAGATTTTCAAATTAAACATAATGAAGGTGCAACTAACTACCAAGTTGAATTTAATGAAATTGAATACGCAGCATACCGTCGAGTGGACTTTCACTTAAATGCTGATATCACAGTTATCGCTAGTAACTTTGGAGATTTTTTAGATAAGTTTACTCTTGAAGTTAACAATGAATTAAATAGACAAGCTGCGGTAGATAGCACAAAGTTACAACCAAATGAGTACGTGTTTGGCACACATGGCGAAGCTAAAGATTGGCGTAAGTGGAATTTTGACGCAGTGACTGGAGATAATTTAGGAAAATCAAGTAATGTTAGTGTCTCTGGGTCAAATGGCCTGCTTTCATTTGTATTTCATAAAGGTACAAGTATGACAGCTGCAATTGCTGCTGCTGTATTACAAACTAAAGAATTTAAGAAGATACCACTCGTAGGAAAAAATCAATTTGCTAAAGAGCAAGTTGATGACACAACAATTAAAAATCATGCAAAATTATCAGAAATGATGAAGTGGTTTATGTTTAAAACAAATATAGAATATATTAATAAGTACGATATAGTTCAGAGACGATACCCAAGAAAAATTACATATAATATTTCTGAATACGTTATACCACATGGTATTCATGATCCTGACAGTTACGGCAGGTTATCAGAAGACCCAGACGCTCAAAAGCAACGATTAAATAATTATCTCACATATGGGTTACTGAGGAAACGATATGATTATACTTTTACTGGTCTTAACAGTGAAATAATTGATTTTGATCTATCTTTAAACAGTATGTATTTTGTAGCTCAACCACTAAACCACCATAGGGGGTCAAATAATCAATTAGCTAACCTGGCGTCAACTGAAAGTGCCAAAATAAACGCCACTGCGGAGTTTGTCAAAGCAGAAAGTGAACTTGATAAACAACAAAATGAATTATTAAAGTTCAAAAACAGTATACCTTGGTGGGCCCTTGGAGAAGAGAAAGTAGAAAGTGCTTTATCAGATATGAAGGTAAAAGAACAAAATGTAGAGGCCGCAAAGAAAAATTTAGCTATAAAACTAACAGCCGCTGAGCAAGCACAAAAAAACCATGTTGACAAAGAAGCGGAAGAACTTACATTTAAATCGATTCCTAAAGCAGAACGGTATATAACACAATCTGAACTTTATAAAGGTTCCCTTGCCAGTCGAGTAACACATGAAACACTTAATACATCAATGCAATTTGATTATAAAGATGTTAATGATAGTTTAGCAGCCAGTAGTGTTGATACACTAGATGACCCTGGTGCCGCATTCCTTGGCGCATTAGAAATTAATCTTAATTCTACAGGTGAATTAGTTGAACAGAGACTGACTATTAGAGGAGACCCATATTGGTTAGGTAAACCAAAAGGTGTCGCTGCAACTAATAGCAATAATGCTAATTATGAAATTGGTGGAGTTGGATACTTTTTTAATATGCGGTTGCCTACTTATGAGGACGAAGAAACTGGATTAATGACTGAACAAAATTTTGGAATAACAGCATTATATCGTGTTAGTACTGTAACGTCACAATACATGATGGGTGAATTTAAACAAACTCTTGACTCAATAAGAGACACAAACACAAACAATGAAATGTTAATTACGCAATTAACAGAAGGCAAAATTACTGGAACACGTAAAAATTTAAACTTAAAATCAAACTATAGTAGTCCAGTTGATGATGTACTGCCAAATGAACCTGGCGGTGGACTTAACGACAACAGTACTCGACTTGATCCAAATGTATCAGGAAGTGCAACAGGTAATATTAGTGGTGATATAACAGGTGTTGACAACAGACTACTAACAGCAATGCAAGCAGCCGGAGCAGAAACCGGATTAGATATGGTTGTAACAAGTGGCAATCGTGGCCCAGGAGGCAGTGGTAGACATGATGGATTTGCTGCTGACTCACAACTGCGAACTAGTGATGGTAGAGTATTGAGTGTTGAAAATCCAGCAGACTTAGCACTTATACAAAACTATACACAGGCCTTTTTAAATGAAACTCGTGCGCAAGGCTTAACACCAAGTGTTGGTATAGCTAACCCAGCTTACGGGTCTGGAAGCGAACTGTATATGGGTGGAACATCACATCACTTTGATATTGCTATGACGCCTGGTATTGGATCTAATCTAAGCAGTAACGCAGCACCATATTGGGGTGGATCTACACGTACAAAACATCACAAAGCACCAACCTGGCTTGTAAACATGCATAACGCAGCATATTAAGGAATAAAATGTCAAATAAAGAACAACACAAACACACAAACACTAACCGAGACTCAATAGGTATACCGTCAAGATTTACTAGTGGTAATCGTCAGGGTTTTGTAATGCCAAATGGTGTGTATGTAGGTAAAGTTGTTGATGAATCTGATGGTGACTACGGTGGTGCTATATATGTTAATTTAGTTAATAATCGAAATAATGGAGGAACCACCAATCGTGAAGATAGACATAAGTTCACTAAAGTTAGAACTGTGTCTCCATTTGGTGGTTCAATATTTAATACTGATAATACAATTTCATATGGAGCAAGTTTCCCACCGCCAGGTCGTGGATCTGAAGTTTTAGTTGCGTTCACTGGAGATGACCCAATTGGATTTTTACTTGGTGTATTACCAACAGTTGGACGTAATGGATCAGTACCAGGATTACCAGTGAGTCAAGTATCAGAACAAGATAACACTATTGGCCCTAGTATTGACCCAGGATCAAATCAACAGAAAAATGTCAGACCACGACATCCAGTCGCAAATGCTGTTGCTGAACAAGGCACAGGATTGGATCCAATACGTGGTATTGGTAGCAGTGGCAGTAGAAGAGAATCACCAAGTAATGTAGCAGGATTCTTAACACCCGCAGGACACAGTTTTGTAATGGACGATGGTACTGTTGCGCATAAAGAAGGTGAGAACTATGTTCCAGATCAAGCTCGTGAAGAAGGTGAAAATAACTTAGTAAGATTACGAAGTGCTGGTGGCGCACAAATGCTGTTCAATGACAGTGCTGGTATTGTTTATATAACAAACCAAAAAGGTACTAGTTGGATGCAAATGGACAGTGACGGCAATGTTGATGTATATGCGGCAGGCAGTATGAGTTATCATGCAGAAAAAGATTTTAACTTTTATGCCAAAGGTGATATTAATATGGATGCTGATTCAGTTAATATTAGAGCAACCGCCGCAGACGGATTAAAAGTAGAAACTACTACTGGACCAATTGAATTTAAATCAAATAAAGATATACGATTAACTACTGACCTAAACTTACAACTCAAAGCTGCTGGCTTTGGTAGAATTAGTACCGCAGGCATGTTAGACTTAAACGGCCCGCCAGCAACCGCAGCTGTTGGACCAACAAGTGGAAGTCTAAGTGTAAACCGTGATATAACAGAAAGCATCAATCCAAGAGTGCCAGAACATGAGCCTTGGGGTGGACACAGCGCACAAGGAACTAAAATAGCTGCGCAAGCACCAAGTAGTACACAAACAACCGCAAAAGATTATGATGTATCTAAATTAGAATATCCTAAAAGTCCAAAGGAAAGACGCACAAGTGATGATGTTAATACTGGAAGAAGGACAGGTCCACAATGATTTTACAAAAATACAATACTAATTGGACTGAGTTTACCCTTAAAGATGCTGACTGGGACACATCTATATTCATTGATGATATATATGCTAGTGATAAAATAATTCTAGTAACACTGAATATGGCACGTTATGTTGGTTATAATCAAACTGGATATAGTATTGCTGGTGCTAACCAAGGCATTACTGAACAACAAGCATATGATATTTGGATTAAAGATTTTCAAAATAATCAACGAGTGTTACTCCGTCAGTTAAAGTCATTTGGATTAACAAGTATACCACAGTGTGTATTTGATGGACTATTATTATACTATATTATTAATGGTGATGTATTAACTGTTACCGCAGATGAAGACATATATGAAATACGAGATTATATCGCTAACGGTGATTGGACAACAGTAGCTAGTATGATTAAGCGTAGCAATTTTAATAAACTGTTTTGTGTACAAGCCGCTAGTATAATACGACTAAGTGATTACGGTAAATCAAAATCACGTAGTTGGATGAGACAAACTGGTATATTTGAGATGCGTGACAAGAATGAAATTGGCGCACTAGACGAAAATGATTTAGAAAGAGCAAGATTTGCGTACTACGCAGAGACTTTAAAATTCCTTCCTAATACCCCAGAAGGTATTAAAAGGACTATTGCTAAATCATATACTAACACATTGGTTGTTGAAAACTTTACGTATAGTGACACCAATGTATTTACAATAACAGATAGTCCAAGTATGGAACCAATGGAAAAACTTAGAGTAGAAGTAAATGGTGAAGCAATCCAGCATTATTTTGACTTTACATTACTTAATAACGTTATTACTATAACTAAATCATTAAAAACTGGTGATATTGTTCGATTTACCACTAAAATTTAAAACATAGCAGTTAATTTTGCTATAAATATCAGTATGGTTACATACGTTGGATATAGCACAATTGATAGAACAGACATTAATACAGTCCTTGTAGACAAGGACTTAGCTGTTCGCGACTTAATGAATCACTTTTACACACGTAAAGGCGAAAGAGTTATGAACCCAAATTTTGGATCAATACTACCAGATTTAGTTTTTGAACCTTTGGACGATATTACAGAACAGGCCGCAAGAGATGATGTACAAAATATTATTGATAGCGACCCGAGATGGATTTTTAGTGAAGTAAATCTAAGTAAGCCAACAGATCATCAACTTGATATACGAGTACGTGTTGTTTACGATGATACTGGATTAGCTGAAGAACTATATTTAACATACACAAGTGAGATAACATAATGGCACAAGGCGCAAGACAGAGCAGTTTATTTGCTGCTGAAGATTTTAGTGTAGTATACGAAAGTTTTGCTCAAGCAAACTTCCAAGCATACGACTTTGACACTATCAAGAACGCAATGGTAGAGTATATAGATACCAACTACCCAGAAAATTTTAATGACTGGATTAGCTCAAGTGAGTTTACAAGTTTACTAGAATTAATGGCATTCTTAGGACACAACTTAGCATTTAGAAACGATCTTAACTCACGTGAAAATTATCTAAGTACAGCAGAACGCAGAGATAGCGCCCTCCGCATTGCTGAATTTTTAGGTTATAACCCAACACGTAATGTAGTAGCTAGTGGATATTTAAAAATTGACAGTATCAAAACAACTGAAACAGTATACGATGTAGACGGAAACAGTCTTGCGAATGTTGACTTACAGTTTGAAGATGTTACTGATCCAACAGCATACCAAAATTTTATTACTGTAATGAATAGTACGTTTAATAGTAGTAATCAATTTGGCACACCATTTAGTAGAGGTGTACGTGATGGTATTACAAATGAAATTTATAGAACATCTAGTATAGGAGCTGAACCATCATCTGAGTTTAACGCAAATGTTAGTGGAAGCCGAGCAGTATTTGGCGCACATAGTGTATATCTTAATAGTAGTTTAAACCGCATTCAAGAAAAAACTCCTGATCCATTCGGCGCACTTGACATAATATATAGAAATGACAATGGCGGATTTAGTAGTCCTGACACAGGATTCTTTTTTGGATTTAAACAAGGTACACTACAGTTTAAAGACTTTGGTATTGCTGATGGATTACCAAACCTTGTACTTGATATAGACGATATTAACGTAGCAAACGGAAACATTTGGGTACAAACTGTTGACGAAGTTGGACAAGTATTAACAGACTGGATGTCAGTAGATCGTATATTTGGTCTAAACGCAATATACAATAATCTTGACAACAACTTTAGAAACATTTATACTGTGTCAAGCAGAGAAGATGACAAAATTAGTATTGTGTTTGGTGATGGAGATTTTGGTAATATCCCACGTGGTATTATTCGTGTTTGGTATAGAACTGGATTGAACCTTAGTTATACACTAAACCCTGAAAGTTTTGGTACAACATCATATTCATTTAACTATCTAGGCAGTGATGGGAATACATATCGTGCTACATTTACAGCAAGTTTAAAATCTAGAGTAAGTAATGCTAGTCAACGTGAAAGTCTACAAAGTATTAAAGACAATGCTGGTAGATTCCATAGCACACAAGATAGACTTGTTACAGCAGAAGATTATAGTATTTTCCCATTAACAGTAAGCGAAAACATTCGCAAGATTAAAAGTGTCAACCGTGTACACAGTGGACACAGCCGCTTTAGAGATTTTAATGACCCAACTGGTAGTTACAGCGATGCTATACAATTTTTAGATGATGGTTATCTATATAGAGAAGACGTAGCAGCCCGCAGTGTAGTTAGTTTGCCAACAAATTTAAACAGTGAGCAAACATACAGTAGATTTATTAAGCCGCTGTTGGACAACCCAGAAGTTAAAAACTTCTTTTATGATAGACAGTATTATGGACCAGATGGTTCGTATACACCAGCTAGCCAATATACTGATACAACTGCTAACATTGTTTATCACAACGCAGATGGCACAGAAACAAATACATTCCGTTGGAACCAAGTTACCAAAGGCGGAAACACAAGTACAGGATACTTAACTAACGATGCTAGTATTATACAACGTGTTAAGGCTAATGGCATTGCTCCAATGAATAAAATTGATATAAACTCAATCATTGAGTTTGTAACTCCTCCTTATAAAATTGGATACATCAGCAGTATTAAGATAACTTCTGCTGGTAGTGGATATACATCAGATCCAACAGTATCAATTACTGGTGCTGGAACAGGAGCAACTGGTACAGCAAATATTGATGGTAGTGGTGCTTTAGTCAGTATTACTATTACAGACTCTGGACTAAGTTATGATAGTGCTACTAGTGTTACAATTACTGGCGGTGGCGGGTCAGGTGCTACAGCAACAGCCGTAGTATCAAGTGCTGACACAAAATGGGTAAGAGTAACAGGAATTTATAATGACGGACTAGGAATTGATAACAGTGCTGGAACACAAACTGGTATTGACCAAATTGGTCGAGGTAGTGTTACACTTAGTGAAGTTATTCCAAGTGGTGCACGTATTAAGCGTATTATACCAAGTTGGGCTAACGACTTAACTAGCACTGTCAAAACAGACGTACTTAATCTTATTACAAACAATAACAGTTTTGGCTTACGTTATGATGCCACAACACAGGCTTGGGTAGTAGTTACTGGTAGTAACTTAGTTACTAGTTCACTTACAAATAACAATCCAAGTAGTTGGAATAGAACGTATGAAGGCGACACAAACGGTACAGGTCTTGACAACAGTTGGATTATTAGACTAAACTATACGTCATCACAGTGGGAAATTGTAACACGTAAGACACGTTATATATTTGGTAGTGATGAACAAATTAAATTTGCTAACTTAAACTTTGCTGAAACATTTAGTAGTGAAACACTAAAGCCAAGTATGGATAATATTAAAGTACTAGGCATTAATAGTAAAAGTAAATCAAACAGTTTACCAATTGGATCAGATTACACCATGAACGCATCTGGATACTTTACATACCCAGATGGATATACTGATCCTAATAAGATTAGATTAACATTATCAAGTCCTACTAATGATGGATTTCCAGTAAATCCAAGTGCTTTCCATGACATTGTTGGAGATGAAACAATCACACTTAATACAAAAGTTATTGATGGATTTACTTACACAGTACATGATGCTAGTAGTGGAACATCTGTAACTGGACGTAGTGGCTTGGCAAGCAAGTATACAAGAATTGCTGACGTTAATCAAGTTATTGATCCAGCAACAACTAACATTATTGATACATATGTATTGTTGTCAACATACGAAAATAGTTTTAGAACATGGGCAAGATATGATGGCAGAGGATATACTAAACCAAACCCACCTACTATCTCATCACTAAACGACTTATTTAAAAGTTTAGACAATAAAAAATCAATCAGTGATCAAGTTATATATCGCCCAGTTAAGTACAAAATACTTTTTGGTGATTTGGCAAGTAGTGAATTACAAGCTAAATTTAACGTAACAAAAACTGCTAACTGTACACTAAGTGATACTGAAATTAAGCAAGAAGTAATACGCTTAGTTAACGCATACTTTGGTATTGATAATTGGGACTTTGGAGAAACATTTTATTTTACTGAACTAGCAGCGTTTATTCACAATAATACAGTTGGTCAAGTAGCGCAGATTAATATCGAATCAGTGGACAACCAAGCAAAACCAAACGCATTATTTGAAATAATTAGTGACAGTGACGAATTATTTTTACCAGTTATAACAACCAGTAACATTACTGTAAGTAAGAGTACAGTTTATAATCCTACATCAATAGCAGCAAACAGCGGAGTTAGCATTACATGAGCCAAAAGTATCACGCCAATCCAATTATAGCAGCACATGCTACTAGGCCTGGAGAAAGTTTAGAGTATGTGGGAACACGCAATACTGTAGATTTACTTCCAGCAATTTTTCAAACAACTGTTAACAAGAAGTTTTTAAATAGCACTCTTGAGCAGTTAATGTCAAGTGGTAGTATGGAAGCTGTTAACTACTATTTAGGTGACACACAAAATAAAAATGTAGCTGCTGACAGATTTATATCTGACAATAGAGCGGCAACTGACTATCAATTTGTTCCTGGCGGAGTAGTTCGTGATCAAGATCAAAATATTACTGAAGCAATGACATATGACGACTTGATTGATATATTAAAATACAATGAAGTAGATACTGCTAATACAAACCGTATTTTTAACGAGCCTGGTTATACATTAGATTTGCCAATTGACTATGATATGTTTATTAACTATCATCATTACTTTTGGTTAGTAGATTTCCTTCCAGTTTGTGTAGCTGAACCAACAGCTAGCGATCCAATTGATATTACTAGTATTGTTGGACAGCCATATTATAAGACACCAACATTAGCAAATAATGAACAACTACCTTTATTAAATGGTATGAGAGTTAAGTTTACTGGTGCTAATGCAACAGGAAATAGTGATTACACTGTTGATGATATCTACATTGTAGATGGTGTTGGTACTAGTATTCAACTTACTCGACAGTTTGAAAACACCGGCACTGGTTATGGAAAAAGAGTATGGTTTAACGATACTATATATGGTGTACAAGAACCAAGTCAATGGGATGGCAGTGAAACTAATTTTGTTTATCCAAATTATGACCTCACTGAATACGAAGTATTGAGTAGAGATTATGTAGTTGAAGAACGCCACTCTCCAGACCAAAGTGTTTGGAGTAGACGTAACTTATGGATACACGAAGAAACTGTAACTACTATTTGTACATTTAACGGTGTAACAGCAAGTGATTATACTTTAGATAAGTTTCGTGGTATTCGACCAATCATAGCATTTAGAGCTGGTATTGAGAAATACAACTTTGCTAAAAGTAGTTTAGGTAGTGTAACACAATTAATTGATACTGTTACTGATCCTTCTAGTGGGATAATTGGACAATCCAATGACTTTAACTTACAAGACAATGATACTGTTTTATTTTTAAATGCCACATCACCATATAACAATAATATCTATAGAGCATCTGTAAATGGAAGTAATGTAGTTACTGCTCTTACTCAAATTTATGGACCTAGCTCAACGCCAATAGTTGCTGACAATGGCGTAAACATTCGTATTAGTGTAACTGAAAATTATAGCGGTAGTGAATGGCATTGGAATGGGAGTGCTTGGATTTACTCACAACAAAAAACAGGTCGCAGTCAAGGTATTAAGTTTAACTTATATGACAGTAATAGTATTCCTTTAACTAATACTACAGTATATCCAAACAATGACTTTGCTGGTGATCATATTTTTAATTATGGTACTAGTACTACAACTATTGACACTGCTCTTGGATTTAGTCCAAGATATGTAGATTATGGTAATGAGCCAGGGCTAAGTTTTGATATTGAACTTGGAAGTAAACGCTATAATTATATTACTCTAAATTCAACAGACACAACAGCAAACAGTGATGCCGCTAATACTTCAGAAGTACTAGGCTATTACTACTATAAAAAACTTAGTGACAGTTCTTATCATAATGGTTGGGTAACAGTACGTGGACAACAGCCTGTTAAAAAACATATACAAAAAGTTGTAACAGATACGAACCCAATTGTAATTGATATTGGAACAACTGATATTGAAGCTCCAGATACATTTAAAATATCAAAGCGTAACGACAAGCTAGAAGTATTCCAGTGGAACAGTACACATACTACAGCAGAACCAAATCTTATAAATGGATTGAACCCAGCACTATTTGTTGATAGAACAAACACATATAATATATCAACAATCTTTGACATTAACGACTTGGAGTTTTTAAACATAAACGGCTCAGCGTTAACTAATGTAACCCTTGGCGCACCTGTTGGTAATACTCGTACATTAACTGTAACTAATGCCTTTTTTGACGCAGCAATCCTATATCGACTTATTAGTGATAATAGTGTAAGCGGATTAATATATGTAAACGAAGCATATTCAATACCAGACAACTTAGTAGTTACAAAAAATGGTGAACCGTATACTGTATATACATTAGCTGATAATAAGATAACTATTCCAGGTGGATTTCCTATTGATGATCTTTTTGATGTAGTTTGGCACACTAACGATAATATCACACAAGGTACTAACATGCCAGCTGATACGCATGTATTAAACCCACAGAATGAAGTGTTAACTGATGTTAGTTTTGGTGATATACTAACACACATGAAGCAACAAATACAAAGTATACCTGGATTTACTGGTAGTTTCTTTGGCGTTAACAACTATAGACATTTGCCACATGTACACGAATTTGGCGGTACTATTCGTCAGCAACCATACTCAACAGAACTTGTAAACCAAACATCAATGTTTACTGATACAAATATGTTTAGTAGTATTAAGTTTGCTATGAATAGTTACAGCAACTTTAAACAACAATTCATACAAAAATGTGTTCAACTACACAAAACACTTGATATTACAGTCAGTGTTATAGAGTTAGTTGAGCAAGCATTAACTAGTATGAATATTGGTAAAACACGTAACGATTTATATGCTAATAGCGAAATGGTAAAATATAAAGAGTACGAAGAAATTAACAGTAGTTGGACAGCAAGTGATTCACCTGTATTTAATTTACCACAAACTATTAATACATATGATGACACTAGTAATCACATACAAGTAAGTATACGTGAAGGCGATGGATATACTGGGCTTGTTTGGCGTTCTCTTGTTAAAGATCAAGACTATACTATTACACAAAATAAACTAACTATTACTGCTAGTGTTATGTATGATAGTACTGGTAAAGTATTAGTTAATGCTAAATGGTATCCATTAACAAGTCCTAGTTTTGTGCCACCAAGCGCAGTTAAACTAGGATTATTAGACAAGTATAGTTTAGAAATAGACGCAAATAATATATACGGACACGACGGTAGTGTAACAGCCCGTAAAGGTAGCGATCTTTATACACGATCTGCCGCCGCATTTAATATTGAAGACGCTGTATTATTTGAACTAGAAACTCGTATATATAATAACCTAGATAATACAACAACTACTGATTATAAACATATTATGCCACTAGCAAGTCGTCCAAATTTATACAATTGGAATGACTTAACAACCGCATTACGTAGTAGCTTTACTAAGTGGAAAACTAGAAACAAAATTACTAGCACACACGATTCAACAGAATACAGTGTTGGTGACAAGTTTACTTGGAATTACAGTAGTGTTGGTCCTAAAATTGGTGGATGGAGAGGTATCTATACTTACTACTTTAATACAGATAGACCACATACACATCCTTGGGAAATGTTTGGTTACAATACAAAACCAAGTTGGTGGGATACAAATTATAGTTGGATAGATGTTAGTAAACGCACAGCATTAATTACTGCGTTAGAAACTGGACATTATAACGATCCAGCATTGAGTCCAAAAAAATATAATCTAACATATTCTTATAGTGCTTATGACTGGCAAACAGACACACTTGTAACTAACGCTATGGTATTAAATGATCCAGTAACAGCAAATGTTGTTACATCGCCAACATCAGCACAAGCAATGGCTGAAATAGTATTTGGTGATTGGGGTAGTATTGAGAACAACTGGCGTCAGTCAAGTGAATATAAAGTTGCGTTATTTTATGCGCTACTAAAATTACGTCCACTAAAAGTAACAAATGATTATTTCCGTAGTAATACAAGATCTCAAGCAAACTTTAATACAGTACAAACATTGTTTACTGATACTCAAATGTTAGGTAACAATAAGTTAGTACAACTGTCAAATAAAGATTATGAAGATAACATTGTAGAATTAGTTAATATTAAAAATGGTGGCAGTGGATACACAAGTGCGCCGCCGCTTAGTGTGTTTAGTAACTTTGGCAGTGGCGCATCACTACAAGCAATAGTAGATGGTGGAGTGATTACAGCAGTTGCGGTTACTAATCCAGGTGGAAATTACCAAACAGTACCTTCAGTAGTGCCAGTTACTGGATCAGCAACGTTTAGTGTATTATTATCTTCTGGTGCTAGGCGTTATACTGCTGGATTAAACAACGCACTAGTTAACTTCGCACAATATAATAACACTACAGTTTCAACAGTTGAAGATCGCTTTAAAAATTATATGACTAATCCAATTATTAAAGCTGGTGGGTTCATTAGTAGTAATCAAGAAGTCATTCTTGAGAGTAGCCAAGACAAAGGCCGTGTTAATATCCCAGAAGAAAATATTAACACATTACTATACACTAGTCAACCAAAAGAAGAATTGTTTTTCAGTGCTATTAAGATAACAAAAGTAGCTGATGGATATCAGGTAGCGGGTTATGATACTACCAATCAAAACTTTACATACTTTAAACCAAATAAAGATGCTGGAAGAGTAATGGTTAACGCTGGTAATACAACAGTTGACAAATACAAATATTATGAAAGTGCTAGTAGTTCATTAGATTACAATACAGTATTAAGTAGTTTACAAGACTTATATGAATTTATACTTGGGTATGGTGAATACTTAGAGAGCCAAGGCTGGACTGCAACTTGGGCAAGTACTGGCAGTAACACTGTAATTTGGTCTGAAACAGCAGAATTAGCTGATATACATTATGCTACACCAAGCACTACAAAGATAGAAGTTAAAGAAAGCTCAAATGGATACTTTAGCAATATTAATAACAAATTTGATGGACAACACAATGTAGTAAGCAAAGCTGGACTTCAAATACTAAACAACAAACTTATCATTACTCGTGATGTAATTGGTGAAGACGATGCTGTTACTATAATTGAAGCCAACGCTGGTACAGAAATATATGGTATTCGTTTGTATCGTGTTGAAATAGAACATATAATGGTTATTGATAATGAATCAAACTTTGATGATTTGATTTACAACCCAGCACTTGGTGTACGTCATAAAAGAGTTATCTGGAGAGGTAGCCGCAGTAAAAACTGGAATGGTAAATTATTTGCTCCAGGCTATATTGTAAATAGAGATGGTGTTACACCTAACTTTGACACAGTAGCTAATGAAATTGATCAGTACTATGGTCCTGGTAATACATTAAGTAACCAACAGCAAGTAGATGCCGCAAGATTTAATACTGGATACAACAAGCCAGCATGGAATGATATTGTTGGACTAGATGATGATACCCTGTTTAACTTTGTTAAGGGTACTCGTAAGTATAGAGGTACACGTCACGCATTAAACGCATTTATGCGTAACACAGCATTATTTGGTACACTATCAACAGCAAAAGTACATGAAGAATGGGCAATACGTACAGCAGATTATGGTGACACACGTAGTAGAAATACACTAGAATTTGAACTAACAACAGATTTAATAAAAACAAATCCACAGCCAGTTCGCTTTAGCTCCACGGAGCTAAACGATGTCTTGAGTGATATTGTTATTGATGTAGACTTCAATAGTCCACTGCTAGTTAATGGAACACCAGGAAATAACTTTACAACTAGACTAGCAAAAACATTTAACTACACAACTATAGAACAAGAAAATACTTATGCAAATGATTTTGTTACAGCAGGACTTCCTTTGTTAACGGAAACAGATTATCGTGTGTTAAACAAAAATGATTTTGTACAATTTCCAACAGAAGTAAAAGAAGCATACAACTTTGATGGTAATTGGAAAGATATTGAACAATGGGATAACAAGACAGCATACAAATATAAAGATCGTGTAATATATGCTGGTAGAGTATGGGAAGTGTTAGACCCTGACGGAACAAGTGGTCTTACAAAACCAAATGATCCTATTGAAACAACTGCTTCAGTTACACTTCCAGTTATTCCTAATTCAGGACAAACTCTTATTATTGATGGAACAACTATTAATTTAGTACAATCAACTAACACAACTACTTTTAGTATTATTAATTTAACAGGTACGCAAGACATTGGTACTACTGATGTTGTTGTTGATAATTCAACGCTTGTGATAGGCTCAACTAGCGCAAATGCTAGAACAATTACATTTGACAGTACATCCACAAGTACAGTATTTAATGATGTTAGTATTGTTGGTAATACTATAAGTCCACAAATTGAAGGCAGTGCAACTAGTACTTTAATCATTGAAAGCACTACTATTAACTTTAATGAAACAGAAAATTTAAGTAATAATATTACTGCGCAAACAGCATTTGAACAAATGTTCTTTGACGCATTTGAATCTGGAGTTAATACACCAACAATAAGAGCGAATGTTGCTACAGCTAGAGTACAACGTATTGAAGCACTTAGGACAGCATACATTGCTGCTTCGAGCCAAGCTGCTTGGGATACACTGTTATCTAATTATTTTGCTAACTCACCAGTTGGTTTAGAATTTAGTGTGTTATTAGCATTAGATGCTGGAACACCAGCATACCAATCAGAGTTACACGCACTTATTACAAATGATGTTGACTTAGTAAACAACAGTATTGGAACAACTTATAATGCGTTAAATGTAATTGCTGGTACTGAAACAGTAACACAAGCAAATATTAGTAGTGCCCAAGCTGACTTAGATGATAGTTCTTTGCCAGAAGCTATTCGAGATTGGCTACAAAGCAACAGTGGTACAACATTTACAACAAGCCAAATTGTTAGTACAACTACTGTTACAGGATATAAAACATATAACTTAGCAGAGATTATTGATAAAATTAACGATGAAAGTATCGCAAATGTAACAGCAAGCAGTAGTAGTAATAGACTTGTTATCACAAAAACAACTACTACACCAAATACTGAGTTTACATTAACAGTAGGTGTTGGTACAGCAAATCTCGAGGTTGGGTTTAGTGATGTTGGGCCAACTACTGAAACAAGTAGTGGATCAATTATATCAGATAGTCCAAACTTAACTATTGCTCAAGTAGTTCAACAAATTAACAACGCAAATATTACTGGTATTACTGCCCTAGCAGGTGGAGCAAGTAGTAACGTATTACAAATTAATAGTAATTTGGAAACACTTTTTATTGGAGCAGGATCAGCTAATACTATAGTTGGGATAAGTTCTGGTATTACAAACGCACCAATATCAACTACATCAGTTTCAACTACAGTTGATCTTAACTCAATAATTAACATTATTAACAGCGCATCACTTAGTGGCATTGGTGCTACTAATAGTAGCAACAGACTTAAATTAACAAGTACTAACTCTACATTAGTTATAGGAGCAGGTACTGCTAATACTACACTAGGGTTAACAGCAGGAACACTCAGTGCTGTACAAACACAAATAAGTAACGTCTTTAATGCGTTTGTTGGTAGTGATGGTAATCAAGTTTTCCAAGAAATGACTAATGATCCACATATTTTTAGTATTTGGCTTGCTGACAATGTTGGTGATAACGACAGTAACAGTGGGTATGCGGTGTATCAAACAATGGACTTTGGTATGAGCATTAGTAAAGCCTGTGCTGGTAACAATGACGCAGACGATGCGCTGATTTCAGTTAATCTTAGTGATGGAAATACACAAGCACACAACCTTGTTACTGATGATTATGTATTCATTGTGGGTAGTAATACAGTACCTAATATTGATGGAATACATCGTGTTACTGCAGTTAATCCAGATAATACACTTGTATTTTATATTGATGAATATATTCAAGAAGAAGGAACAGTTGGAAATATTTACCCGTTACGTAATGTTAGATTCTCAGACTTTAATACACTTGATAATAATACTAATGCTACAGTAAATGGCGTTTTCAAATATAATTTTAATGGACTTAGACAAAATAATCAACAAACACCAAAGTATGCGTTTGTTGACGATGATGGAAATGGTAGTCCAGCAGTTTATAAATGGGTAGGAAACTACACCAATAGTACTGGGCATACTGGTACTGGTTGGACTAAAGTTAGAGAAAGTGCCACACAAGCACGTAATGACCTTATTGAAAGTGTAAAACTTTATGATGCTTATACAAAAAGTACTATTACACAACTTGAGATATTTGATCCAGCTAAAGGTATTATCCCTGGATTTATTGATGAAGAAATTGACCTTATACTAACTGCTGATATAGCAAGTTATAACTATAATACAGTTGATGGATTTAATGAAAACACTAAATCATGGGCAACTGAACAAATTGGCATGCGTTGGTGGGATATTAACACGGCAATTTATGTAGACTATGAACAAAGTAGTATTGACTACAAGCAAGCATACTGGGGTAGATTATTTGACGGCGCAAGCATTGATGTATATGAATGGACTCGCAGTAGTGTTCCTCCTGAAGAATGGAAAACATTAGTTGACCGAGGTGGATATATTGATGGAAGCCCAGCAAGTGGAACTCCACTAAGTGTTGACATTGATAATGAAACTGTGTACAACTGGACAGAGGAAAAGTTTTACAATAGTCAATCCAAACGTACAGAAAAAAATTACTTCTTCTGGGTTAAAGGAAAACAAAATAATACTAGTAAACGAAACTACAATACATACCAATTAGCCAGACTATTAGAAAATCCAAGTGCGTTTAATATTAGCTGGGCAGCGGCTGCTGGCAGTAGTGAATTATTATTATCAAATGTTGAATTATATATTACAAACAATACAGTTGTACAAGTTAATCAAAGAGTAGATAGTAACGCACTACCATTAAATGAGTGGACATTGTTATCAGAAAACGATTCTGCTAGTATTATTCCAGAACAGTTACATATTAAAATGCGTGACAGTTTAACTGGATACAATAGACATACTGAAAGATATACATACACAACCTGGAGTACTGGTACAGTATATGCGGTGGATGCTGTTGTACAAGATGGTGATAACTTTTATATTAACTTACTAGCAGACAACACAGGCAATCAACCAAGTTTAGATACTGCTATGGAAAAATGGGTTAGAATTTATGATTATAACTTACCAGATGGAACACCAGAATCTGATATAGATGTTGCTCGTCCTCACGCATTGCCAGATTTAAACTTACATCCATACAACCGTTATGGACACTTAGTACGTCCAAGACAGAGTTTGGTAAGAGAACTTCCAATAGCAAGACAGAACTTTATTGAAACTGCTAATAATTTACTAGCAGACATTCCGCTAATTGATGGTGGTGATTCATGGGAAACTGTCATGAATAAGATTAGTATTGAAGGCGTGGTGTCATATGACATATCACCATATTGGAGTTATGTTGATTATACTAGAAAAACTTATGACAACAATGATAGTTTGGTATACGAGTACAATACTAGTATTTCTCCAAAATATACAGCAGATAGTAAAGATGAACTATATGGTGAACTAGGTGTGCCTTTCCCTTATGTAAATGGTGATACACTGAAAATTACAACAGTGATGCACAGTGATGACATTAATAGACCTGAAACTTACAGTCGTATAAATGACGAATGGGTTCTTGAACACAAAGTAAAAGGCACAATACAATTAAGCGAAGAACTTTGGAATTCTCAGAAGTTTGGATTAGGTTATGATATTAGTGGATTTGATATAGACGGATTTGACAATTCAGTTGATGGAATACTAAGCACTATATTTGATGGTTTACGTAGCCATATATTTGTTGGTAGACATCAAGTTAAATATAACAAACTTTGGTTTAAGTGTTTGTATCAAGCAATTGCTGATAATACAGCAGATGACTTTGCGTTTAAAACTACGTTTGTAAAACTAAATGTTGATCATCCATTACTAACGAATAAAGAAAGATATGGAAACTTTAATGTAAATGTTGTTGAAGAATTCTTTAACACAATTAAACCGTTCCATACTAAATTACATAGTATAACAGATCGCAATACACATACTGATTCATGGGAAAATGAAATTAGTGAACTAAGTCGCAATAGTGTTATCACAATGAAGTATGAAGATCACACTGAAAGAACTTGGGCTGGAGATACTATACTAACTGGTGGTACGTTTACTACAGCACCTGATAATGTGGATGCTATAACATTTACAACAGTAGATGGTGACATAGAATACATTTATGACGCTAATGTATTCCAACAGGCTGTAACAGAAGGTTGGGGTAACGAACTTTATCCAATGGATGTACATGAGAATGTTAGTATACTAGTACAAACTAATGCTAGTGGATCTACAGAAACTACTGATACACGTTCGTTCCGTATGAATATTTGGGAACAATATCGCATACAAGAAAGCACAGCCGTTGTTGACGCAACATCAACTGTAACAGCAACATCAGTTATTGCTAGTGATGATAATACTATTATAGTAGATAATGCTACTGGCTTCCCTGATAGCGGTGTAGTTTGGGTAGGCAACGAAAGAGTAGAATACGGTGCTAAACTTGGTACAACATTATTTTACTGTACTCGAGGCACATACGGAACACCAGTATTAACTAATACACCAGTTGGTACTACAGTAAGATATGAACCAACAATACCAGTGTTAGAAAACTTTGGACATTACGGTGACAATCTAAGATTAGCCTATAACGATAGTGGTGTAAGCCTTGCTTCAGCAGGAATAACACCCGAACACACTTTCATTAGAAATGCGGGTTCTGGATCTATATAAATATTATAAATGGAAAAAAATTATGAGTGTAAATAAAACTGAAAAAACAATGATAGGTGTAGAAGGTCACATTACAATATGGGATCCTGAAAGTGGTGAAATATTAACAAAGCGCCGCAACGCCGTTAACTTTGAGAACATGAGTGTTGCTCTTGCTAACTTATTAGCAAATGAAGCAGGGTCAACTGGATCACATCACATTGGTACAATGAGATTTGGTAATGCTGGTACAACAATTGACGGACTAGGTGCTGTAACATATAAAGCAACTAATACAAGTTTGTCAAGTGGTGTACTATACAACCAAACGTTTAGTAAGGTAGTAGATGAAGCAGTTAGTGGATCGGCATTAAATAGTGTAGAAGCAGTACATACAAGTACAAACCTATACAGTGATGTTGTTGTTACATGTACACTAGACTACGGAGAGCCAGCAGGACAAGATGCTACTGATACAGCCACAAACATGGATGGAACATATGTATTTGACGAGCTAGCACTTTTTTCAGCTAATGATGATTTGCTAACACATGTAATTTTCCATCCAGTACAAAAAAGCGCCAACAGAAAAATACAAGTAATATACACACTCAGACTACGCACATCGTATAGTGATGTTTAAGGAACAAATATGCCATATACAATAGATTATTCAGAAAGCGGCAAGACGCCAATAGTAGTAAACGACGGTACCGTCGATACTAGTACCAGTTTAAAACTAATTGGTAAGAACTATAACAGGTTTGGCGAGTATCTTAACGAAGACTTGCTACACTTATTAGAAAACTTTGCTGGACCTGTAGCACCAGACAACCCAACTGAAGGACAACTTTGGTATGATACAAGTGACAGCTATTTAAAGATATATGAAGCTCCTGAATGGTATACAATTGGCTCACCAGCTGGTAATACTAGAATGGAAGTAAGAACAAGGCTTGACACCAATGGAGTTTCACACTATACTATAGAAAATATTGTTGATAGTGTTATTGTTACCATACTTGTAGATGATACTGTTGCGTGGACACCTGCGGCAACGGAATATTTAGAAGACGGCGTCACAGTACTAACATCACAGTTTCCAGTTATACAAGCTGGTGTTAACATGAACACAACAACTAATTTTAAATTTAGAGGCCTTGCTACAAGTGCTGAGTATGCTGACCTTGCAGAACGATATCACGCAGACGAAGTATATCAACCAGGCACTATAGTAAAAATTGGCGGAGATAATGAGATAACACAAACACTTACAGAATGTGATGAAAATGTATTTGGCATTATATCCACCGCTCCAGGATTTGAAATGAACAGCGCAGCAGGTACAGACGAGACACATCCGTTTGTAGCATTAGCTGGGCGTGTACCTTGTAAAGTTACAGGAAAAATAAACAAAGGCGACAGACTAGTGTCTAGTAGTATACCAGGTCATGCTAGAATTGCGCATATGACAGATATATTAGATTATAGAATTATTATAGGGAGAGCTCTTGCTGATAAGACCGACGATGGCGAAGGTCTAATTGAAGTAGTGGTAGGAGTGAAGTAATATGCCAGCATCAGCAGGTACAACAGTATTAGCTTCAGAGTACAATGCGGTAGCTGAACTTGTCAACAAAATTTTTGGTGACAAATACAGTGCTGTACTTGTTACTGATGCTGACAGATCCAATCATAAGTTTGGTTGGGGGGCTGTTAACGTTGAAGATGCGCTAGCTATTGGTACACTAATTACTGCTGAACGACTACAAGGTATGGTTAATCGTACTAATATTATGATAGATCACGTTAACATCAATGATACTATCTTGGTGTTTAGTATTCCATCAAGCCGTACAGACATACTTGCTAGAACACCTATACGTGCTGAAGATTTAAATGTAGTTGAAACTAAAGTTAACAACAGTATACTTTCAAGTAATGCTCACTTATCAATAGACCCAACAAACGCTAGTTCTTTTGTAATTACTCCAAGTACAGCATATACTAGAGCAACTCCTTGGAATAACAAGTTAGTTGGTGAGCATAAATGGACATTTGGTAGTTATAATCATGCTCGTTATTTCTTTAACAGTGGTGGACAACTGCGTCTAAATATGGAAATGACTGGCGGTAGTACTGCTGGATACAACAACTGGGCAGATATCATTAATGAAATTGGTGTGCTAAGTTTAACTTGGGACAACGTAGTACAAAGTAGTAGTATTACACAAGGTACTAGTGAAGGTAAAGGATTTTATGACTTAACAAATTCATATCAACTACTGTTTACTAGTAGTGGTGTTACCGCACCACCTAGTGGTTATGGGTATGGTTATGCAGCCGCAGGGTTGTATATACATGAGAATGCTTTTGAAAGTGCTTACCCATTAGGCGATGCTAGTGGATACGGGTACGGTTATGGCTATAGTAGTTATGCTAACCGTTACATGAAACTTTATGGAAAATGGGCAGATAACGGCAAAGACGTTGATCTTAAAATTGAATTAGATGATACCGCATTTGCTCAATTTACTGATGGAACGTTTGAAACAAATGTAAGTTATCTAATGCCAGATATTATAACACTCAATGATGCTACCTTTGATGTTAATCCAGACCCAGTATTCGCAATAACCAATAATTTTGATACAGTTGACGACAGCTAAAAATAAACACTTGACATTCCCTCATAAATAATTATAATAGTAGTTAACTTATAGGAGAACATCATATGGATGATAGGCTTGAAAAGGCGCTGGAGTTCGGTAATTACCGCACAACACTTAGTAATCAAAAGAAAAATGTAATCGCACGTATGCAAACATTACAGCTAGTTCATCATAATAGTGGTTCATTTACAGCAAATCCACAAACAATTAGCTTTGTACAAGCCCTTATTTCAGTAGGGAAAACTAGTAGTGTTATACTAGACACTAAAGAAAACCCAATTGAAATCGCTAACCTATCAGACTTTTTAGATCTGTTAGTTGGTGCGTATACTGAAGGTGTTAACGAGTACAAAGTACAAATGGATAAACTTAAGAAGTCTAGAAATATTAAGAAAATTATGGACTGGTAATGACAGAAAATAAAGAAGAATCTGGTATTTGTATGTTCGCATACAACAACGAAAAGATGGATTATATTAAGTTTGCGCATATTGCAGCCGCATATGTAAAGCGTAATATGAAAAATAACAAAACTTGTCTCATCACTGATAATGGGTCGTATGGGTATCTTAAAGATTCTATACCTGTAGAGTTTCACGAGAGTTGTTTTGACCATGTTGTGATACAAGATGTAGAACACCAATCAAACCCACGTAGACATTTTGATAGTCCGTGGACAGAGTTTAGCACACAGTTTAGTAATAGTAACAAGCATAATGTTATTAATTTAACACCGTTTGAAAAAACAATGCTAATTGATACTGATTACTTTATAATGAACGACTTTTATGATCATATCTTTGAAACTGACGTGCCAATAGCAATGCACAAATATGCTCGTTATATGGAGCATCAACCACCATACCTAAATGAACAAACACTTAATGAAGCAGGAATTCATCACTGGTGGAGTACAGTAGTATACTTTGACCAAAGTGAAGAGAGCCGCATATTTTTTGATACATGGGAACATGTTAAAGACAACTGGGATTATTATCACTTACTATACCAATTCCCACCAGGTCTATTTAGAACAGACTTTTGCGTGAGTATAGCAAACCATGTGATGAATGGCTTTAATGAAAATAACTTTATGAATGATTTTGGTGGCATGCCATTAATTAACATGGACCAAAAAGACGATATCATTGAAGTTAAAGATGTTAATGACTACGTTATGTTAAGTCATAACAGAAATGAAGCCTGGAAGAATATTTTAACTCGACAAACTGATACCAACTTACACTTGATGAACAAGATGTCGATAGCTAGACACACTAATACTATTATTAGTAAACTGACTGATGGAGAATATCAATGAGTAAAGGATTTCTACTACTTGGTATTGATACTGATCAAGATCAAATTAAATATGCGTACACCACTGCGTTAAGTATTAAAACATGTGATCCAGAAGCAAGTATTTGTTTGATTGTTGCCGACATAGAAAAAGATTTAATCAGTGGATATGAAAACGTATTTGATTACATTATTGAGTTACCATTTGGTAATACAGCATACAAAGACGGGTTCCACGGATCAAATATTTGGCAACTACGAGAAGCAACACCATATGACGAAACAATTTACGTAGATTATGATACATTATTCTTAAACACAGATATTAATCAACTATGGGAAAATCTTGAAGTCTATGATATTGCTATGCCTAATATATCAAGATCATTTAGAAATCAACCGTTGAATAGAAGACAACTTTTTGAGTTTGAGAATCATTATAAATTTCCCACACTTTACAGTAATTTTATCTACTTTAAGAAAGATAGCAAATTAGCAATCGAATGGTTTAAGATGGCAGATCCAGTGTTTCAAAACTGGCGTGATGTTTATACACAACTAATGAACGATAAAAAACCACAATCGTTTAACAAAAATGTGTTGTGTAATATTGTTACTCACTTACTTGATGTTAAACATGAAGTTAGTATGTCGCTTAACAATCTATATGATTTACACGCTCACAGTCAACACCTATGGAACAACGACATTCCAGACAATTGGACTGTCATACTTAATTATTGGTTTCCAGAAAACAACCGACTAATAATTGAAAATAGTATTATTTCATCAGGAATAGTACACTACAGAGACGAAAATTTTATCACAGAAGAAATAATTAATGAATACAGAACCAATATTGATATCAGTAGTCGGAGAAAAACCGCTTCCTAAGTACTATGTTTATTACGATGAATGGTCTGGAGAGATCATAAATGTATCAAGCAAGTACAGGGAATCGAAGAATCCATACTTACTAACAGAGGATAACACCGCTGCAGAAATTCTTATTGGACATTTAAATCCAAAGAAATATGTAGTAAATGATACTAGTAATGGTACTTTTATTATGTCTAAATCTGAAGCATTAGTGATAAAAAGTCATGAAGACCAGCTTAGTAAAATTGCTGAAACATCTTTATCAGTTGATATGGAAATTAACATTATACGCTATATTGAAAGTATGAAGTTAGAAATTAACATTAGTGGTGATACACTATATCGTATGACAGGCAAAAGATTCAATCAAAAATTTAGCAAGGCGCTAAACACAAATAACAGTGTACTATACTTTTACATCACTGAAAAGAATAACCCGTTACGCCTTATACATACTATTAAACTTGATCCTATTGATCTTATCAACAAAGGATATATGCTTTATGATCTTAGTGAATACACAAACGTTATTGGATTGAACAATATTGATATACTAACTCGTAGAATTTTTAAAAGTTATGGGTTAAAAACTAAGACTAAGTATACTACAGTAGAGTATATTAAAAGAAAGAATAGCCGACGAAATCACAAAGAAATTTATAGTACTGATGATGAAGCAACATTTACTATCAGCAATAGTACTAATGGTTGGATATTTAAAAGTAATTTTAAAGACCCACATGAGGCAAAAATCTACAGCGATATGAAAATTTATATTACTGGAGATACGCCTTTTGATTTAAAAGAAAGTATCGTAATACCATTTAGTGAAATGGGCGAGTACAAAGAGTTTAATATACACACAGATGCTGAACTCTTAACGTCCAAGTTACTAATTGGTGAAGAAGGAAAAAATGTGTCATTCAAATATGAGGAATTAGAATATGTCAAACCTGGTAAGTATTAACGATTTTGACATAGTTTACATTAGCTACGACGAACCAAATGCTGATGAAAACTATGCAGACCTGTTAGACAAATGTCCATGGGCCAAACGAAGCCATGGTGTGTGGGGTAGTGATGCCGCACACAAAGCCGCCGCCGCAATGAGCGAAACAGAACGTTTTATTACAGTAGATGCTGATAATATTGTTACTGAAGATTTTTTCAATGTCGAGTTAGACATGGATAAAATTGGAGAGAAACATGTTATTAGTTTTGCTGCTAAAAATAAAATTAACGGATTAGTGTACGGCAACGGTGGTATTAAAATGTGGCCAGTTGACGTTGTTAATCGTATGCGTACACATGAAGCGGCACCTGCCACAGACAAAAGAGCGCAAGTAGACTTTTGTTGGAACATTCAATACATCCAAATGAATAACTGGTATAGTTGGGTACACAATAATGGATCTCCACTACAAGCATGGCGTGCTGGCTTTCGTGAAGGTGTTAAGATGGGATTAGAAAATGGTGACGTTGTTGATCCTAGCGCAATAAAACGTATTCATAGAGAAAATTATAGACGTCTTATGGTATGGATGACTGTTGGTGAGGATACTACCAACGGACTTTGGGCAATATATGGTGCTAGACTAGGCGCATACATGACTAATGTTACTAGAAAAGAATGGGATTGGAAAAATGTACGTGACTTTGATTGGTTAACAAAATACTTTGAAGATGAACTAGCACCACAGTTTGCTGACGGTGATGAGCTATGTCCACGTACTGGCTATAGTTGGGATATGGATAAACTAAAAGCAAAAACAGTTGAGCTAGGTGATCAGTTACGTAGCACACTTGATCTTGAACTAGCAGACATTGGTGTACCAGGATCACGTTTTTGGAAAACAGTATATCGCAATCCTAGTAGACTAGGACCACAAGTACGTGAAGATCAAGTACAAGATACTATAGAATAATATTTGGAACAAAAAATGACATCACCACATCATCAACCATGGTCGTCTAAAGCGTCTGGACATATGCATCATCCACTATTTGGAAATGTGTGGATTAAAGATACTCAAGGTTTAGATTATGGCAAACATAATCTAAAAGGAAAATACTGTAATAAACTATATACATGGCTAGAAGTAGATATGCATGGTAGATGCTGGATGTGTTGTCCAAGTTGGTTACCTTATCCAATTGGTAATGTATTAGAAGATACTTTAGAAGAAATATGGAATGGGCCTAGAGCTCAAGAGTTACGTAAGCAAATATTTAACGGCGAATGGAACTATTGTCAAGCTAGTTTTTGTCCTGTAATACAAAGTAACAATCTACCAAACATTCAAGATATTCTAGATGAAAAACATACAGTACATCAGCATGAATTAGTTGCTCTTAAAACAAAAGACTTAAAAAGTACAGCAATGCCAACGTATATTAATTTTAGTAATGATGAAAGTTGTAATTTAAAATGTCCAAGCTGTAGAACTACTAAATTACTATACACTAGTGGACCACTGTATGAAAAAAGAAAAGCAATCAATGATAAAATGGTTGAGATGTTTTTAACTACTCCTACAGATAGACACTTTGGCATATTTGTAACTGGTAGTGGTGATCCATGGGCTAGTAAGATTTATAGGGATATGCTTTACAATTTAAACGGCAAAGATTTTCCAAACTTATCTATCTCTATGCAAACAAATGGTGTTATGTATACTCCTAAATTATGGAATCGTATTAGTAATATACATAATAATTTAACTGACTGTAGAATTAGTTTTGATGCAGCCACTAAAGACACGTATGAAAATAAAACTCGGTTAAATGGCGACTGGGATCTTCTACTTAGTAACTGTACTTTTTTAGATGGAAAAAGAGCAGAGTTTCCAAACTTTAGGATTATATATGATTTTGTTGTACAATATGACAACTATAAAGAAATGAAACAGTATATTGAATTAGTGACAGAAATGTATCCGAACCATCATCAAATTTGTTTTAGCATGGTTAGTGATTGGGGAACGTGGAACCCTGAAGAGTATAATGAAAAATGTATTTGGAAAGACATGCATCCAGATCATCAAACATTTTTAGATCATCTTAAAGATCCTATTTTTGATAGACCAAATGTTAGTCTCGGTAACCTTTCGTCTATGCGGCAGAAAGCCTTACAACAATGAATGAAAATGAATTACAACGAGCATTAGATATGAAGGACAAGTTAAACAAGGTTGGAAGTGGATTTTGTTTAGCTAAATGGGATCAAGTAACTATGCATTTGCATAACGGTATGACACACAGTTGTCACCATCCAGCGCCTCATAAAATTTCATTAGAAGAAATATCACAAAATTATAAAGCAATTCATAATAGTCGTGAAAAAATAGCTCAACGTAAGGCTATGTTAAATGGTGAACGTCCTAGCCCATGTAACTTTTGTTATAAAATGGAAGATAGTAATAAAGAAGCAGTTAGCGATCGATATTTAAAAAGTGCTAACTTGTTTGAAGATCGTTTTGATACAATTGTACAAAGCGGTACAGGAGATGACCATACTCCACAATACGTAGAAGTTAGTTTTAGTAACGCATGTAATTTAAAATGTACATACTGTGGTCCACACTTTAGCAGTAAATGGCAACAGGAACAACAACAAAATGAATCTATTATGCTTACTGACGCTCAATCTAAAGAACCTACTTGGGACTACCATAGTCTAGGATATTTAGAGTCAATAAACGAATTGCCAATACCACACAACCAAAATAATCCATATGTTGAAGCATTTTGGAAATGGTGGCCTGATCTCAGGACAACTTTAAAAACTCTTAGAGTTACTGGCGGTGAACCGCTAATGAGTAAAGACACTTTTAAACTGCTAAATGAAATTGAAAAACACCCAATGCCAGATCTTGAGCTAGGTATTAACACTAACTTAAACGCTCCAGAGCAAGCATGGCAAAAACTGATTGAATTTATCAAGAAGAATGAGCAAGAGAACCTAGTAAAGAAAATTACACTATACACTAGTTTAGACGGTTGGGGCGAACAAGCAGAATACATTCGTAGTGGACTAGACTTTAATATGTTGTGGGATAGGTTAATGTATCTAATAGAAACACATCCAACAGTTGACAATACAATAATGTCAGCGTATAGTGTATTAAGTGTACCTAGCTATGGTCAGTTCCTAGAAAAAATATTAGAAGTTAAAAAATCTAAAAACAGATATAACGGTAGATTCACACAGTACTCAGAGTTTTTCTTGAAAAATAATTTAATAGACAATTTTGTACGAGGCGATAAGCCGTGTGCTGTTCACGTGGATATTAGCCCTATCACGTTTCCTCCGTTTTTAAGTTTAGCAACTCCCCCAAAGGAATTAGTTATGCCATATGCCTGGGACCAATATAATTTTATGATGGAAAATCTTACGTCAGGTCAAGACAACCGAGCGTTTTATGATTACGAAGCAGAGAAGATGGGAAGAGTTGTCGATTCTTGTTACTATAGCTCAGATGAAGATAATAAAGTACACCGGGCCAACTTTAGAAAATTTATTGACACAATAGATGCCAGGCGAAACACGAAATTTGTAGACGTGTTTCCTGAACTTGAAGAATATTATAGGAAATGTTATGAATAAGATTATAGACTTAATACAAAACAATGCGTCTGCTAGCGATATAATTGAAAAAACAGACAGCTATTGCCCATTGTTATGGAATCATTTACATGTTGCTGCAGATGGCAAAGTATTACCATGTTGTATCGGCGATTGGGAACGCCCAATGGGAAACATTAATAAGCAAAGTTTTGATGATATATGGGCAGGCCCAGAATTTAAAAAGTTAAGAAAAGCACTAATTCAAGATAAAAAGGTACCGCATTGTAGAACGTGCTATGTTAAAGAACAACAAAGTGGGTTTAGTTTGCGACATGATGCAATTGCCAAGTTTCATGAGACAGCAAAAGACATGGTTATAACTACACAAGAGGATGGAACATCACCAAACGCAAAGCCAGTATATTTAGATATAAGATTTAGCAATATTTGTAATATGCGATGCAAGATGTGTGGACATTTTAGTAGTAGTAAATGGTTTGGGGATAGTAAAAAACTAAAAGAAAAAGGTATCTATAATTATGGTACAGATTCGAATATAGCTATCATCAAAGGGGTAGAAGACAGTGATACCCTACTTGATAGACTAGAGGAATATTTGCCACATATGAAAGAGATTTATTTTGCTGGTGGTGAACCATTGTTTATGGAAGAGCATTACAAACTTTTAAATAAGTTGATTGAATTAAAACTAACTGACGTACATATTAGATATAGTACTAACCTAAGTATTATGAAATTTAAGAAAACAAAAATTGTTGACATATGGAAGCATTTTAGTAATGTATATTGCGCAGGTAGTATTGATACATTCGGAACTCGAGCAGAAAACATACGCAAAGATACTGTATGGAGCGATATACAGGATCATATGGCACTTATAAAAAGTGAAACACCGCATGTTAAAGTTGGCATAAGTCCAACTATACAAATACTTAATGCGTATACAGTGTGCGAACTTAATCGACAATGGATAGAAAATGGATGGGTTGAGCCCCACAATATGTTCTGGAATATATTAAATAACCCAGACTTTTATAATGTTCAAAATTTCCCAGATCATATGAAACAGGAAGTAGAACAAATTTGGATAGATCATTTAAAGCATCTTAATGTTAAACCACATAGTAAAGTGTACAGCACAATACATGCTTCCATTAAATGGATGAATAGTGTGTCATGTAATGAGGATAGTTTACGAGAAATGTGTAAACATAATAAAATTTTAGACGATCTACACGGAGAAGATACTCGTTCCGTGTTTCCAGAATTAAGCTACATTTGGGAGAACTATTGGGATGATACCACGAATTGATAGAAACAAAGATTGGCGATGCCCTCTTGTTCCAGAATTAATAGATACACTATACAACTTACCCCAACGTAATACTGGTGTGTATATTCATTGGTGTGAAATAAATTGTGATCCAGATTCACATCCAGCAACACTGGGTGATATTATACCATATATACCAGAAAACGTAATACGTGATGCGCAAGTTGGTGATGCTTGTATTGTTTTTAGTACATTCCAAGAAAGTACAAATCCAATAGGCGAGTATCCAATTGAACACTGTCATGACTTTGATTTAACATTAGAAACATTTTGTGAACAAGCACAAATACCTTATAGTAATGTAGTATGGGTTAGTGGTGATTTACGTGTACAACAACGACAGAAAAGCAAAAAAATAAGATCGTTTGGGTTTACTTGTTATGGACATGATATATTACGACATGTACATGAAATGAAGGATCAATGGGATCTTTTACCAATAACACAACGTAGTTTTGATGCTAACTTTATTTGTTTACAACGCTATATGAAACCAGGTCGAATATTTTGGACTTGGTTACTACACAGTAACCAATTGTTAGATTCTAACTTTGTTAGTATCGCAGACAGAATACATGGCTGGGGGTTTTTAGATAAAGCTCGAGCATTTATATATATCTTAGATCAATATGGTAAGCACATATCTAGTAAAAATATTACAGCATCAGAAATAAAAAAAATCTGGCATGATTTGGCAGACATTGGATTAAATACACCACGCATACTTGATGTACCTGATCATAATAGTAATTGGTGCGCTGGATCTGATACAACTGTTAGTAGTTTACCATGGTATAATACTAGTTTTGCCAGTGTAATTACGGAAACAGATATACAAAGTGGCGGACTTTTTATTAGTGAGGCTACGTTTAGATCATTTGTATATCAACAGCCGTGTATATGGATTGGTCAGCAAGGTATAGTCAAACAATTAAACGAATGGGGATTTAAAACTTGGGATTGGTTAATTAGTGAAGATTATGATAATGAACCTTATATGATTGATAGACTACACAAGTGTAAAGATAGTTTAGAGGATTTAATCAATATACCTCGAACTCCAGAATTATTAGAACGTATACACCAACAAAATATTTACAATTGGAATCACCTTCAAGGTGAATTTAAAATTGGACAACAGCAAAGGTTTATGGAAATGCTGAATGATATTGTTAATAAATAAACATAGTACTTAATTAAAGAGGTTACCATGATATTACTCACTGGAGCAAATGGCTTTATCGGCAAGCATTTGCAAAAAAACATTAAGTGTATTACTGTAGACTATAATGGATGTGATTACAATGGCGATCTAAGTGACCCTACATTTGTAAACTCGTTACCAGATGTAGATACAGTAATACACTTAGCGGCATTTAACAGCACAAAGAACTTTTATAGCACACCATTTAGTGTTATTGACAGTATTGTTACACCCACAATGAACTTACTCAAACGTTACCCACACGCACATTTTGTATATGCTGGTAGCAGTGAAGAGTATGCTGGAACAGTTAATCGTGGATGGGCTAGTGTACCTACTCCTGAAGATGTTGCGCTGTCAATAGACGATATTACAAATCCACGTTGGTGTTATGCCAGTGGCAAAATTGCCATGGAGAGTGCTGTTATTAGTCATAGCGCACAGTATAGTAATACATATACTATATTACGCTTTCATAATATATATGGGCCTGGACAAGAGAATCATTTTATTCCAGAGTTTATTGAACGTATACAACAAGGCGATAACCGTCTATATGGATGGGACGATACTAGAAGCTTTTGTTATATAGACGATGCGGTAAAACTTACAATTGAAATGCTAGAACAAAAAAATCAAATTGTAAATATTGGATCTCCAACAGAGAGTAAAATTGTAGATGTTGCTAACATTATTGTAGATCTATTAGAGTTAAGCAACCAGTTTGAATTACTCGATAGTCCTCCAGGAAGCACTCCACGCAGAGCACCCGACTTAACTAAACTACACAAATTTGTTCCCGACTTTGAATGGACAGATTTGAGAACAGGATTAAAGACATGTCTTTAGAAATTAGCGACAGTATGATGGGGCATCGCATTAGCACACTTTGCGAGCCTGACGAGATTAATTTAATTATGATTATATGTAATCATTGTCCTTATGTGCTATTCAGAATGCCAGCTATTAGTCAGCTTGTTAAAGACTATCGGGATCGTGTAAACATTGTAGCAGTTAATAGTAATGACGCAAGTCCAACAACCGATGATAGCAATTTACAAGATGCGCCTGAATACATGCCAGCGTTTAGTGAAAAGTATGACCTACAGTGCGATTATATATTTGATGAAGATCAAAGTATTGCTCGTGCTTACGGCGCAGTATGTACTCCTGAGTTTTACATATTAGACAAAAAAAGCATAGTTGTTTATCATGGCGAATTAGATCCTAGTCATACTAGTAATGATTTAATGCCAACTGGCAGTAGTTTACGACACGCATTAGACTTGACATTAATAGATAAACCTATTACATGGGAACCTAACCCTAGTTTTGGATGTAGTGTAAAATGGAAATCATAATGGAAAGACAAAGTCGTAAGTATAAAAATGATTATAGAGATGTAAGTTACCGTTGGCAAGACGAGCTAACACCTTTAAGTATTGAACAGTGGAAGAAAGAAATTGCTTACCAGTGTAGCCCATTTACTGTTACGAAGTTGTCAGTAGTTTTAGATTTAATAGATACAGTTGAAAATATTATTTTGAATGATATACCAGGAGATTTTGTAGAATGCGGAGTCTTTATGGGCGGCAGTTGTATGATTATGGCTGAAGTTTTAAAACACTACAAGCAAGAGCGTGATATATGGATGTATGATACGTTTAGTGGTGTGCCTATTCCTGAAGCCAACGAACTTACAAAAGAGAACGAAAATTTAAGAGATTGGTATGTGGAACAAAAAGTAGATAGCTTTGGTAACAGTAACTGGTGCTATAGTTCATTACAAGATGTTAAGCAAAACTTTGCTGAATGTAACTATCTAGGCCAAGTCAGATTTATAGAAGGTATAGTAGAAGATACTATTCCTGCTAATTCTCCTGTTAGTATTGCTCTTTTACGTATAGATGTAGATTTAGCTAAACCAACTAGACATGTATTAAATCACTTTTATCCAAAACTAGTAAAAAACGGACATCTGATTTTAGATGATTATGGACACTTCCCAATGGTAAAGGCAACAGTTGATGATTATTTCAAGAATGATTCAATTAAATTAGCAGAAATAAATTATACAGTTAGGCACATGATAAAATGAAAATAGGAATAGTAGGTTTAGGAGTAGTAGGCAAAGCATGTAAGACAGGCTTTGAACATTGTGGGTACACAGTTATACCACATGACATTACACTCGGCACAAAGATAGAAGATTTGTTAGAAGCAGAGATTGTGTATCTGTGTGTGCCTACACCTACTAACGATCAAGGAGAGTGCGACACACGTATCGTAGAAAGTGTTATTGCTGAATTACAACAAGCAAATTACGAAGGTGTTATCGGTATCAAGTCAACAGTATCACCTGGAACAACTCAAAGATTAATTGCGCAGTATGATGATAGAATTGTGTTTGTACCAGAGTTTCTAAAGGAACGCAGTGCGGAATATGACTTTGTGTTTGACCATAGATTATTATTAGTGGGTACTGAAAATGTTAATCACTATTATCTTGTTCAACGATCGCATGGAAAACTGCCAGAAGATATAATGAGAGTTACTCCCACGGAAGCAGAACTAATGAAATATTATCACAATACATTCAATGCGTTGCGGGTAGTATTTTCTAATGTTATGTTTGAAATAAGTAACAGTTTAGGCGCTAACTATGACAATGTTAAGTCAGCATTTCTGCGTAATAGTGATTTACCAGATGAATATTTAGATGTTAAGCCAGAACTCAGAGGATATGGCGGTGCTTGTTTACCCAAGGATGTATTAGCAATGAACAACGCATGTAAGAAACTAGGAATACCAAGTAAACTGTTTGAGTATATTGATAAAGAAAATAAACTATTTAAGAAAACTGTATTTAAAGGCATGCGATTATAATGGATAAGTGTAAAGTACTTGAAGCAGAACTGTTTGAAGATCACAGAGGTACTATTCGTAGTTTCTATCCAGATGACAACATAGTAGAATACAACTTAATGATTACAAAACAGGGAGATGCTCGTGGTTATCATTACCATCCTCATTTTGATGAGTATATGGTTATTGTAGACGGCGAGTGTTTATTTAAAGAGTATAGTGACACTATACATGAAATAGTATTAACAACTGGTGATAGTATACGTATACCAATTGGAACAGCACACACATTTATAGCACTGACTGACTTTAAGTTTGTTAGTATGCTTACAAAAAGATGGCACGATAGCAACCCGCCAATTGTAAAGGTAGATAAAGATGGAAATGATATTACATCTTAACGATGATACACAACTTGTTATAGAGCTAATTGATAGTCCACTTATACATAATTGGGCAACTGAATTTTCTAAGCATGAGTTAAATGTAACAGAAATAAGTTCAATAGAAAATAGAAGCACTGAGTTTGATCAACAAAAATTTACTACACTATATGCTGAATTGATGGAAGGTATACGTTATTATAATGGTACAGAAATACAAGTGTCAGACTATAATAAACCTGATATTTTACAGCAACTTATGAATAACTTACATCATTGGTGTGTAGAGCTAGTAGAAAGTAAACATGCTAATCAAAATTATCCTGATTATGCTAAAGATGTTCAGTACATAGGAAAACTTAACAGCCTGTGCCATCAGTGTGAAGCATTACTTATAGGTGGTACTAGAAAATTACCTGATAGTTGTAGTAACATTTACTGGGATCAACAAGTTAAAAATGCAGGGCAGTATGCTCTTAAGATGACAGATGAATGGTTACAATTAATGACATTAGAAAAACACGATGTATATCTTGCTAAACGTATACTTGGTAAAGATTATAGAGAGACTTACAGGGACAATGATAATCCTAATCACAGTGAAATGAAACCAATTGGCAATCGCATCCCATTAGCAATGGAAATAGATCCACTAAATCAATGGAAAGATTTGTGGCAACTACCAGATTTCATACATCATTTGCCAGTAGAGCCTACAGCAAATAATATAGGAAGAATACCAATTGGCAATATTAGAAATAAACCTGACCATATGGAACAAATATTACGTAATAAAGTTATACAAAGAGTAAGCATATGAATCCGTTTGATTTAGTACATGAGTTTGAATCTCAGATTGCAGAGTATACAGGTGCGCCGTATGCCACAGCAACTGATTGTTGTTCACACGCAATTTATCTAAGTCTGTATTACTATAAACAGCAAAACCCAGATCTAAACTATATATCTCTACCTAAAAACACATATGTTAGTGTAGCAATGCAAGCACTTCATTTAGATCTAGACGTAAATTTTATTGACAAAGTGTGGAGTGGGTGCTATAATATCGGTAATACTAATGTTGTGGATAGCGCAGCTAGACTTTACCGTAATTGTTACCAGTCTGGTAACAGTCAGTGTTTAAGTTTCCAGTTTAAGAAGATATTAAGTACAATACGTGGTGGAATGATACTAACTGATGATAAAAACTTTTATGATTGGTGCCAACGGGCAGTACATGATGGTAGAGATATGAGTGTGCCTTATGAAGATGATAATATAACGTTCGCTGGGTGGCATTATTTTATGACACCAGAAACTGCTGAACTTGGATTAAGTAGACTACAAGTACTATCAGACAACAACGCAGATTGCGCTGGAAGTCATACATATCCTGACATTAGTTATGTAAAGGACTTTAAATGAAAATACATTTTAAAAGTGGTGTTGTTGAGATTGAACTTATTCGAAACAAATTTGTGGATAGTTGGCTTGACACTGTGAGTAATCTTGATCCTATATCTACCTGGAATGAAAATGTATTCCCTGAAGTTACAATGCCACAAGCAGAAGTTGACCAGATTAGAAACAAGTATAGCGCAAAATTTGATGCGCATGTTGACGAGCTTAAACTGAAATACAATATAAACTTTCCTGGTAAAATGGGATCAAGTGTAGTATCGCAACAACGATTAAATCAATTACACATGTGGATAACACATGGTGCGTTTACTAAAACTAATTGGGAATTACCTAATGCTAGTCTAGAATCTATTATTGATAGTAAATGGAATCACTGGCAAAATTATAATCCTGATAAAGATCATACTCCTGAGTTTGTAGTACCACAAGATACAAATGCTGATGTTACAAGAATACTATTTGAAATGAACTGTGATATACATTGGTATGAAGAAACGGTCAATAGTCCAAGAGTTAATGAATTACGGGCATGGGGTTATGATATTAATGATGGCCGGCACATCATTCAAAGATATACTAGTGGCAAAGATACTGCTTTTGATGTATTCGAAATTGACAACACATTGCGTAGTTTATGTACTTACGATACAGAACCTGATCTTTGGTTACCATTTGCTGTACTAGGTAAAGAGTATTATACATGTTGGGTAAATATGGATAATCCTGCTCAATTTGATATAACAAATATTGACAAAACTTACTGTCCAGGTTGGGAATTACAACCTAACAGTATGACTGTTGAAGTATTAAAACACCCAGAATTTCAAAAATGGCTAATTGATCATGGAGTACCAACTGATCCTTTTTGTATTGGTAAAATACCATTGGGTACTTGTACAAACAAGGCAGATATTGACTGGGATAGTGTATTACAAGAACCAGTATTGAGAGTGGAATGGAAATGAATATAATTGATAACTACAAAAATAAAATCATTGTAACACCAGCTAGGTCTGGCAGCAGTTGGTTAGTCTCCGCATTTGAAAGAACTGGATATATTGGAGCACCACTTAGTTTAAGTGAAAGTAATAATAAAAATGACACATATGATTTAGATACTCGTATAGTTGATTTGTTTAAGCACGATCCATTTGTTACTAAAATATTTACTGACGAAAATGTTGATCTTAATAAATTTCAACCTTACCGTGATAAAATTGAGTTTGTATGGTTGTACAGAGAAAATAGAGTAGAACATTTTTTAAGTAACGCAATCGCATGGCATAAAGGACAATGGTACCCTAACGCTGGTGAAACGTATACTACTCCTACTGATTTAAAGTTTGAAGAAGATACTTTAATTTCTTATGAAGCAATTTTAATTCATGAGCAGTGTACATATCGTAAGTACAACCATATGTTTGATTATCAGATTAAATATGAAGACTTAATTGATAATAATCCATGGGGATTGGTACAAACAGATGATATGCCAACAAAATTAAATCACTATACTCCAGAACTATTACAACGTGCTGAACAAGTATTAACAGATTGGGAACTATTGTGAGACAGATAATTAAAGTTTATCGAGAGTGTGCCATTGACTAAGTTAGTTACATTTGGGTGTAGTTATACACAGGGAACATTTACTGATCCTAATAAACCTTGGCCTAGTATACTAAGCAAATTGCTTAGTTTGGATTTAGATAACCAAGGTGATGGCGGAAGTAGTAATAAACAAATTTGGTATACAGCATGTAACTACCAAAACTTTACTGAATCAGACATAGTAGTGTTCAATTGGACACATATAGGAAGACATACTATAATAACAAACCCAGTAGATCATGACAAAGCTGAATATGATAAAATAGAATGTAGTAATAGAAAACAAATTAGGAAAAACCCTACACTACGTCCTTGGCTTATGAAAAAACATTCAAAACAAGAACGTACAAAAAGAAATATAAGTAAGCATCTAGTAAAGCAAGCTGACGCATATTACAACTTGCTTTATGATGAGTATGATGCTATAGTTGATATGTCAATGATGATGAATCATATTGATCTAATGATAAAGCATATTTTTAAGTGTCCGCAGGTATATCATTTTGTTACATACCCTGACCATATAGCAGACAAAGAAGTGTTTAATAGAGTACAAGTGCCATCTATATATATTTTAGAATTTCGTGAGAAATACGGTAAAGTAAGCAAAGATGATAATCATCCTAACGAACAAGCTCACTTTCATTACGCACACAGTATATACGAACACATAACAGGAGATAAAGCACATGAGACAAGTTAAAAAAGTTAAAGAGTGTAGAAGCTGTTCAGCAACTTTACATAAAACTATTTTTGATATTGGTGAGCTAAAGATAAATGCGTTTACTAAATTACCAAATACAGATGTGGGCAGCGCTCCACTAACACTAATGCACTGTGAAGAATGTGACCTAATACAATTAAGTCATACAGTACGTGAGCAAGAACTATACGAGAACTATTGGTATCTGTCAAGACTAAACAAAAAAATTGTTGACAATTTAGCAAGCATTGTACAAGATATTACACAAGAAGCGGATTTAAAACCTAACTCAGTTGTATTAGATATTGGAGCAAACGACGGAACACTACTTAGTAATTATGATAGTGATTTATATATGAGAGTTGGTTGTGACCCTGCTAAAAATATACACAGTGAACTAGAAAACCATTGTGATACTATGATTGGTGACTTTTTTAACTACGACAATTGGTCCAAGTATGTAGGCGCACAGAAAGCAGATGCTATTACTACAGTTGCCATGTTTTATGACTTGGATGATCCTAATAGCTTTGTTGCTGACATTAAACAAGTACTCAGTGACAAAGGAATTTGGCTTTGTCAATTAATGACTGCAGCGCCAATGCTATCAACAAACGACTTGGGTAATGTAATTCACGAACATATTGAATACTATAGCTATCGTAGTTTAGTAGTATTAATGGAAAGACATGGTCTTGAAATATATAAAGTACGTGAGAATGATATCAATGGCGGCAGTTATCAGTTATTCATTAGGCACTATACTACTGGTAGTATTGAATATGCGGAAGATATTACATCTACTCGTATAGCTGAATGGGCTGATAATATTGATGAAAATCGACAACGCACTATGGATTTTATTAATCAAGAAGTAGAAGCTGGTAAAAAAATCTATATTATGGGCGCAAGTACTAAAGGTAATACTATTATGCAGTATTATGGATTAGACAGTAACACCATTACTGGAGCAGCAGAAATACATCCAGATAAGATAGATAAGTATCTAGTAGGCAGTAGTATTCCAATTGTACACGAAGATGATGCTAAAGCTGATGCTGATTACTTTTTGGTATTTCCATTCCATTTCAAAGACTTATTTGTCAATCGTATAATGAAAGATTGGATTGCTGATGGCGGAAAACTAATCTTCTGTACACCAAAATTTGAGGTAATTGGATGACACAATATGTAAAGATAACATTTAACACTGAGCATTTGCTCATTGAATTATTAGATACACCGCTAGTAAAAAAATGGTTAACTATTTTTAACAGATACACAGATTTAAATATCCCCTCAGTAGCAGAACCTGTAAATATGTTTAGCTATGGGGAAACTGGAAAAATACATGATTCACAATGTGATGATGCTATTGAGCAACAACGAAACGCAGTTATAAAAATTAACCAGTCAATTGACAAAGTTAATCAGATAATACATGGTGAAAAGTATCCATATCGAGCATATGAAGGTATGAGTTGGATGCAAACTAATCGAATTCATAGATGCTTTACTACAGCTTCTTTCACCGCATCATGTTGGCATCATGGATTAACAGAAGAACAATTACTAGAATGCAAAACACTTAGTAGTATAGAAGTAAGGCAGTATGTTAGAAAACATGCTCCACGAGATTACACTGTAATTGATATGGCAGCATTTGACCGAGAAATACATATTATTAATGCTAACGTACATATTTACGAAGATCGCCGACACAGTTTAGCTGCTCAGCAAGTATTAAATGATATGGGATCAGATACCTTAACCAATAGTAGATTTAATATAAAGTGGGACAAGGACTTTACATTTACAGAAGATAAAGTATGTTTACGTGATGAATTCTGTAACGATAACTTCTTAGGAACTATTACCTATCAAGAATTATTAGATAGTTTTCCAGAAAATCACAGTGAATACGATGTTGTAGTTCATAAAAGTATTGGCGGCAAAGATTATGAAACATGTTATACTCAGTATGATGATGCCAGTGAAGCAGATATACGTAATATAGAGCATATTAATGGATGTATGACTTTACATTTTGGAAATGCTCATTCTTCGTTTACTGACAGCTCATTTAGTAAATGGGCTAAAGGATATGGCCTTGCTGACGTTCAAGTACTATCTCCTCCATTGGGTAAGATAGTAGAAAATACAATAACTGATTATAACTTATTAACCAAAATTAAACCTATAGTAGAATTAATATGAATAAAAATGTAACAAAATTACTTGCTGGCGCTGCTGATGACAGAGTTAAACCAATGGTTGCTAGAGCAAGCAGTATGGGATACGGATATAGTCAACATACAGAATTAATTGCCCGCACATTTAGATATGATAGTGATGTAAAAGTTCAAACTGGATGCTTCTTTAATCGTGAAGTAGGCGATTACTTTCTAGACAAATTAGTTAACATTACAGGCAGTACTGAGCAAGAACTAATTGAAATGAAGCAATCATTTTGGAAAGATTGTGAATATGTGGTACCCAATGATGTACTACATGATACTAAAAAATTAATGTCATTACTTGAAAAAATGGTGGAGTCTGCTGATAGTCTCACTACTATTTTAGTATTCCGTGTTAACACAACACATGATATTGATATTACACTAACAGAAATTGGTAACGAATTACTTGATAAATTCTATAGTATCAGATTTGTAGTAGAGTTATCAGGAATTTATGAGCATTTTGACTTCATGGAATATCCAAATACTTGGTCTAGTGACAAAGAGTTTGCTCTTTTTAGTATTATTAAATATGCTTATGATTTGCCTAACACAGAAGTTGGTATTGTTATTTCAGTTAATACAATGAACATCTTACATATATTGGATTTGATTTGGTTCCTTAAAGAACGATTAGATATTGATATCAAATTTTCTATATCAAACATTGATATTGTACCACTAGAGAGTGAGATTGTAGACTATATAAATGCGCAGTACACAGCATTTTATAATGATTACCGAAAGGTATGGACAGATTCTGATAACAGTATTAAACTATTACTAGCAGAGATTAGTGAAGATTTAAATACTACAATTGATACTGATAAGATGGCTATGTTACAATTTAAGAAAGATATTGTTTTACAAGGAGACAAGCAAGTCCAATACTGGAAAGATTATTTTCCAGAATTAAAACGTATACTAGAATACGCAGATACTTTGCAAATTACTGATACTACTGTTACATTATCAAATGTTGAGAAGAAGAAGAAAAAAGTTAAAAAATGAAAAAATTATATCAAACACAAATAGAAGAAAATCCTAGATTTTGTTCAATACCATTTACTCAAGGACATATCACAACTGAAGGTGAAGTAGCACTTTGTTGTTTGGCAGCATACCGGCATGAGTTAGGATATCGTCCTAATGTTCGTGATGAACCTGATTTACAAAAACATTGGACTGGTGATTGGTATAAAGAACGACGACAGCGTATGCTAGATGGTGAAGCACTACCAGAATGTAGAACATGTTGGAAACAGGATGCGCAAGGTCCGGGTAGTGATAGAGCTATAGCAAATAAAATGATATCACAACACTGGGCAGTATCTGGTCACATTGATGATGATTGGGATATTAATGTAGAAACTGGTAATAGCTATAATACCCCAATGTGGGCAGACGTCCGTCCTGGACATATATGTAACTACAAATGTAGAATGTGTACTCCTGGTGTTAGTGATAGTATTGATAACGAACAGATAGAACACACAGAAGTATACAAAGAAACTGGCGCTTATGTAACAGGAGTTGATCCAGCTGATCCTAAAGCAACTACTGGACTTACATTTAAAGATATGAGCAAATGGGTTAATAATCCAGAAACACAGAATAGTTTACACAACTGGCTCAGTCATAATAACTTTGTTGTTTTAAAACTTGTTGGAGGAGAACCATTAAGTACCCCTGGATGTATACAATTAATACAGTGGTGTGTAGAAACTGGTAACACTGATTTTGTTTTAGCTATTACTACAAATGGAAGTATTGGGAAGGGTAAAATTATTAGATTACTTAAATATTTCACTGAAGTAAGAATAGATTTTAGTGGTGATAGTAATTTAGTTTTAGATCCTAAAGTAAATGAATATCAACGTAAGAATGCCAATAGTGAAGTTATGCATAATAACATGTTAGCATTTATGGATTTGCCAAACTGTACTGTGAACTATTTGAGCGCAGTTGGAATATATAATATTTTTAATATTAAAAATACACTAAAATATTGGTATGATTACGGTATGCAACAACGTCATGGCAAGCCAGTAATAAATTTAATCGAACACCCACATGAATTTAATATTGAAATATTACCAGAGTCGGATAGATTACAAATTGCAGATGAAATTGATGAGTATATTAATTCTGCTGAGTACAAGGGTCGTGTAATTGATGTTTATCAAGACTTTGATAATTATATGGCAAGCACTAGAATACATTTGTTATTGGATAGGTTGCGTAACCCACTGGTAGATCCTAATGATGTTAACCGATTACGTAAGCAATGTGCTAAAAGAACTATAGCGTTCGATGGCATTAGAATTGAATCATTTAATGATACACTACACCCTAGACTAGCAGAATTAATTAATGAATGGAATTTATTAGATGAATGAACCTGATATTAAAATCTCAACCGGCGGTGTTGTAATTCATGACGATGATGAAGATTTTACAGCTGACCGAGATATGGTTTTAAAGAAAATGATGGCTCGTGATGTTATTAAGCATGACAGCAGTCATTTAGGTGGGATTGACGCAAAAAGTACTCGTGTGGGGTACTGGAGTGAAATTTATAATAATAGCGAACGGCGACCATCGTATTATAGTGATTTTAAAAGTAAAACACAAACTATATTTAAAGACAGTATTGAGCTAGTAATACTGCCAAGTTGGGGAGTAATTTTTCCTCCTTACAATATTGCTAGACTGTCTGGGTTGTTGAGATCGTATGATTATCAAGTCAGTGTCACTGACATTAATATCAACTCGTATAGACATTTTAATCAGAAAAAAATTGCATCACCAGATCAAGAACACCCAGACTGGTGGAATAGTACTAAAACTGAATACTGGGTAGAAGAACAATATTGGCAACATATTCACGAAAGTTTAAAGCCAATAATTGATCGACACGTAGCAGTTATTGCTAAACGTCGACCCAACATTGTTGGGTTAAGTGTATATTGGACAAATCTACAGCCTACTATGTATTTTGTACACCAACTTAAACTACAATGTCCAGATGTTACTGTAGTAGTAGGCGGCCCTGGAGCCTTTGACCACAATAGATTAACACATGAACAGAATTGGTATAACAAACAAAACAATACAGATATTCTGTTGTTTGATTATGCTATTACTGGCGAAGGTGAACAAGAACTTCTTACAATAATGGAAAATTATAGATCAACACCTAAATCCACTACAACACAAATATATGGTGGGTTTAAAGGCAACTTGGACTTAAACAAATTGCCATTTCCTGACTATGATGATTACGATCTCAGTTGGTATGACTATAGTGATGGAGTAAGTCTAGAAACTAGCCGTGGATGCGTTGCGAAATGTACGTTTTGTAGTGAGACACATTTTTGGAAGTTTCGTTGGAGAGAACCTAACCGAGTTGTAGAAGAAATGAAATATCAATACAACAAATATGGTACACGGCGCTTCTGGTTTGTTGACAGTTTAGTTAACGGTAATATGAAAGAGTTTAAAGATCTAGTTGACGGCATTATCGAAAGTGGTATGCGGATTCGCTGGAATAGTTATGCTAGATGTGACGCCCGTATGGATTTAGATTTCTTTCACAAATTAAAACAAAGCGGATGTATGAGTTTGAGTTTTGGTTTAGAAAGCGGAAGCCAAAAAGTATTAGATAGTATGAAAAAAAATGTAAAGATTGAATCAATGGTAGCAAACCTTAAAGATTCAAAACTAGCTGGTGTAAATTGTCATGGGAATTGGATTGTTGGATTCCCTAGTGAGCATAATATACATGCTGCTCAGAGCTTGCAGTTTTTATGGAATATACGTAATGATTTATATGCTATAAGTCCTGGATTTGGATGTGGGATAGCACAATTTAGTGATATTGAAGCCAATGGATACGAAAGATATCAGATAGTCGACGTTAATAAAAGTTATTTTGAAGATGAATGGTATACTGAAGATTATCGTAATACTATATTACACCGTTCATTGCGTATTAAGTTTATGGCAATTTTCCTAGATCTTATGAAAGATCATAATTCATATGTAATTAATACACAATCATATAAAAATATTAAAGACTTTTATAGTATAGAATTTGAAAATGATACGCCTAATGAATTTGTAGAACAAATGGATGCTGACTTTGACTATTTTATTGACTCTATGGTAGATACTCCAACAAGAATTAAATATGGTTTAACTCATGAGTATATAGCATTTGTTTGGGCATTATATAGTGTGTTTGGAGCATTTAGTATAGATTTAAATTTTGATAAAATAAGAGATATGGCAGAGTTTGGACCAAGTTTGACTAATAACTATAATGCAAGATTCTATGCGTCAGTCAATGACCAGGGTATTATGAATTTTGACTTGGTACATGAATATACAGAGAAAGCAGAAACAGAGATGCGCACAGGACTAGGACAGTATCATAACGCAAGTTTTGAACGTGATACTATATCGTTTTGTGATACTAATCTCTACGATTTTGTTAATAATCATAATGAAAAATAATATAACTTGGGGATGGACAGGACAAGCACATGATGCTAGTTTAGCAGTGTTTAGTAAAACTGGATTAGAGTTCGCCAGTCATAGTGAACGCTATAGTCGCATTAAAAACGACAAAAACTTACATCCTGATTTAATCGCTGAAGCACTAGAGTTTGGTAAACCAGACCGTATATACTACTATGAACGTCCGTTACTTAAAAAAACACGACAGTTATACGCAAAGCAATACACACTACTTGGCAAGGAATCACCTACTAGATATATGCGCAGATACTTGCCAGATGCCCCTAGAAGCACTACAGTTAGTCATCATTTAAGTCATGCAGCCGCAGGTTATTACACCAATCCAGGTGAGAAAGACAGTGCTATACTTGTATTAGATAGTATCGGAGAATGGAATACTATCAGTATATGGCAAGGCACTGGTGGTAAACTACGTAAGCGTTGGAGCCAGAACTATCCACACAGTGTGGGTATATGGTACAGTGCTATGACACAGCGTATAGGACTAAAGCCACAGGAACACGAATACATCCTCATGGGCATGGCTGCTATAGGCGATTCCAGCAAGTATTATGATCTTATTAAACATGACTTTATCAAACAGATGCCTAGTTTAAAAGATCCACGTATTATATTCAAGCGTAACTGTCACAGAGGATGTCAAGATTGGCGTACTGACTTGAATAGTGTACAAGACTATGCTGATATCGCTGCGGCCACCCAACGTATATACGAAGAAATATTTGAAGCATATTGTTTAATAACAGCCAACAAAACTAAGTGTAAAAATTTAGTACTAATGGGAGGCTGTGCGCTCAATTGTGTAGCTAATCCCATTGCTTATAAATATTTTGATAGCGTATGGATTATGCCTAATCCTGGTGATGCTGGTAGCGCAATAGGATGTGTACTAGCACACAAGAAACAATTTATGGAGTTTACACATGCCTACACCGGACACGACATCGACGGAGAATACCCCGTCAAAGCTATTATTAACGAGCTTACAAACAAAAAAATCTGCGCCGTTGCCAGCGGTAGAAGTGAATTTGGCCCAAGGTCTCTCGGAAACAGAAGCATTTTTGCTGATCCTAGGGGAGTAGATGTAAAGGACCGTGTTAATACAATCAAGCATCGTGAAGCATTTAGACCATTTGCTCCTATGATATTAAAAGAGCATTTGTCAGATTACTTTGAGTTACCCAAAAACTTTACTGAGTCACCATTTATGCAGTACACACTTAAATGTCGTCAACCACATTTATTTCCTGCTATTGTACATTATGATGATACATCAAGAGTACAAACAGTGGATGAGTCAAATGGCTGGATTTATACCTTACTAAAGAGTTGGGCAATGAAAACAGGTTGTCCTATGTTGCTTAACACAAGTTTAAACATCAAAGGCGAACCCCTAGTAAATACTAAACAAGATGCGCTACGTTGGGAACAACAATATGGAGTAAAGGTATGCTTACCAGAATTAGAAATTTTATAATGTATCCATGGGATCGTTATCAACAAAAAAAGAAGATAAAAAAACGATTAGAAGAATTACGTAAACGTGATCCTTTTATATACGAATAACTATTGACAAATCGTATATAATCGTATATTATTATACAGAACACCACAGGAGAATACCGATTGCTAGACGTAATACAAATCAGCTATAATGAAGCTGATGCTGATGAAAACTTTGAGATCCTACAACACCACGCACCACATGCTAAACGTGTACAAGGAGTAAAGGGTATATTCAATGCTCATAAAGCTGCGGCTGAACTTAGTGAAACTAGTCACTTTTATGTGATTGATGCTGATGCTGTAATTGAAGAAGAGTTTAGTTTTCGCTTTAAGCCAATGGCAAATAAATTAGAATACGATTCCATACCACAAACAGAGTGTGTTTATGTGTGGCGTAGCCGTAACCCAGTTAATGATTTAGTATATGGATATGGCGGAGCAAAGTTGTTTCCACGTAAAGCACTACTTGATGCCAAAGACTGGCGAGTAGATATGACTACTAGTATTGGTTGTACTTTTGTACCAAAGTTTCAGATTAGTAATATTACTGCCTTTAATACTAGCCCATTTGATGCTTGGAAAAGCGCCTTTAGAGAATGTACAAAACTATCTAGTAGTATTATTGAATATGGCGATAACATTGATAACGAATATCGTTTAGATATTTGGTGTACTCGTGGCAAATCTCGACCATATGGTGAATACTGTATGATGGGAGCCAATCAGGGTCGAGAGTTTGGCACACACTATGCTAAAAATATTAATGTATTAAACAAAATTAATGATTTTACATGGCTACATACTATGTTTGACGATGCAACAAAAACATAATGAGTTTAGAATTACACGAAATATTAGACAGATACGAAATACTGTATCCACAAATAGATGAGCTTGCTGATCTAAGACGTGCGGTTATTGATCAAGATTTAAGCAGTATTTTTAGATTATGTGACGATATAGACAGTGACTTACGCAGCGCAGTATTAGAAGAAAATTTACACAGTATCTTTAGAATAGCTAGTGAATGGGATGTAAGCGGACATAGTGACGATTTAAGGCGAGCTATTGTTGAAAACAATTTATACAGTTTGTTTAGATTGTTTTCAGAAGAAGACGAAACAATACAGCTATATAGAACTGCTATAGTAAACAAAAATATTCGAAGTATTTTTAAGTTAGTGGACAACGAAGACTTACGCAAACTAATTACAGAAGATAATATATATAAATTATGGCCTATCCTCAACAGTTATGTAGATACACAATTTACTAGTGCGTTTAAAAGTTTCTTTATAAACAATACAGTTATTGACACTGACTGTTTTAGTAGAGGACAACTACAAAGCAAACAATGGTTAGTAACTGAACTAGGAAAACTTGATGTAGAACTAGGCACAGTATTCTTGTGCGCCGGATGGTATGCTACCCTTGCTACAATGTTATTTGAAAGTGACATTAAAGTAGATAAAGTTAGAAGTTTTGATATTGATCCTACTTGTGTAGACATTGCTGAAACATTCAACAAGCCGTGGTTTATGGAACAATGGCGATTCAAAAGTATTACACAAGATATAATGGACATAGATTATAACGAACACACATGGCAGTTCTGGAGCAATGCTAATAATCGAATGAGTCGACCTATAGCAGATAATCCTGATACAATTATAAACACAAGTTGTGAGCATATAGAAAACTTTGCTGAATGGTATGCCAAGATACCAGATGGTAAACTAGTAATACTACAAAGTAATAACTTTTTTGATGTCCTGGAGCATGTTAACTGTGTTAAAGACATTACTGAGTTTAGTAATATGTCACCTATGTCAAATACGTTATACGCAGGCAATTTAGACCTGCCCAAATACAAAAGGTTTATGTTAATTGGATATAAATGATTTAACATTGCGACAGTTACAAACTGAAAGTGCTAGAGCTCTAAGTACAATGTCAGCAACTAATAACAACATTTACAAGTTTAACAAATTGGCACACCACGACAGTCAAAAATGGTATTGTGCTGTAATTGAATGGTACGTAGAAGAATATGGCGACTTGCCCAGCAAGTATGGTCCTGGTAAAGACATAAAGTTAGTGCTGGATAATGAGTAGAATATCACTAAGTGAACCTTGGAAAAAATTAGTTTGGGTTGCTACTACTGTGTGTAATTACAATTGTACATACTGTGCGCCAAACCTACACGATAATAAAAATAGATGGCCTGAAAACTATTACCCAGTAATAGACATGATTAATAGATTTAGAAAAGGTGACCCACTAATAGTAGATATTACTGGCGGAGAGCCTACACTGTGGCCTGAATTCGAAACGTTCTGTACAGATTTAGTTGATAGTCATAAAAACAAAACTAGTATTCAATTTACATCAAACGGATCCAGGAGTGTAAGATATTGGGACAGATTTAGCGCCCCGATCGATGAAATGGCTTTTAGCTTTCATACTGAATATGCTGACACAGAACATTTTTATCAGATTGCAAAATCACTTCATTTGCGTTATAATACAAAAATATTCTTAATGATGCCGCCCAATAGGTTAACTGAAATGCGAGAGTTTTATGATAGACTAGAACAATCAGATTTACAAATAGATGTAGCAACTAAACTTATAAAACATCATGATGGTACTGGATTGGTTGACGGGTACACGCCTGAACACCATGATTTTTCTGTACAAAGAATCAATCGTACTAAGTATAATAAAGTAAAAACAATTGATACATCAACAGTTTTATACAATGGAGATAAAATTTCAGCACAAGATTTAATTAATACTAAACAAGATCAATTCCTTAATTGGAAATGTAATGTTGGTATAGATAGATTGTGTATAAATCCAAACGGAGATATATACGGATCAACATGTTATATTACAGAACCATACGGTAATGTTAATGATATTAATAATGTAGTGTTGCCTACTGCTCCAATATCATGTACTAGACAACACTGTAGTTGTGGAGCCGATGTATCAATACCTAAATGGGAAATTAATGTATAATTACAGTGAAATAGAAATGGTACACCTTGAAGTTACACAACGCTGCCAAGCGGCATGTCCTATGTGTGATCGTAATGAAAACGGCGGTGTCGACAATAGACATATTAATAATGCTGAATTAAGTTTAGCAGACTGTAAACGTATCTTTAAGCCTGAATTCATTCGTCAATTAAAAACAATGTACATGTGCGGCAACTTGGGAGATCCTATTGTTGCTCGTGACACCCTAGAAATATTCCGTTACTTCCGTGAACACAACTCCACAATGTGGCTAAGTATGAATACAAATGGTGGAGCAAAGAATGAAGAATGGTGGACTGGACTGGCGGGAACGATTGGTCGTCATGGCGCTGTTATTTTTAGTGTGGATGGCCTTGATGATACTAATCATCTTTATAGACAGAACGTGGTGTGGGACAAAGTGGAACGAAACATGCGGGCTTTTATTGCAGCCGGTGGTAGAGCAAGATGGGATTTTATCATCTTCGGACACAACGAGCATCAAGTAGCGGAAGCTGAAGCACTTGCCGCTGAATGGGGATGTGAAAAGTTTCAGCGTAAGAAAAGCGGTAGATTCTTTACAGCAAGTAACAAAGGTAAAGACAAGCACCAAGCACAAAATCGTAAAGGTCAAGAAACACAACTACTACAAAAGCCACAAAAGTTAGATAACCAAAACTTAGCACTGCTAAAACAAAAAGAGATTGAAAAAACATACGGAAGTATGACTGAATATTATAATACTTGTAGTATACGATGTAAAGCCGTAGAGAAAAAAGAAATCTTTATTACAGCAGAAGGTTTATTAATGCCTTGCTGTTGGACTGCTGGACGTATGTACAAGTGGTGGCACAAAGATTACCGTGTAGAACAAATATGGGATCATATTGATATGGCTGGCGGCAAAGACAAAATAGACGCTATTAACATTGAACTTGAAACAGTATTCAACAGCGGAATATTGGAAAGTATTACTGATAGTTGGAGTAAACAAAGTATTACAGAAGGTAAACTAGGAGTCTGTGCACAAAAATGTGGAACAGAGTTTGACCCATTTGCGGAGCAATTTAAATGAAGACATATAAAACACCTTATGGAGATGGGTATATTAACACAGACTCTAAACAAAATATAATTGCGCTTAGTGGCGGATTTGATAGCGCCGTATTACTATACTGTTTAGCAAAAACACTCAATGACAAATTTTCGGATGCTGTTATCTATCCATACACTGTTCAACGAGGGAACCCTACTACTAATAAAGAATATGACAGGGTGCATATTATTCCTTATGTTAGACGTATTGTAAAATATGTAAGAGAAAAGTTTCCAAGGGTTACAATAAAAGATAGTGTAATAGAAGTAGCAAACTATCATTGGGTTGCTGAAAATGTAAATGGTGCTAATATTAGTTCATACACAAAAGCACAAGACACAGCCATGAGATATATAGTATGGCGTCATAAAAAACACACGTTTACTATTTCCAATGACAACTTTAATAATAGCATAACTACATATAATGGTGTTACACGTAACCCACCACCAGGATGTATTCCTGACAGTGAAGAACAGCATCGTGATAAATTACACCCAGAGCAAAACGATCCAGATATAGCTACTGTTTATTTTGAAGGCAGCCGCCAGGTTGGTAAATTTTCGTTTGACTTTAATGAGTACCAGTGTTGGCGCAACGCTGATAAAAGAATTGTATTTTGGGTAGCGGATCAAGAAGGTGTACTTGACGATATGTTAGACATGACTCGTAGTTGTGAAGGTGGTCCAGTTGAAACTGAAAACTTTACAAAGGTATGTGGCGAGTGTTGGTGGTGTTTAGAGAGAGATTGGGCACATAAAAATTATATGAATTTGGATATTAAACATGAAGAGTGACACATTTTGTATTTTACCTTGGGTACACCTTAGTACAAGACCAGACGGTAGTATGCGAGTATGCTGTACAGCTAATGCTAGTAGTGTAGGCCCTACAAACGATAAAAGTGAATGGGGAGGCATGGTAGGCGTACTTAAAGACGACCTAGGCCGTCCCAACAACTTAAATGTAACAGATTTTCAGAGCGCATGGAATTCAAAGTATATGCGTAATGTTCGTAAACAAATGCTTAATGGCGAAGTACCAGCTAGTTGTACTAAATGTTTTAAAGAAGAAGCCGCAGGACACCGTAGTAAACGACAGTGGGAGACTGCTTACTGGAGCCAGCGTGTTGATGTTGACAACCTTATTGCCAATACAGAAGCCGACGGCGAAGTGCCACCCAACTTGGCATATATTGATTTACGCTTTGGAACCAAGTGTCAGTTGGCATGTGTAATGTGTTCACCACATGACAGCAGTGGTTGGATTAAAGATTATAAAAAGATCTTTCCTGAAGTAAAAAATGAATCTCTCAAAGAAACAATGCAGTGGCAGGACAAGGGTAGTACTAACGGAAGCAGTTACAACTGGCACAAACAAAACGATATATTCTGGCAACAGTTTTATGAACAAATGCCTACAATGCAACAGATATATTTTGCTGGCGGCGAAAGTTTAATCATTGAGGAACACTATGAGATACTTGAACACGCAATTAAAATGGGTTACGCAAAAGACCTTGAGTTACGTTATAACTCAAATGGAGTTGAATGGCGAGAGGATCTATTTGATCTATGGCGAGAATTCAAGCTGGTGCGTTTCCATTATTCGGTAGACAGCATACACGCTATGAATGATTATATACGTTACCCTAGTGAATGGAAACGACAACAAGAAGTATTCCATATATTAGATACACAAACATCCAACAATGTAGAGATAACTGTTGCTTGTGCTGTACAAGCTCTTAATGTATACTACTTGCCGGACTTTATTAAATGGAAACTAGAACAAAACTTTAATAAAATTAATATGTGGCCGTTTGGTGCTGGTGGTATTAACTATCACTTTGTTTATCATCCAGGACACTTAAACGTTAAAGTATTACCAGACTGGTTTAAAGCTGAGTGTCGTAAAAAATACGAAGAGTTTTATCCCTGGTGGGAAGCGAACTGGGAGAAATGTATACCAGCTTGGCACAAAGATAAAGTAACATATGATGAATGGCGTAATGCTGATTATGGTATTAAAAGATTACAAGGAATGTTAACGTTTATGGAAAGCGAAGACTGGAGTGTTCGTTTACCTGAACTAAAAGAATATTTAAGTTTATGTGATAGACAACGTAATAATAGTTTTACTGATACATTCCCAGAAATGAAAGATATATTTAAAAGGGAAACACTTTAATGATTATACCACACAGTAAACAAGAACTTGATATACGTATTCCACGAGATGTAATTAATGTTGGACTGAAAATATCTGGGGGATTAGATAGTGCAATTGTAGGATATATACTAAGCAAGTATGTTACAGAAGAGCGTCCTGATGTTGGTATTACTCCGATTACAGTTGATCAAGAAGGTAAAGCATACCAAATACAATTTGCGAAGAATGTAATTGAATACTATAAGACGGTGTTTGGCGACATCTATACAGAACATTATACTGGGTTTAGTCCTATGCCAGAAGAAGAAAATTATGTCATCGCACAAGACAAAGTTACAAAACGCCTATATGCCGAAAACAAAATACAGTTTCATTTTGCTGGTATTACAGCAAACCCACCACAAGGCAGTATAGAACAACGCATATACGATCAAGGATTTCTTGAACCACCAGATAGAGATCCGTCAAAATTTTTAAAAAGTATATATGTTGACTCAAACCGTTGCTTGCCATTAATTAATTTTAATAAACAACATGTGAGTGAACTATATGATTACTTTGATTTACAAAACACATTGTTTCCACTTACAAGAAGTTGTGAACAATACACAGACGATTTTACACAGCATTGCAATAACTGTTGGTTCTGTGGAGAAAGAAAATGGGGCTTTGGTCGATTATGACACAAAAAACTGACACATTATTAGAAATAAAGGATTACATTCAATGAGTGAAGATGAAGGATTTGATAGAAAAACAACATTTTGTCCATTACCTTGGAATAGTATTAACATTAGAAATAATGGTGATATTAGAATTTGTTGTAATGCCAATAGTTATACTAAAAATAAAGGTATTGTAAGGAAAGAAGACGGAACACCGTACAATGCTGCGGTTGATGACTTGAAAGAGAGTCGCAATTCCGAACTAATGAAAGACGTTCGTAAAACGATGCTGGATAATAAATGGCATAGTGAGTGTGAACGATGTAGACAAGAAGAAAGCAATGGTGTGTTGAGCCGCCGCCAAATGGAACATAGTGATTGGGATGTTAATTTAGAAAAAGCCGCCGCTACAACCGAAGATGATGGTACTATTGTGCCTGAAGAACACCCACTGGAGTTCTTTGATATACGTTATGGTAATTTTTGTAATTTAAAATGTCGTATGTGTGGTCCAACAGACAGTCATATGTGGTATGAGGATCATGTTAAACTAACCGGTCGCACACACTACAAGGATACTCACGAAAAAATACAACTTACTAAAAATGAAAAAGGAAAGTGGAGTACTGACCAATACGATTGGTTTAAAGGATCTAATACATATTGGAATAATTTTGAACAATATACGCAGGATGCAAAAAAGTTATACATAGTTGGTGGTGAGCCACTTATTATCGAAGAGCATGTTGACAGTTTAGAAAGAATGATACACAGTGGCGCAGCTAAAAATATGCAAATTGAGTATAATACTAACCTTACAAACATTACACCTAGAATGTTAAAACTCTGGAAGGAGTTTAAAGAAATACGTATTGGCGCAAGTATTGACGCATGTAATGAAGTATTTGATTACCAACGAGCTCCAGCAAAATGGACACAAGTATATGAGAATTTAAAAAAGATCGAAGCACACCGTGATGAAATAAACTTTAAAGGTTGGTACGCATTTACAATTACACCGTTTAATGTTTTTCACTTTCCTGAGTTTATGAAGTGGAAATTGGAAGAGAGTGATCTAACATTGTTTAATCCTATACATTGCCACCGACCCCTTGTAAGTTACCATATGTGCCACAGCCCAAAGTATTATAATATTAAAGTCTTGCCACCACATATAAAACAAATGGTTTCAGAACATTATACCGAATACAGAACGTGGATTATGGCTAGCGATCATATAGATAATGTAAAGAAATATTTTGTACAACATTTAAACAGTGTGGAAAAGTTTATGCTAAGTGAGGACTATAGTGAGGAATGGCTGGGAGAATTTGTCTCAATTACTAATAAGTTAGATACAATACGTAAACAAAACGTATTAGATATTGTTCCACAATACAAGGCGCTATTTGATGCGGATAACAAATGAAAATCTAGACTGTGCCGTAGTCACATTGTTTATACATAATGTATGTAATTACAATTGTAGCTATTGCAGTGACTTTCATAGAGACGGTAGCAGTCGTTGGCCAGACGACTGGCAACCCTATATTAACTTCTTGGATCGTGTTAAACAAACTAACAAGAACTTGTATGTAGAAGTATTAGGTGGTGAACCAACAGTATGGCCCAAGTTTCAGGAGTTTGTTGATACTATCAGTGACGATAGAACGTTTGTTGAGTTTGGTACTAATGCTAGTCGTACATTGCGTTATTGGGAAGAATTTAAAACACGTAAAGCATTTGTGTTTTTAAGTTGGCATTACGAAGAAGCAGATGACGATCACTTTTATGAGGTTGCTAAAATTATGCAAGACAAAGCAAGTGTTAGTATTCCTCTTATGATTGTGCCTGATAACTTTGAACGTGCAAAAACATTATACGAAAGATTAAAGACACTACGAGTAGAAATAACACCAAAGTTTGTAAGGAAGTCTATTCACGGAACTGAATATTTCCAATACACTGATGAGCAACGTGACTGGATACAAAACAATTACTTTCATCGTATGCGTGACTTTGGTATTAACTGGGAGATACCACGTAACTTACACTTTGATGGTGAGAAAGTAAAGTTCATGACAGTGCTTGACAAAGAGATGCACAAGTTTGAAGGCTATACCTGTACAGCAGGACTTAAACGCTTTATGGTAGATCCCAATGGCGACATCAAACGGTGTACTAAAAGAGTAGGTGGTGTTATTGGAAATATATTTGAGGACTATGAACTACCTATTAGCCCTATAGTTTGTAACTATACAGCATGTCCTTGTAAACTAGATGCGATTGTAGAAAAATGGATATAAAACAATACGAAGATATAACATTTGATATGCTGGGTACAAGACGCCAGCGTCCAATGTACTTGAGTAAATTTACTAAGTTTAGACAGAATTTGGATATGCGATCATATCCAAAAGATCCACATGCTTACACTGAAACCTTTTTAACAGAAATTGATCGTTGGATTAACGAACACACTAGAGTAAGATATACAGGTTTAGAAACATTTGGCCGTCGTGACGCAATACTGGGTACAACACACCAGTTAGATGAACTACATCAATTGTACGGTCTTAGTATAAGTGTAATGAAGGGCGAGTACAAATATCACAGACGTTTAACTGATTTTAAAGTATCGCAAATTAGTCATTATACTGAGCTACAGCCTGGCGATGTTTTCATAGCAAGCTATCCTAGTTGTATTACAACTGGATTACACGACGAATTTGATAAACTGCTTGATCATTGTGCTGAATATAGTATACCAGTACACATAGACGGCGCATGGTTTGGACAATGCCGTAACTTCGAACTTGATGTTACACATCCAGCTATACAAAGTGTTAGTGTAAGTTTAAGTAAAGCATTAGGTATGGGCAGTCAGCGTATAGGTATTCGTTATACTCGTGAAAAGACACCTGGACCAATTAGTGTTATGAATGATTTTAACTATGCTAACGTAAGTGATATGTGGTTAGGCGTTGAGGCAATGCGACACTTTGGAGTTGATTATTGGTGGAGTAATTATGAAGACTTATACACTCGTGTTTGTGCTGATTTTGGATTAGCTGAGAGTAATAGTATACATGTTGGTTGGATTACTGATGATAATGGAACACATCAGTTTGGTGTACGCACACCACTGCGTTACTTAATAGAAGGTATATTTGATGAGCGTGGAACCGATCTTGGATTAAACGCTATTGAAAGAGCTGAGAGAAAATGACACACTGTCAGTTTGCATATAATAGTTTCTTTTATAACAAAGGTAACATATCACAATGTTGCTTACAAACACCATTGTTTGATGAGCTAAAACTTGACTGGAGTGATGTATCAGACTTAAACCAGTTCTATCAATTGCCTAACTTCTCACAAATAAGAACTGAACTTGAGCAAGGTAAAACTCCGTCAGCGTGTAATACATGTTGGGCGGCAGAACATAGTGGTATTAAAAGTATGCGACAGGTGAACACTTACTTTAATAATGTTTATGATTTAACTCCCAAAATTACACATGTTGATTTACGACTAAGCAATAAATGTAATTTAGCATGTCGTATGTGCAATGCCCATGATAGTAGTCAAATTGCAAAAATAGAAGGTATAGACATTCCAGTAGGGGATACTCAGCGTCTTATGGAGTTAGTTATAGACCTTCCTGACTTAAAAAGCATACGTTTTGCAGGGGGTGAACCTTTTGTTATGCCAGAAGTTATTGACTTTTTAGATAAACTTGTTATTCTAGGACGTATTGATATTGAGATAGAAATTATTACTAACTGTACTAGTGTTAAACCTAGTTTAATAAAAACACTAACCCAATTTCGTAAAGTATTAATTATGGCTAGTATTGACAGTGTTGGTGAATGGTTTGAGTTTCAAAGGGCACCAGCTCGTTGGGATACAGTGCACAACAATTTTGACAGGATATATAATAGTAACATTACAATACAGTTAGTGCCGTGTATTGGCAGTATAAATTTATTAGGGATACCTGATTTTTTTAAATGGGCTAACCAATATCCACAAGTACATGTTGCATTTAATGAAATAACTGAACCAGATTATTTAAACTTTAGGCATGTGCCACTGGAAGATCGTGAAAGATTATGGAGTGAATTTTCTGACATGCCACTGTTAAATGCTACGCCAGACTGGATAGTGTTTAAAGAAAAACTAATGTACGAGTATCAAGAGCCCAATCAGCTAGTAAAAAATAAAATAAAAGATCGTAATGAACTTGTATGGGGAGCGAGTCAACAACAAATGAAAGAGGTATTTCCGTGGATTTATATATAGACGATAACTGGAAACGCATAGGCGTCCGACTTAGCGGAGGTGCTGATAGTAGTATATTATATTACGCATTATGCCGACATTTTTTAAATACTGATACTAAAATAATTCCACTAACAATGACTACTCCACGAAACTGGTGGTATGCAAAAGGTGCACAGATAGTAATTGATCGTGTAGATGAATTACTGGGAACTAAAACATCAGAACATTATGTGTACCGTGACCAAACACCACACACAGATGAAAGTTACGTTGACGCAGTTGACCATTTAAGTGAGCAAGCACATAAAAAATATAACTTGGATGCAATTTATATTGGACTTACTTGCAATCCGCCAGCGCAAGAGATGAAAGAATATTTTACTACAGAATTTTGTAAAAAGCACAATTTGGATCAGGAGACAGTATACAGTTATATTATTGACAGAGATACAGAACGAGATGATCAAGTTGAGCCAGAGGTATTAACAATATATGATGGCAAACTACAGCAAGTAATTCCATTTGCTAACTTAAATAAAGTAGCAACAAGACAATTATATGATCTGGAAAATATACAGCAAGAGCTTTATCCATATACATATAGTTGCGAAAAGGTTATCCCAGAAGACAGTGATCTCACTCATTGTGGTTATTGCTTCTTTTGTTTAGAACGATATTGGGCATTTGGAAGGTTAGTATAATGATAACAGGTTATAAAAGTATAGAAGATTATGATGTTGATAGACCAGAATTTGGTACTTACAGTTTAGACTTTGATCCACTCCAATTTTTATCAGAGGCGCACACTGTATATGATAGCCCGACAGCAAAGACAAGTGGTAGAAACAATTTTAATAGGTTTAACAATGTTAGTCCAGATACAAAAAAATGGTTACGCACGTACTGGAATAATCAACTAGGTATAGATTATGACTGGAACTGGGAATATTTCCACAGTGGGGAGCCAGCTGGATTACATACTGACTATTTAAGTTTCCCCAACAGTTGGAAACCTAATAAGGATAAGATTACTCACGATTGTTTTGTTGTATTGGGTATTATTATTCCATTGGAATGGAACTGTAAGCAACCATACACCGTAAATTATGATATTGTATCTGATGAGCCACGTAAGTTAATGTACCGCCAAGGCGAAATGCGATACTTGGATAATAATAGTGTATACGATTATCGTTCACACTGGGATTATGATCCAGAAGTATTAAAATACAATCCAAAAGAAACACAATATCATAAAGAATATGCAGACTTAAAATTCCATAGCGCATACGAATGGGATCTTGGAAGTTGTATAGTATTTGATACCAGACGTTGGCACAGTAGTAGTTGGTTCCTTAGTGATAAACGAATGCCAGATGTAAGTACTGAATACAAACGTAGTATAATTGGCTTTGCAAGTATAGATGTAGATAGATGAGTACATGGTGCGTATTACCTTGGGTTCATGTTTGTGTACGTCCCAATGAGCAGATCAAACCCTGTTGTAGATTTCAATATAGTGAGGGAGATGCTGAATCTGCTCCAACACTAGACAACTTTGATATGAGTACAGAATTTTGGCAACAACTTCGTAGTGATATGTTATCTAATAAGCCTAGAGCAGAGTGTACTAAATGCTATGAACAAGAGCGTGTACTTAAAGGACACAAGCGTAGTAAAAGTTTACGTCACTGGATGAACAGTTTGTTTCCACATATTGATAAAAATACGCTAACAGATGACCCAGACTGTATACGTTATATAGAAATGAGCATAGACAACCTGTGTAATTTCCAGTGCCGTATGTGTGATAGTAAGTTTAGTAGTCAATTACAAAAGCGTGACGCATATATGGGACAGCGTATACATAAGAAACTAGAACCAAACTTTACTAAATTTGATGATAAAGATTTAAGTAATTTAGAATATATAAAACTACTGGGTGGCGAGCCATTTATGAGTCCAAACTTTGGACCTTTCTTGGACTATTTGTCATCTAAAGGAGCCAAGTTTGATAACATACGTCTACAAATAAGCACAAATGGCAGTAAACAACCACGACCAGAGTTATTAAATAAATTAAAACAATTCGGTAAAATAGAAATAAATGTAAGTTTAGATGCTTGGCATCCTGTAAACGATTACCAACGTGTAGGAGGTGTATATACAGATGTATATAAAAATGCTCTATGGTATCGAGGTCAATTGTCAAACAGTCATGTAAACTTTCACACAGTTGTTAGTGTATATACAGCAGACAAACTTGGAACAACACTCAAATTTTTAATGGATGAGGAAAACAATGACGTTAGTGTAGACTGGGTACGTGATCCATTATGGCAAAGTTTAAGCATAGCACCTAAAAGTTTTAAAGACTGGGTACTAGAACAAAATCGTGATCACGTATTTGCCACTAAGCTGATAGAAAATTATATAAGTAATAGTGTATATAATAAAGACGAATGGCAAAAGTTATTAAATAATACTAAACTACTAGATGACTATTATAGCCTCCCATTGAAGGACGCTAACCCCTTATTACACGAGAAATTATATGAAACACACAGTATTTGAAAATGCTATACCTTTAGAAGTCTGTCGAGAGATTAAAGATTTCTTTGACAATAATCCTGATTTACAGATACACAAACCCAACAATCCAAATGTAATTAAAATTAATCATCCTTGGCGACACTTAGAGGACTTATTAAGACCAATAGTAAGCAAGTATTTTAATCCAAATAAAGGCAGTGGCGGTAATATATACCGGCACACCAACTTGTACAGTCTACACGTTGATAGTGATGAGCCCACACAAATGATTAACGTAAACATTCCAATACATCTGGAAGTAACAGATCCACCACAACACTTCATGGTGTTTGACCAGTATACTGACAATGGGTTTGGACAAACTTGGTATGGTAAACGCAAAGATATCAACAACTACAATTTTGATCGTAATAAAAAAGTACCAATGGCACCATACGAAGATCCAAGAGTATATGATTGTACTGAAGATCCAATAGACGAAAAGTTTTATAGTGACTATTTAGAGTTTAATAACCACACACCAGAACTATTTCATGGGTTAACTGGCACAGCATATGATTGGCGTCCAGGTAATATGGTAGTTTTTAACAGTAATAACCTACACTGTACTGGAAAGTTAGTTGGTCCATGGAAGATGGGTTTACTTATAAACTTTGAAGGCACAGTTGAGGAATTACTTGTTTGATAGATATTTTATTTGCGATTATACCCAAGCTAGAACCATTCGCACCAACGACTGGTCCAGCACTATTAAAATCACATTGTGAAGCTGGTGGCTTGACAGCCACAGTACGTGACTATAATATTGACTTGTATAACTGGCTTAAAAAGAAAGGTCTTCACGAACAATATTTTCATGATGACGATAGTGGATTTATTACTTGGTTTGATCGCAAATTTGTATACCCTGAAGAATGGTATGAACTGTATGATGTCATTGAACCTAAGTTGCTGGATTGGATAAAGGAAATTAAACATATAAATCCCACATGGGTAGGATTAAGTATGTTGAGTAGTGCTAGTGTTTGCGTTGGTAGGAAAATGTGTGAATTATTACGTGAGCATGCACCACAAATAAAAATAGTTATTGGCGGCGCTGCTGTGCGTAAAGAAAATCAAATGTGGCTTGATGAAGGATGGATAGATTATTTTATATTTGGTGACGGTGAATTTAGCATTGTGGAATTATTAAAAGGTAATACACAAGCACCTGGAGTTAATAGTCGGTACCCTCATCAAGTTGAAGATTTAAACACAATATTAATGCCTAACTACAGTGATATAAACTGGACACATTATGAATTTGAAGCGCAATATGCACCTATATATGTAACAGGATCACGTGGATGTGTTAAGCGTTGTACATTTTGTGATGTTCCACTACTGTGGCCCAAATACAAATGGCGGAGTGCTGAGCATCTTTTCAGTGAAGTAGAGCTATTGTACCATGAGTATGGTAGACGAATGTTTAGATTTACAGATAGCTTAATAAATGGAAGCATGAGTCAATTTAGAATATTTTTAGATATGATTAAAAAGTTTAATAGTGACAAAAAATATGACATAGATCAAATTAAATGGTGGAGTCAGTGGATTGTCCGAGCCCGTGGACAAATGTTGGAAGAAGACTTTGAACTTATGAAGCAGAGCAATGTCAATGAATTAGACATTGGATTAGAAAGTTTTAGTGAAAGTGTCAGATGGCATATGGGTAAAAAGTTTACTGATGATGACTTGTGGTGGAATTTAGAAATGATGCACAAGTATAACATACATTATACACTGTTAATGATTACTGGATACCCAACAGAAACACTTGAAGATCATCATCATACACTAGCTAGTATTAAGCGTATGTCTGAATTAGGTTACTTAACTCCTAGAGGAAATAGCACTAGTACAGCATATTTAAGTTTTGGAAATACAATGTTGATACAACCTGATTATAAAATATATAAAATGCTCAAGGACGATCCAGATTATATAGACTGTGTAGGCGACAATGACTGGAGTTATCGAGATAATACTCTTGATGAACGTTTGCAGAGACATCGAGAAATACATGAACTAGTACAAGAACTAAGTGGAGTTGAATCAAGTTGGTTACAAAAAAAGCATGTTAGAGAAATTGAAAAGAACGGTATGAGGAAGCATAGAGATGCTGAAATGTAAGTATGCTTGGAGTCATTTAGACTTTCTTCAAGGAGAATACGCACCTTGCTTTAGATACAAAGTTAAACGTCAGCCTATTGCTAGTATGCGTGATACACTGCCAAGCGAAGCAGTTAATCATCCAAATATGCTAGCAGTGCGCAATAGCTTAATTAATGGCGAGTTTCCAGCTGGATGTGAAGACTGCCAATACAAAGAAGAAAACGGTGTAAAAAGTTATAGACAAAAAAGTCTCAATAACAAACACTGGGACGACAGTTCAATAGACTATACTACTCCAGTTTCAACAGGTATACTAGATTTAGAACTTAAATTTAGTCGTACTTGTAATTATTTTTGTAGACACTGTATGGCAGATAGTAATAGTCAGTTTGAACAACTAGGCAAGAAAAATACTGAAACACATGAAATGTTGTTACGTGCAGGCTTTGATCATATTGGACCTGCTGACTCACCAATACAAACAATAACCGCTGAACATTTGGAAGACATTATACAAAATATAATTCAGGGTGTTAAAAGGATTACATTTAGTGGTGGTGAACCATTATATCATATAGGACATTATCGCTTTTTAGAGAGACTTATCAGTGAGCCAGACATTGATACTAGTAAACTTACTATTGCATACAACACAAACATGAGTATGATAGAGTTTAAGAGTTATAAACTAAGTGAGTTGTGGAACCACTTTGGTGGAGTAGACTTAACAGTTAGTATGGATGGCACACATGAACTGTTTAATTATTTTAGGCAAGGTGGCGATTACGATCAGGTTGTTGATAACTTGTTTAAAATACTCAGTGCAAGTAGCAATATACTTGGTGTATACTTGGTGTGTACCAGTACCGCTTACCATGCATTCTACGCCAGTGAGACGTTTCACGACTTAAACAAATTAGTAGACCAAATACAAGCCATGGGCATTTCAGCTCATACTGATGCCACATTTGTACACTATCCTGCAGGTTTAGATATAGCAAATTTACCAGATAATGTCAAGAGCTTTTTAACTGAATTGCATGGCCCTGATAATCCTATTATAAAGTACATGCAAACACCACAAACTGCTGACGCTGAACTATTTAAAACAATTGTACGTTTGCAAGATCAACTTTATTTTAAAACTGGTGAGAAAAAACTACCAAGAATTGCTGATTATGTTTATAACAATAAACTTATTGGTTAATTGTATAAATACATATATCGTATAGGAGGAAAACATCAATGGAATTAACAACCGTAGATATTAAAAAAGCAGTTATACGCAGTCAACATTGTCAAAGAAACTTTGATTTAGATCAAAGTATTCCTGAAGCTGATATTGATACACTAGTACATGCTGCAACAAACTGCCCAAGTAAGCAAAATGTTGCTTTTTATAAGTTACACGTCATTACTGATCGTTCACTTATTGAACAAGTACATGCTTTGGCAACAGGCACACACACTTATGACAAAGACAATAACCAAATTGAGAGTACAAACAGTCAAGTACTAGCAAATGTCTTATTTGTATTTGAGCCAAACGAAATTGAAGACTTAACAGATAAAAGTCGTGCACGATGGGAGCAAAAAGATGCTGCTGACCGTGAAGTATTTAAGAGAGATGTATCGACAGCAATTGGTATTGCAGGTGGATATATTAACTTAACAGCAAGTATTCTTGGATATAGTACTGGTTGTTGTCAGTGTGGTAAAATGGATGCCATTCGTGACGTACTAGGACTTAAAAACCGTCCAGCAATGTTACAAGGTGTGGGTATTAAAGACTCAACACGTAACAGACGTTTACATCACGAAACTGGATTTATGTTTCCAACAAACAAAAAAGAAGATATTGCTGTTAATCGCATTTAACAGCTAAAGAACTAGAACACAGTCGCCGTTATGGCGGCTGTTTTCACGAGTATAAGTAATATTATGAAAACAGCATGCAGCAAAAGCTGGACTGATGTAAACATAGATTTTGCAAATAGATTAATAAGAAACTGTTGTAGGTCCAAGGCATACCCAATGCCTGATGAATACGACATAGATTTTTTTAATAACAGTCCTCAAATACAGCAAAGAAGATCTAGCACACTGTCTGGTGAACAACACCCAGATTGTACACACTGTTGGGAAAGTGAAAACGCTGGCATACCCAGTTATCGTTCACAACAAAATACGTGGCAAGACTTTAGTACAGTAACTCGTGATCCACACACAACTTATATTGACGTAACACTTGATACTATATGTGACCAGAGCTGTTTATACTGTGCCGCAGATGCTAGTAGTCAAATAGCTCAAGAAGAAGGTGTGCCTATACGTGATGACGGTACTGAGCGTGACTTTGAAACATTTAAACGTTGGGTATCAACACTTAGTGGTAGTATAGTATTTAATTTTTTAGGTGGTGAACCAACTGCTAGTAAACGTTTCGCTCCAATGGTAGAGTATATAAACACATTGCCTGTTGATGCGCAGTTTGAAATCTGTACAAATTGTAATACAAAAGCACCTATGATGGAACGATTATTAAAAACTATACGTGGCAGTGGCAAACCTTGGAATATTGCTATTAGTAATGAAACATTTGGTACTGATGCAGAGTTGTCAAGGTATGGACTAGATTGGGAAAGATTTAAAACTAATTTTATTACGTATGCAACCACACCAGAAGTCGAAAGTATTACACTAGCACCTACTACTAATGCACTTAGTATAAGAGGACTAGCTGATTATATTGAATGGGTGCATGAAACAATGTTAACTGTTGCACCTGATAAGTCATTTAGTTGGCATGGAAGTTATATCACCATACCCAGTGTAATTGATATAAAGAACTTAGATACCGATTATCGAAAACATATAGTAAGAGCACAAGAAGTTTATGCTAGATACCATAACCAACATACAAAGTTACAAAATGCTAAAAGATTTGAACAATACTTGCAAAGTATGCATGATAGAATAGGTACTGGTTTTAGTCATACAACTGTTACAGATTTTATACTAGACAAACAACAGATAAAAAATCAAGATTTAAGTAAATTATTATGACTAATTTTTGTGTACATAGCCAAGTAGGCGTTAGCGTTGTTGATAGTGGTGGCACCGTCCGTCCTTGTTGTAAGTTTTCAGACCCTGTAGACTTGCCTACTATATTTGACATAGATAGTTTAGACGGGTTACATCAAACACCACCTTATCATAATATAAAACGTAACCTTAACCATGGGCAATGGCCCAGTGGATGTCAGATGTGTCAGTTAGCAGAACAAGGTGGTGCTGAAAGTCGAAGAGTTTGGTCAAATAAGTTTTATGGACAGCATAATTTATTCCAACCAGCCACTATACAAGATTTAGAAATAGCACTGGATTATACCTGTAACATGAGATGCCAAATATGTAACCCTGGTGCTAGTAGTAAATGGAATAACTCCAGCTTGTTGGCGGAGTTAGATGCGGCTGGTATTAATTATGACCCAGCCAATAATTACCGTAATTACCAAGAACGTATGCGAGTGGTGTTGGGTAATACTGATTTAAGTCAAGCCAGACATATAAAAATAGAAGGTGGCGAACCTTTTTATGCTAAACATTTAAGTTGGTTTATAGATAAACTACACCAAGAAGTACAGACCCCTAATAAACTATTTTTAAATATTACAACAAACGGTAGTGTATACCCAGATGAAAAAGTTATACAACAATTAAAATACTTTCCAAACAGTGTTATATCATTTAGTTTAGATGGCACTCATGAGCTAGCAGAGACCACCAGGTTTGGAATAAGTTGGAATACAATTGACAGTAACATTCGACGTTTTGCTGAAACCGACATTAATCTTTACGCCAGTTGTACAGTAAGTATACTTAATTTTAATAAGTTATGGACATTACAAGATTATCTTAAACGTTACAATATAAAAGTTTCGTTTAGTGAATTAACGTTTCCAAAACATTTAAGTATATATCAATTACCATTATCAGTTAGAGAACAATTTGTAACTGGTAACACGGAGTTAGACCGCATACTAACAGCAGACATTACGATTGATAATCAGTTAACCACAACTCGTGATTATATTAATATTATGGATCGACATCAAAAAACAGATTTTACTAGTGTAAATAAACAAGCATGGGAGATAATAAATGCTAATATCAGGTAATCCTACACAAGGGATAGCGCAATCGTTATCCCAGTTATATCCAGATGCCACTTTTATGAGTAGAAGTACCGGACATGACTTGGTAGAAAGATCAGGAAGAGACGCATTTGCCGCTGAAGCACTCAATCATGATGTTATTATAGTTAACAGCGCACTATGGCAGTTTCAACAAACTGTGCTACTAGATACAGTGTACAAGAGCCTAAAGGATGCCAAGAAACTAGCACATATAGTAGTCATTGGTAGTACCACGGACCGTGTTAAGAACGGCAAGGCCTGGTTATACAACGCTGAAAAGAAAGCACTACGTGATTACAGTAATACACTTAGCATTGGAGGTGTATGGAGTCGTATGCCCAAAGTAAGCTACATTAGTTTTGGTACACTTAGTAATAATGAACATAAACACCCTGATAGACGATGTATGGCGATTGATACAGCCGCAGATTACATTAAATGGATAATAGATCAACCAGCACATATTAATATAAATGAATTAAGTGTTGACCCTGTACAGGATGCCTATTGGTATGCCCTTTAGTAAAGATATTAGCTATTTACATTTTGGTCTGACAAGTAAATGCACTCTGTCTTGTCCAGAGTGTGTACGTACAATGAGCAATCCTACGATTAATACATTATGGCGTGATATTAAAGAGCAACGACAAATTGATTGGCATCAATATCGTGGAGTTATTAAAGATTTATCATACCAATCAATACTATTTTGTGGTAATTGGGGAGATCCAATATACTATCCTGATCTAATAGAGTTTATCGCTTATATTAAAACTGTTACTGATGTGCCTATCTATATTCATACAAACGGAAGTTACAAAGATGCTGACTTTTGGCGTCAGTTAGGAGCAGTACTACAACCACTGGACCAAATATTGTTTAGTATTGACGGTCTATTAGAAGACGACCAGTATCGTGTTAATAACGATGCTCGGAGCAGACAGTTGGGAGTTCAGACACTTGTCAGTATGCCACCTAAAACAAGACCATTAGTAGTACAAAAACTTTTAGTATTCAGTTATAACGAAAACAACATTCTTAAAATTATTGACCAAAGTAGACAACTAGGCTTTGATGTAATTAGAGTAAAATATCCTATTGTTGAAGAAAATCCACATCTAGAACCATCATATCGTGGCACAGATTTTGAGGTGTTGTTTACAGAGAAAGGTGGACATCGTGAGTAATATTGATCCAAAATGTCAAACGACTGACGTTAATTACCATATTGAAATAAACGGAATGTTTTTACCATGCTGTTGGCTAGCCACACATCGTGAAAGTATTGATTATCTACGTGAAAAATTAGGCGATGATTATGACCTTTTGTTTTTGACAAATAACAATCCTTATAGTATAATGGACTTATGGGAAAAATATATTGAAGACAGTTGGTCAACAACTAGTCCTGTTCCTATATGTACAATGCAGTGTTCCAGAAAGACATTAAATGACTGACGATTTAAAATGGAGTGAATATGACTTTACTAAAATACCCTTTGACGACCTTGTTAGTGTTGGTCAGCGTACTCTGCTGTATCGTGACTTATTTACTGTCAGTTGGCTACTTGGTAGATTTTGTAATTACAGATGTAGTTACTGTTGGCCTTACGCACGTTCAGATAGAAAAGATCATAGACCAACAGAGCTATGTCTTAGCACAATTGATGAGATAAAGAGACAAGCACGTGGCAATGGTTTTAATAGCTTTCATTTTAGTCTGTCTGGCGGTGAGCCTACTTTTCATCCAGGATATCTGGATATTTTGCGTCATTTGGCTGATGATGTTACTAACACTAATTATACCTCTGTGCATATGACATCAAACTGTAGTCGCAATATGCGATGGTTCGAAGACTATGTAGAACGGGTAAAACCTTTCCATAGAGCTAGTATAACCGCTAGTTTACACACAGAACACTTAAATACACTTGACAAGCTACAAGAGTTTGCAGACAAGCTCATATTATGTCAGGAGCATGATGTACAGGTTACCATCAATATGGTTATGGTTCCGGAATGGTTCGAAAGGGATTGGGAAAATGCCTTGTTCTTCCACGAGCAAGGAATCAACGTCACACTCAAGCCACAAAGCGATCCAACGGCGTCAAGAGTCGTGGAAGGTTATACGGACGAGATGTTACAGCGATTGTGGAACGGCATGCCGCAAATGGCGTATACTGAGGAAAAACGCAAGTGGGCAGATCGTCCAAGGCCTAGTTTCGAACTGCCGCCGTATACAATAGGTGATAATGATAAAAGTGTGCCCTGGCACATGCAGATTGAATTTAAAGATTCAACTGGCAAAAAATGGTACATGGATCAAGCAGAACGTTTTAATGCATTTAATTTTAATAAGTTTAAAGGCTGGAGTTGTAATGCTGGCTATCAAGGTATTATTATACGTGAACCAGATGGCAGTGTAAAGCGTAGTTATAGCTGTGCTGATGTACCATTGGGTAATATTGAAACAGGATTTAAACTGTTTGATAAGCCCATGCCTTGTATTAGCGATAATTGTGTAAGCAGTGCTGATAGCAAAATTCCCAAACGTAAACTATAAATATAATATATATAGGAGAATTTAGTATGGAATTAACTGAATCAAGCATTAAAAAAGCTGTAATTAGATCGCAACATTGCCAACGTAATTGGAATTTAGAAAAAGAAATCCCACAAGAGGATTTACAAACAATGGTGCATGCTATTACAAATTGTCCTAGTAAGCAAAACGCCGCCTTCTATAATGTATATACTATTACTGACAGAGACACAATTGAGCGTATCCATGAGAAAACTGAAGGGTTCTATCATAGAGATGAAGAGAAAATGGTTAGCAATAGTCAAACCCTTGCTAATGTATTATTTGTGTTCACTAACAATACAGAAAAAAGTAATAGATTAAATAAAAAACGTGACAGTTATGGCGACAATGAAGCCAGTGTTGGTAGAGATTTACATATGGCAACTGGCATTGCGGCAGGATATTTAAATTTAACCTCAAGTCTAATGGGGTATAACACAGGGTGTTGTGCATGTTTTGAAGGCGACGAGATACAAGAAATATTAAATACTGAAGACGAGATTGTATTGCTTATGGGTGTTGGTCATAAAGGCGACATTCCTAGAAGAATACACCACGCAGATAATAGTTTAACATTCCCTGCAATCCCAAAAGAAGATATAGCGGTAACTTATATAACATAATATGACAAAAACTGAACAACAGTACTTGGAAATGCACACTGCACCCTTGATTCCACTTGACATGAAAGCAAATATGACCTTGTTTTCAGAGTGTATGCGTGAATACCAACATGCGTTTAGAGCATGGGGTGTCAGACATTTAGAACATCAACGTTATGGATTACCATTAGTAAATGCCAATGGGCAGTTACATAACAATCCAGAACCAGTTTGCTATCCGCTAGACCAGTGGAATGCACAGCTAGCAGATGCTGACCGTGTTAGGGATCATAGCTTTCAAGTACCAACAGAAATACTTTCTCATCGAGCATTTGATTTTTTAGAGCCACTTAAAGATTGTATATTACGTAGTTGCATACTAAAATGGATGGATAACAGTATGTTTTATCCTCATACTGATACCAAACTTCAAGGACGTATACTGCGACTATGGGGTACAGATAGACCAGATATGGTTAAGTTACGTTTTGATCGTAATAGTGCTAGAAGCAATCCCAGAGATGTAGACAACACTGTGTTTGATTTAGCCGCACCAGACTGTGAAATTGAAGCTGGGCGTATGTATTTAATTGACACAAACATTATACACGATGCGCATAGTTATGCCAACAATACATATCAATTCTTTCTTAGCTTTGACAGAGATAAAAGTTACGAAACTATACAACAATTAAAATTATGAAATATTTCACACCACTAGATTTACCGCAATATGATTTACTCAGTTGTATGAACGAGTTATTACAACAAGAAAAAATTGACTGGGGTACACACAGACAAATTTGTATTAATACTACACCTGATCAGCCCGACAACTATCATCATGGAGATGCTAGTTTAAAATATGATTGGAATAATACAATTGATAAAGCAGATAAAGACGGTAATATAACACACTTTACTGTACCATTGCGAGATAAACATTTAAGAGAAAAGCACTTTACTCAGTTATGTACGGTATTTGAAAATACTATATTTGCTAAAGTATACCAACAGTTAAGCAGTCAGTATACACTTGGTAGAGTTAGATTAATGACTAGTCTTCCTAAAACATGTTTAACTTGGCATCAAGATAGTACTAATAGAATACACTACCCACTAGTTACTGATCCAGGATGTCAAATGGTAATTGAAGATGAAGTTTTGCACATGCCAGAAAATACTTGGTGGTTAACACAAACTGAGCATCATAAACACACAGCATTTAATGCTAGTACAGACAATAGAATTCACTTAGTGGCGGTGGTTAGAAATGCTGTCTAAACGTATTGACAATCAACATATTGTACAAGTAGGCGAGTTTGTACGCCAATGTGAAAAACTTGGATACAACAATAACTCCAGTCTACAAAATATGAAATGGGATTGGTGTTTGGAATCTGGTGCTTGGTTTGCCACATACATTGATGACGAAATTATAAGTTTAAGTGGTATACACCCTTTTGAAGATGGATATAGAGCTTTATTTCGTGGTGCACAATTACGTTCACGTAACGTTGGACTAAACAGATACCACATGCAAAGTTACTGTTTTAGTACACAGTTGCCATTACAATTAGAATACGCTCAAGATAAGCCTGTGTACATCACTACAAATATAGACAACGATGCCAGCGGTAAAATGGGAAGTGTTAATCGAACATTTTATCATTTAGCCAAATATGGTATTGTAGATTTTGTAAGAGCTGATGAAGTATTTTATACACAACAAAATATATGGAAATTAAATAATGAAAAATACAAAAATATTCGACTTTAAACATCTTAAAAAGGCTGGTGCCGGTTATTTTAAACACTTGACATTGGCTACATATTATAATATACTAGCATTAGGTGTGTTAGTAACAGGAATAATTCACAGTTTTATACCGTGGCTATTTCCGTTTACCCCTTACTATCTAGCTAAGAGGATTGTAGATGGCACTGAACGAAACTTTAAAAAAGATAATTAATACTGGTACGGCATTGCCAACCAGTGGTACTACTGGTGCGCCTAGACGTATATTTCAACCCCCACATAAACTACAAGCCGCTAATAGTGTAGCTAGACAAGTACAAGATATTACTGTTAATAGTCGTATACTAACAGTGTGTACACTAACACATGCTGGCGGATTACTTGCGCAAACATTACCTGCCGTAGAAGTTGGTGCCCTGGTTGACATACAAAAGTTTAATCCTTATAGTTGGGTTAGACAAATTACAGATTATACACACAGTCATTTAACACCAGACATGGCTCGTGCTGTAATAAAAACTCGAGGATTTAGTAGTGTAAATTTGAGTGGCATAACTATTATGTGTGGTAGTGATAGAGTACACAGTCGTATTATTCAATCATTTATTGATCGTGGCGCCACGTTTATTGCTAATTGGGGTATGACAGAAGTAGGCCCAGTAGCAATTAATAGTACGTTTAATCCTGGTGACGTAGTCAGTTTAACTGAAAGTATAATGGGCGAGCAAACACATTGTGATACAAAGATTGTAGACAATGAATTGCTAGTTAAAGGTGACATTTGTGTATATGACGATTGGTATCACACTGGTGACCTAGTAACATATAATAATGGAGTTTACTATTATCTCGGACGTATACAATAATCCAAACTTTGTTTTTGTAAGTTTTGAACCTGGTAGTAGAGGACACACTATCGGGCGTGTCTTGTGCAGTTTACCAGAAGTGTATTGGTATAGTAATTCAGACAACGGTATTAATCCTTGGAACATATCGCACAAGTGTGATTGGATAATTCAACGTCGAGTAGCCCCCAAACATTTTGATAGGACTATGCCCAACGGAGAAGTATTGCCTCCAGTCTGGGATTATGTAAAAGATTTTGTTGATTGTGATACATATTATCGTGACTTATTTCCAGCACAGTTTGAAAAAGCCCAAGGTCAACAATATCTAAACACACATCGGTTATTATACTGTACGCATAGTTTACCAGAAGAAATACTAACACAGTTTCCCAACAGTCGTGTAATTAATATTGTAGCAGATGCTGATGATATAGTAAATAGATATATGCACACAACGGCGCATTTTCCTGCCTATCTTAAACTTGAGTGGATGAATGGTAGCAAAACTAAATATGGAAAAATGCTATATCAATTAAGTAAACGTTGGGGATTGTTTTTTACAGTACAAGATGTTTGGGAGCATTTAAACAGTGGAAGTTTTTATCAACATATAGAAACACAAATAAAAAATAATATGGCATTGAGGAATCAGACTAATAACAGCCGTGTACTTAATGTTAGCTATAGAGAATACCGAAAGATGAAAGAGTTTATCGTATGAAATATAAATTTTTAGACTTGCCTGCTGTGCCAGAGCATTTAATATTACCAGTTGAACAAGTATTAGAACTTGAAAATATATTTGGCGGACGTAGCCCTAATTACACTATACACGAATGTCAAGCGGAATTGGCGGACTATCTTCAAGAACAGTTTCCTGAATATACAAAGTTTCGTTATCAAACACTAGTACATGGTGTACCTGTACACAAAGACAGAGGACGAACGACAGCGTTAAACTATATTATTGACCCAGGCGGCGCTAATGTACACACTATTTGGTATGATGAAGATCAGGTAACCCCCACATGTGATGTTGTACTAGATAAACATCAGTGGCACATATTAGAAGTTGATTCATATCACACAGTTATGAACATAGAAGAAAGGCGCTTTGCGATTACAATAGCATGATAGATACAAATAAAATAATATTCTTTACTGGAGCACCAGGAAGTAAATGGAGTGCCACTAGTGTATTACTAGCTAATACTCCAGTAATTGATATAAACATCAGTGACCGATCACCAGAGCGTGGGTATGATCATGGTCCAGAGTTTAATGGCGTTAAACACTTGGGCGCATATTTTGGTCCAGGATTTGAGTTTGGTGAATGGTTTCATGAACTACACACTGGAAAATATACACGTGAACAAGTGATTGCTGAAATAGAATTAGCTTATACAAATCATGACGGATATATTATAGTAAAGTGTCATCAGTTTGTTTACAGTTTAGATTGGATTGCTGAAACGTTTCCTGAAAGTAAAATTATGATTGTTATGCGACATCCAGAAGCATGTTGGGATGGTTGGCATGGAGTAGGTGGTATTAAAATTCCATATCCTGATTATACTACGTTTTACAAAACAACTGAACAGGCAAAAGAGTTAATTAACCACGAGTGTATGTTAGCACGTAAATGGATTTATGAACGTGATTTAGCAGTACACACTAGTACACCTAGACACTGGCGTGACGTTTGGAAGTTAGATGATACTGATGAAAATCGTCGGTACAGTCATAGTCTCATAGGATATCATCATAAAAATGATAATCCAACTGAACGATTGAGATATGATGTACAAATGAGTTACTATAATTTTGAGATGATCTAAAATGGATTGTGTTGTAATAGTTAAATCAGGAGATGCGTGGTGGGATGATATCGCACTTAACTATAGTCAGTTAAGTATTGATCACAGTGTGAGCAGTAGATATAGTCAAAGCAAATATGATTACCATGTCATTGATGTTTTTAAACAAGTTGATTATACAAAGTACGATCGTGTTTTAATTATACAAGCAGGTACTATATTAGTATGGGGAAACTACGAAAAGAACATTATTCCTAGATTAAAAAATTATGAGAACATAAACATTTGTAGTGGTGCTGACGTCTGGCAACCACAGGGCGAAGGTACTATAGATTTAAAAATGAATATACAATCAATTGATCCTTTTACTGCAAACACATTTACACACAGTCATAGCGCCGCTGTGACTAACTTAATAGACGATAGTAATATAAGTTATTTGATGCACAATGAAATCCCAGAATACGGAGCAACTAGTACGGCTGTTGATTGGGCCATAACAGTGAGTAGTGGATTCTTTATTAATGGGATATTAAATCATCATGGCATGCACTCAGACACTGTAGTACATCATATAGACATAAGCAAGATAAGTTTAGCTGTTAGAAAATATACCATTCAAGAATGGGATGGTACAGATATAAAAAGTTGGATCAAACACCTACAACAAAAATATCCAAGCATGCAGTTATTTAATAGACACAAGTTTACTGATAGAGATAATGATTACATGATTATCTGGGAAAATCTACAAGCTGAATTTGCTGATTGGAGCTCACATTGGCAACAATACCAAAGTTTAGAGCATCACTATCATCGAGTAAATATCAGTAACCGATCAGACATCGATAAATTGTTGTTACTAATTAAACAAGGCAATGGTGTAATATGGTGGAATGGAGCATTAAAACGCATGCCAGGAAACTTACTAAAAGACAGTAATGCCAGTCATCAGTCAGCTATTGAATTTGTACGAACAATAGCAGAGCATAATCCAAATACAATATGTTATGGAAGCGATCATTGTAGCCGTCAATTTAATGGCGAACTAGCAAGTACAGTAGCTGAGTTAGTAGCAGAAAATAATAGTAGAGAATTATTGTGGCAGACGAAATAAAATTACCCACAGGGCCTATAGGCATATATCTAAGTGGCGGTAGTGACAGCGCAATATTGTTTTGGTTAATAGCGTCACAAAGACAGCATGACGTTGTGTTACTTACAGTTGCTAGTGATGATAAGAAATATAATATAGAGCCTGCGCTAGCAGTAAGCAGGTGGATTCAGTGCTATACATCAGTAAAAATACTAGAGCATTGTGTAACAATAGCGCCAAACTTAGAATTACGCAAAGAATATAGAGATCAAGCTACTAATAATTTAACTGAGCAATACAATTTAAGTTGCTGGGTAAGTGGAAAAACCCGTAACCCAGATGTAAAGTTAAAGTATCATGAACAAAGAAAAAAAGATAGAGATGTGTTACTGTCTAGAGTAATTCATAATCATTTCTATCGTCCGTTTTATGATGTTAATAAAAGCCATCTAGCAATGATATATAAAAAATATAACTTAAAAGCATTACAGGATCTAACAGTAAGTTGCGAAACTAGTTACCCACCGTGTGAAGATTGTTGGTGGTGTGCAGAAAGAGAATGGGCATTTAGTACTACTAGAACAATGAGTGCTCTTGGTACACAAGTAGGTATTACTACTGGCAATACAGTTTTGCTAAGTTCTAGTTTGGGTGGCAATTATGTATAAAGGTAAAGATTTAATCATAGCAACTGGTACACCAGGCAGTCGTTGGAGCGGAGCAATTCGATGTATACAAAGTCAAGTAGACATCAATACGTCAGATGAAGTAAACACTGATAGTTATACTAACGGCGCTAAAGGTTGGCACAGAGGTGCATATTGGGGACCAGGACACGATTATGGTTTAGAGTTTGATCGTCTGGATCAATTAAATCGTGACGATGTAATAGCACAATTTCAGGAACCTTTCGATGATTGGGATACTGGTATTAAGATCGTTAAAAGTCATTGGTTTAGTTATCATATACCTCAACTACGTGAATGGTTTCCTGAAGCAAAGTTCTTGGCATTTTGGATGCCAGATGACTTTTGTTTTGATTGGTGGCATCAAGTAGGAGGTTGGAATATAACTTATCCTCACTATACTTGGTATGAGAATGACAAGCGTATGAGAGAAAAAATTGCTATAGAGAATAAATTTATTCAACAACATTTTGATTTACAACAAAATAGTCTAGTAGAACTATTACATAAACTAGGACTAGATAATCAATTACACAAAGAAAAAGAACTTTGTAAACGAGATACAAAGTTCCAAGATCTTGCAAAAAATAAATCTATTGATCGAGTTCTAAACGACACTGTTCAACGAATTTATACTGGTGTTCTTTAGTCTTCAGATTCACTAATTACTACACCATCAAATGTAGGATTATCTGGACGTTCGCTACGTTCAAATTCTCTTACTGCTTTCATTGGCCAAACTACAGTCCGTGTAATTGATGCGCCGCCTTCGTCTAGTACAGCATTCCAACTAGTATGACCTTCGCTATTTTGACCACAACTTCCGTGTGCAGTTAACCAAGCCTCCACCGTGTCAAATGTATCACTTGATGTAGTTGTAAGTCTACTTACATGTGTATAAGCCATGTTATTCTCCTGTTAGTACATTTATTTATACAGGTATTTGATTATTATATGTGCTGAATAAGTTACGAGTATGTTCAGTAGCAACACCTGTAACTAACAGTGTACATCTTGGACCATTTCCAGCGTTTGCTGTACAATGTGGTACATTATACCAATCAAAACTGTATATTTCTCCAGCCCGATAACCAGTGTGAACAAAGTTTCCGTACTGTATAAAGTGACCTGGCTCCCAATCGTTTAGCATTACCATAAATCTATAAACACTGTGCGGATCTGCTTTGTTCCATTTTTCTAATTTATCAATGTGTAAGTTCCAAACTTGACCAGGATGTTGTATGTGTACACGACTTTGTATCGGCTTCTCACCTTCTACTAGTCCTAATGCATCTGTCATATGTTGAAATACAGGATGCAATTGGTATTCTAAATTAGTTAAACTAAGTCTAGGATCTGCACCTGCTCGCATTAGATCATACTCTTCTGACTCAATGTCTGGACTTGTGCCATCTATTGGATTACGGTTACGCCATGTAATAGCTGTACTACTTTTTACAACAGTTTCTAGTTCTTTTTGCCATTGTCCAATAAAACGCCCGGCATAGCGCATTGAATCGTATGCCGGGTCCATTTTAAATGAGTCATAATGATAGCTTGTACGAGGCTTCAATTTGTCCCAATTGCTGTTCATTACTTAACCAAATCTGCTTTATAGATACTTTTAAGTCCTAGTGCTTCACTGTTAAACTTAACTAAGTTCTTGAGAGCATCTTCAGTAATAAAGCCCATCAATGTGTCACGCATTTGGTCACCTTGTTCTCCAATAAACCATTCGTAATTGCCGTTCTTTGCTTCAATAGCAGCCATACTTTTAGGATCATTATCTAATGCTGTCATTGCCGCACGTAAACGATCACGAAGTTCTGGATTGCCTTTGTTAATCCAAATTGCTTTTTGTAAACCGTCACGGAAACTTTTTACAAGTACATACGCATCATAAAACTCTCCACTTGGTGCTACACCCCAACGTGCTTCAAATAATTGTTCTACTTGATATCCTGCTGGGTAGTTTGTATCGTCACTGTGTGTTCCAGTTGCTGGATCAAGTAGACCATGATGGAACCATAACTCTGCATTTTCATCTGGCTCTACGTGTTTTTGATATGTTGCTGGGTTCTCACGAGTACCGTTTAGATCTCCACGTTTAAATGCTAAACGTCTTTCACTACCACTCATGCCTTTAACCCATACTACATTTTCTTTAAAGCATTGAATATATTCGTCTACACTCTTGTCTGGTCCGCATAACATAAGTGTCATAGCAAATGCTTCTGGCACCATTCCTGAACCTGCTGGAAAACGTGGCTTACTCATGTCATCGCCAATACGTTTACCTGCGATAATATTTAAGTTCATAAGTGCAATTGATTCATACTCTGCGTAATCATAAGCTACATCCTCTTGTAAGAAACTAACACCGTTACCACCGTGTGATACCATAATAGTATTCTCATCAAAGCGTAAATTATTATGATACTCATTAAATCCTGGAATGTCACGAGCACCTGGAATTAATCGTAATGTAATTTTTTCACCTAAGTGTTTTTCAAGTTCTTTCTTTACAATCTCTGCCCATACAGTTGTGCCTTGACCAGGCTTCTGTGGTACTACCATTGTGATTTCAGCAAATGCTACTGTAGCGATTGCCAGTGACGCAACTGCGCCTAATACTAAATTTCTGATTTTCATTTTCATCTCCTATACAAAATCAATACGTGCTTTATTAAAAAATATTCCCCAAATTGCGGCTGCAATTGCTAGGGTTATGAATACAGCTGGTAGTGGTTTTAGTAGCAAATCTTGCCACCCATAACCAAATGTATCAAACTGTACCCAACTTGATTCTAATCTAGCACTAAGAATAAAACCAATCAAGAAGCTCACTCTACTGAACTTCAGATACTTCATTGCCATGCCTACAACACAACAAATAGCTAACATAGCATAATCATCTATCATGCCTGTGTACTGTGTACTAGCCCAAACTAAACTTGCTAGTATAGGCCAGAAGTAATACTTAAACGGAAGGTTTGTTATATACACTGCATACTTGATAAACCCATAACTAATAGGCAGTATGAGTAACAAACTCCACAAGTAACTACTGAGTAGTACATCAAAAAATCTTTGATCTTCTAGTACACTTGGTGTACCTAGCTCAAGTCCAACATACATCAACAGTCCCATTACTATAACTTCAAATGGTGCGCCAGGGATACCAAACAACACTGTAGGAACATAACTGGTTGCCTTTTGTGCATTGTTTGCACCTTCACAACCTATTACTCCTCTAACATGACCTTGTCCAACATTTTCTCCATCACGTTTTCCAAGTGCAACAGTTTGGCTATATGCAAACCAATCAGCAATTGCTCCGCCTATGCCTGGTACTAGTCCGATAAAGCCTCCTATTAGACCTCCACGTAATCCATCCCACTTATAACGCCAAGTGTCTCGAACACCTTGTATTAGTTGTTCAACAATAACACCATTAGTTAATTTTATCTTTTCTGCTCGCATACGATATGCACTTACTAGTTCTGGAAATGCTAACACTCCTGCCATTAATGGTATTATTTGTACACCTGCTCCAAGATATTCCCAATCCATAGTCCAACGTACACTAGCAGTATTTGGATCCATACCAATATGCCCAACAGCAACGCCAGCAACTAATGCTACAGCGCCACGGAACCAATACTTACTACTAACAAATATAACACAAGTCATAGCAAATATCAAGAACGAAAACATTTCTGCTGTACCAAAATACAGTACAATTTTAGTATAGTAAGGCAGAAACAAGAACACAGCCAAGCCCCATATTAATCCGTTTATCCAACTTGTACTAATTGCAGCACTAAGTGCTCTAGCGGCTTCACCTCTTCTTGACATTGGAAATCCATCTACCATAGTAGCGGCGGCACCGCCTGCTCCTGGTATATTCATAACAACACCGCAAAATGTATCTCCTATACTGCTAGTAACTACAATGGCTGTAGTAAACACAACTAGCATGTAAGGATCTTCAAAGTAGCCTACAAAACTGTAAACTGCAATCAGTCCAGTTGTAGCACCAGCCACAGGAACGAGCCCTACGAAAAATCCGTAAAACACACCTAATAATAATACAACAATGTAATAGTCCATAGAAATACAACAGCTAGAATCTAGCTGCTCCTTAAATTAAAAATATTGGGGGTTATATTACTGAACTTCTTTTTGATCAGAGCGTTAGCAATATTGTATACTTATTTAGTCCGCCACACAAAATACATTCTGTTCTTGTGTGAATCTGTTCTTAAATCTAATATGTCAACGTTAAGCTGACTAGCACAGTTAACAACAAAGTTACTATCCCATGGATAAAAGCTAATCCAATTACTTTCGTCTGCTTCATGTGGTAAGCCTGGATTAACTCTAAAAAACATAACAGCACCAGGATTGCACAAACTAACAGCATGTTCTAGTTCTGCAAATATTTTATCAGTACTACCAAAATTAATACTACCCAGTGCTAGTGTTGCATCAAACTTTTGAGATGGTCTATAATCTAGTAATTTTACTTTTACATCTGATTTATCGTTATACGGATCAATGCCTACTAAATTATCTATTTTGCCTTTAAACTCGTGATATCCACACCCAATATCTAACACTGCTCTAGGCTTTAATTTGTTTACTTCGTCAATTAATGTAAGCCCACTGTACTTGTATTTTTTCATTTCACTTTGCCATACATTGCAAAAGTAATGACTTAGTACCTTATCATCAATTCTGTCTACTAGTTCACCAATGGTGTCATAGTCTACATCGTCAATTTCTACATCAAACGTACCTTGTATGGCTTGCTTTAATGTTAATCGTTGTCGCAATAATTGTGGACTAGTATGTATTAGCTCTTCTAATTTATAAAGAATTTTATGGTTCATTATACCGCCATTGGTGCTTTAATAGTTGGCATTGGATCATATCCTACAAGATTATAATCACTTGGTTTAGTAGCTAGTAATTCTTCTAGTGTACTGAACTCTGGCATCTCTAGTATAGGACCATCCGCAGGTGTACGTTCTAGTTGTTGCTTTACTTGCTCCATGTGGTTATTGTATATGTGGCAATCGCCGCCAGTCCATATAAATGTACCTACTTCTAAATCACATATTTGCGCTAGCATGTGAGTAAGCAAACTATAACTAGCAATGTTAAACGGCACTCCCAAGAACATGTCAGCACTACGCTGATACAATTGACAACTTAGTTTGCCGTTCATTACCCTAAACTGTGCCAGTGTATGACAAGGAGGCAACGTCATTTTATCAAGTTGATTAGGGTTCCAAGCACTTAGTATAATACGTCTACTATCTGGATTAGTTTTAATCTCATTAATGATCCAGCTAATCTGATCTGTACCTTTAAGGTGTGGTGTACTAACCCAATACTCTCCGTCGAAGTTACGCCATTGATGTCCATATACTGGACCAAGAACTTTATAGTCTTGATCGTCATCTTTTACATAGCCTAATTCTTTTGCTTGTTTGTTAGCGTTGGCAGTCCAGATGGTATTCTTATCCGACAGTTGTTCTCGATCTTTCTCAAATGTGATCTCTGCTAATCTACGTTCATCTGTATTGCCTTCTAAGAACCATAACAGCTCTCCTACTACACTCTTCCATGCTAGTTTCTTTGTTGTTACGGCTGGAAAATTACTGTAAGATAATGGAACCCGCATCTGGTATCCAAAAATAGTACGAGTGCCAACGCCAGTACGGTCATTGACATCTTCTCCGTCATCCATAATACATTGTAGTGCTTCTAAATATTGGTACATTAATCTTCTATCCTTTGCCAGTGTAACCCACCATCTTGTGGAAGTTTTCCTCGGTACTCAACTCCTGTTTCTTCGTCTATTAGACGCCATTTAGTTGGACATTTTGTAACTACTTTAAGTTCTACTGCCATGTCTATAGCAGGTACTATAGTACCATCTTGAAGTGTTCTATTCACTCTTTATTCTTTCTTATTATTAATACTCATCCAACGCTGTACTACTGGCATTAGTTGTTCATGTGCGTTGTCAAACCATTTCTCAACATGGTAGTCTACAAGCTCAGGTGTTTCAAACATATCATTCGTATCTTCAAATCTACCTCGAGAAATAGTATCCATCCACACTGTGTAGTCAGGATTAAACTCCATACGTGTAAGGTGTGTTGGACAAACAAAGTCAGCAACAGCAATCTTACCTGCCATAACTACACCATCTGCCAAGTATTTTATTCTTGATGCTTGTCTGTTTCGACCTTCAAGACTAAAGTCCCAGTCGTTATATTGTGTTCTAACTGCGTCAGCATTTATGTGTACACCGCCAATTAGCTCTGCGAAAGGTTTTGCCAGTGTACTTTTGCCACTACCAGGCAATCCAAATATTAATATCTTCAACGTTTACTCCATACATCAACATAAACATCGCCTTGAAATTGACTTGATGTTAGACTATAGTTTTCTTGAATCAGTGTACTTGGTAAAAATGTGTCACAATTGTAATTGCCTTTGATTTGGCTTAAATGGAACTCGTCAATATAGTCCATCATACCTTCAATCAATCTAGCACCACCAATAATCCATACATCTTGTTCAGCATCCATCGACGATAGACGGCGGCGTAAGTCACTGATTGATAATACATCAACCTTAGCAAGTATATCAGAACTAGAAACAACAACATTGACACGATTGGACAACGGCTTGACGGGTAAACTATCCCATGTTGCCTTGCCCATTACTATAGTATGATTTAATGTTGATGCTTTAAACCATTTTAGGTCAGCAGGGTTGTGTGGCCAAGGAAGGGCACCGGATTTACCGATGCCCCAATTTTCATCACACGCTAGTATCGCTCGGATCATCATCTTTTTCCTTGTTTAATAATTTTTCTGTAAGACCACGTACTTCAGCTTCTAGTTTATTATAGTCAATGACTATTTCTAAATCTTGAACTGGGCTTTGGTAATCTTCAGCCAAATCATCTACAGCAGCTAAAATGAAAAGGATTATGTTATCCTCTTCAATGTCTCTAATATCTTCACCTTCGAAGATAACTCTATCTCCGTTTTCCAATACTAGTATAAGACGTTCAATGTAGTCTAGTGGAACATTACCAATGTCAACATCACGTATTATATTCTGAAAAGTGCGATCCTTTTTACGTATTGGCACTAACAGTTGCCTTCTTAGGACGCCCACGCTTTGGCTTTAAGTCAGGAGCCATATCGTATGCTTCATCTCTAAGACGTTCTGCTTCTGCTAAAAAAGTATCAGCTTGGCTTAATAAATTTTTGGCAATAGATGTTTCGTCCAATACTTGCTCACTAGTATTAACCGCTTGGTCAATAGTTTGTGTTGGATCAAATGTGGTTTGCGTCCGTGGCGGAGAGTCAGTATCATCTACCATTGAATTAGCAATATCACGTTCACTCATACCAGATGATTGCTTACGAACGATATGATTGATATCACTTAACTTGACACTAGTATGATTATTTGGTGTCATGTTAATTTGATCTGTTGGATACTTTTTCAAGTAACCTTTATCATGAAGTCGTTTAAGCATATTTTCACCATCACTAAACAAACTACGATGCGCAATTTGATAAAATTCAATTGCATCTTGTGCTTCAGGTGATTGTACTACTCGTACTACATCATCGTGTTCCATATCTGGAAGACGTTCAGTTTCTACAATAAGACAGTTTTTGTCATCAATGACATTTCCTCTTTCATCGTAGATTTCACGGAAAACTACAACACACTTTAGTCCAGTATTAGCAATTTTTCCTATATGTTTCATATTCTTCGCCATTGGGATGCCTCCTTACTGTGCTTCCGTTGTTGGAGCAGCAGCATCAGCTTCAGCTGATTCTCCGTCACCTTGTTGTTCTTGGACACTTTGGATAAATGCCGCAAGACGGTTGAATACTGTTCCAACCTGTGCCGCTTCTGCCGCACGAAATGCGCCACGTGATACAGCAACGTCAATTACTTGCGCCGCATTTTGTAGATCAGCAACGCCCAGTGTTACTGGTTCTGCTTGTTCTACTTCTGGTAGTTCAGGTGTCGCACCATCTGTTGTGATTGGCTCTTCAGCTGTTTGGTTTTCATTAGTCATATTATTCTCCTATATTGACTTACTTTATTATATACGCATTTATTTATCATTGTCAGAAGACATGCTCATCTTATACGCAATTATGGTAGAGTAAAATGCTTCACCATCAGTGGGTTTTTCAAACCAAAACTGATACAATTTACTCTTTAAACTTTTTATATGATAGAAACCTTGGCAACCATTAAAATCTAAACTGTCAATGTCAGGAGTATCATCAAACTCTACAACGTACCGATGTTTCATCATAGCTGAAATTATACGTGTATCTAACATCATCATGTCTTGTTCGCTCAAGGCATATTTTTGTTTTATTATCTTCATTATTATTTATGCTGCCTGTTTTTGTGATTGTGCTTCATAGTAAACACTTTGTCCAAATGGCGCAACAGGTTTGCTCCATGGGTTTTTAATAAGGAACATTGTATCGCAATAGTCTGGATCTCCCCAACTTTTCCAAGGTTCACCATCTGTAAACATAATAAACTGATCTGGCTCAATACCACGTGCCTTCATAAAGTCCCAGTTAGGCATAAATTTAGTACCGCCACCACCAGTCATTTCGAACTCTGTAATCGAACGTCCATCGTCATCTGTAAACTCATCGTAACCGCTAACTTCTGTATCAAAGCACCAGATACGAATCTTATAGCTTTGAAACTGATCCATGATACCTTGTACTTCACTTAGGAAGTCACGAGTATCAGTATCGCTAATTGATCCACTAACGTCTAGCGCAATAGCAATATCGATCTGTTGATCTTTTAACATGCCAGGTAGCACTACATTGTTAAACTGGCTCTTGCGGTTAGGTGTCATAAAAGTAAAGTCGCTAGTAAGGTTGCTCTCCAGTGTAACACGGATCATTTGACGCCAGTCCATTTTAGGCTCTGTAAGTTCGCCAATCATACGGCGTATATCGCCTGGTACATTACCAGCACCTACACTTTGCGCCGCTTGTATTACAGCATTTTTAAGTTCATCTGCGATAGCCTTTGCGTCATCTTTAGTGATAGTAGGTTTGCTTTTACCGTCTTTAGTGCCGTTACCACTAGTACCATTGTCTCCATCACCTTCGATATCCAAGTGAATATCTAGTGTTTGTTGTGGAGCAACACCGTCTTTCTTTAATTGGTCATATACATTTTCAGTCCACCACTCGTCTGACTCATATTTTTTGTCATAAAGTGGTTTAACTTTATCAATTAAACGTCCAATCTTTTCACGTACTAGCATCGCATTAATTTTATAATCGCCAGCCATGTTCCAGATTTGAGGATCACGATCACCTCTGCGGAGAAAGTGTTCATATACACAGTGTCCAACTTCATGTCCAACTAGGAATACTGTTTCATCTAAATCTAACTTGTTAACAAACTCTGCGTTATAGTAAAAGTTACGCCCATCAACAGCGGCAGTAGTACACCAGCCGTCTGGTTCTACTTCTACTAACTGTAGACGACAGGCAATGTTACCAAAAAATGGCTGCTTAAACAGCATTTTTACACGAGCTGTTACTAGTTTTTCTTTTGCTGATTTAAAAGTTTGCATAGTATTCTCCGGTTGTTATACATACACTATAAACGATAATATACTGTATGTCAAGCACTAAGTTTAATTATTTAAGAAAGAAGTAGGGCGCCCGCCGACACCCTACTTCACCAGGAGTGACGTAACTGTGTTACGCCATTTCAATCAGCGTACCGTACTTGGCAATAAAGCCTTTCCAGTTCTTTAGCTGATTAAACTTTGGACGAATAGCATACTTGCCTAGCGCAATTGTACATGCCATAACAACCATTTCTGCTTCAAAGTTGTTTTGTACAAACTCAAGGAAGTTATCAAAACGTGTCATTTCGTCCTTTTTATTATCAAAGCTATCTTTAAGCTCGTAACATAGCGCAGTAGTAAGTGAATACTTGGCACTAATGTTATCTGTTTTCAGTTCTTTGACCTTACCGTCCAGAATGTCTGTAGGGTTAGGCAACTGAGCGGCAACTTGGCGGTGTGCTTTAAACTTGAGAGCAAGTCCTTCACCAATACCAGCGGCAACCATATCAGTTACTTCTTCTTCATTAAATCCTTCTACATCCTCAATAGTATCTGAGATAAACGCCCAAGTACGTGGTGTAGCAAACGAACGTTCAGCACTGCTAGCATCAAAGTTATACAAGTCGTCTTTAAACGTAGTAACATAACCAATTACGTCAGGATGCTGGTTGTTTTTAATAGCCCAGTCAAACCAGTCTTGAAAGTCAACACGTACTTCATAGTGTAGGAAGCGGTTAGCAAGCGGCTTAGGCATACGATATGTAACACCCTTGTCAGTCTCACGGTTACCTGCGGCGGCAATAACTACATTGTCTGGTAGTTTGTATTTGCCAATAGCACGGTTAAGGATCAACTGGTAAGCAGCAGCCTGTGTAGCAGGAGCGGCACCGTTAAGTTCGTCTAGGAACAGTACAATAATATCGTACTCTGCGGCTTCAGCTTCTGTAGGAAGTTCATCTGGAGAGCTAAAGCTCATCCGGTTAGTTTCCTTATTGTAGTAAGGATAACCTTTAAGGTCGGTTGGATCCCATAGTGACAAGCGAGCATCAATTAGCTTGGCTTTTTTGCCTTCAGCAATATAGGAATCTGTAATCTGTTGAAACGTTTCAGACTTGCCAATACCTGGTGGTCCCCAGACCATCATAGGACGTTTAGTACGAAAGTGATGCTTTACATACTTTTGAAGTTCTGAAAGTTTTACGGTGCGTGTTTGTAAATCCATTTTATATCTCCTGGTTGGATGTTATGTCTACAGTATATAGACATTGGCGGACGGTGTCAAGCAAAAAGTTTATTCATATTTGAAAATACAGCATTGTAAGCATTTACTTCATATTCGTAGTTCTCAAAAAACGTATCATCTTCTTCACCACTAGCACAATGCTCTTCCCAAACACGGTTCATAGCGTTCATACCTTCAAGAGCATCGCCACGACCAAAGTTAGTAATTGTGTTCCAAGCAGTTTTAAAGTCTACTGTATCTTTGTAAAATGAAGGGATTCTAAACATGTGTAACTCCTGTTTGCTTAACTTATACATATACTATAGCACCAATACGTCTTGGTGTCAAGCCCTAAAAGGCACTTTTTTTCACTTTTTTTGCTGAAATCAGATAAGTAGTAGTACAGAAAGCAGAATATCGCTTTTTGTACAACGAAAGAGAAAGGGAGAAGTATCATGGATATTTTGAACAAAGTAAAAGAGTGGGCAGGCGCATTAGCAGAAGTTGGTGTTAGTTTAGCGGCTCTAGTGATCATCGCAGAAGTACTAGGTATGGGCAATATGCCATTCATGCCATCAGGACTATCTGTAGTAGACAACGTAAGTGCAATGTTAGCATCTCTAGGTGCTCAGGGCGTTATGGGTCTGATCGCAATATGGGTCTTATGGGGAATTTGGAACCGTAAGTAATTAACCCTACTTGGCTGAAAACCTGTATAGGAAATCAGCCCCACTTTAATCTAAGTTTGCTTCCATATGTTCTACCCAAGCGTCTAAATCATGACCGTATAATTTATACAACATACGATCTTCACTTCCATATAAAATTAATTCATGTCTAGTAATATAATAAGGATACTGGTTATATCTATCCAGTAATGTTCTGAGCTTGGCAGTAAACACTGCTGGCTCTTTGAGTATAAACCTTTCAGCTTCTACCCCCATATCCATCAAGACAACGACCCCAAACTTAGTTAAGCTGAGGCCTTTACCATTGCGGTAGTTTTTGAAAATGTTTCGTAGATTGAATCGTTCACCATATTGCATAGTTTTAGCATGTGCTAGTACTTGCTTATAAAAATCCGGTGTCATCATCCTCTTTAACTACTGTTCCATCTGTAAGTTTAACAACTGTAAATCCAGTTGTTTTAAATAACTTGTTGAGTCTTTCCGCCAAATTAAACGCATGACCACTGTTACTAAAGCTAACTTTTTTATACTTAGGGCCTGGATAGTTTGTTAAGCTATTTAGACTGCGTAGATTAATAGGCTTATTCTCATGAAATACTGCGTAGATTGCTTCAGCGGCTAGTAACTGTTCACTGCGAAATGATTTAGGATCAGTAAACTCCATTAAAATTGTTGGTTTGGGTCTAGCCATGTTGCTTCCTTTTTATACTATGTTAATAGTATTTATTAAAGTAGCACTAAATTATAGCTCTTCGTCTTCTTCGTCAATTAGGTTAATACAAATTGCCTGTTGTCCTGCTTTGAAATGACCGTCGCCTTTACCTACTTCGCCTGCTAATGCCTCTCTAGCATGGAAACATTCTACCATACTTGTGTGTAATGTAATAGGTTCAATATAAGGAGTTCTGTCATAGAAGTATATAAAAACTAATGCCCACATTAAAGATTATCCTTTGGAGCATAAGGTTGTTTGCCTACATATGGTTCGAAGTTTTTTCCATTTGCTACTAAACAAGCAATACCATCACCATATACACTAATTAATGTCCATGTTCCTGTATCTTGATTTGTAAAGAAAAAAGCACCGCCGTTATATGGGCGTCCATCTTCCGCACTAAATTGTACTCCTTCTCCAGTAAACAACATTCTTTCACCATACTTTGCTGGTGTTCTTAACATATCTGCAACTGGCGCACAGGGCTGTTTTGTAATAAATGTTTTCATATTATTTGGTTCTTGTGTACTTGCACTGCTTACTGTGAATACCAATAGTAACCATGCGCTAAGTGCTATTAGATATTTCATTCTCCTGTGCTTTCCTTTTTATCGCCATGTTGACGTCTGTTTGTGACTTAAACGGACCAATAAATTGGTATGTGTCTAATGTCTTTAGTCTAGGACAAAAAGCATCGCTCCATCCAAGACGTGGGAACTTAATCCCATAGTAACCAGCCGCAAAATGTTGTGTACTTGTGGCTGTCTTCTTAAAAATAGGCACTGTATCTTGTAGTGAAATATCGTGCGCTTGTTCGGTATTAGCAGAGTATCCATAAACAGTGTCGTTAATGTAGGTTCTAGTTTTCTTTTCTTCTACTGTGAAACTAGACATATCTGCGTATAGTGTCTCTGTACTATTTATATTATTATAAAATACGTAGCCATCATTAGAACTTTTTAGTGTTCCAACTTTACTGCCTTTGGATTCTACAATCCAAAATTTATTTTCTATTACTGTCTTTGCTTTGTATTTCATTTTCTGGCCACATTAATCTATATTTTATATATGTTTCAGTATCTAATTCAGCCTCAATTATCGAGGTAAAATTGGCATTGTCTGTATCTACTTCCATATGATAGGTTATGTTTGTTCCGTTGAGTTGTATCCACAACCCTACTTCACTTTCTAACCATACATCAAAATGATCAGCATCTCCACTAAGTGGAAACACTGCTACTTTAGTCTTAGTAGGACGCATTCAGATATTCTGAATGTGCTTCTGCTTGTTGACTTACACGTTGTAAGTCATGCTTGCCACAGAACTTCATAAAGTGTATACCTACTTGTGCTTTAGGATCTTTTTGTACTTGCTCAACAATTGTTTCATCAAGTGCTTCTTTAATACCTACAGGCTGTGCTGTTAAGTCAATTAATTCCATATTACGTTGATAATCATCTAGTACACGATGCTCTACACCTTCATGGTCTACCCACTTTTGTAACATAAAGTTATTCCAGTTAAAGCCTTTGTCGTTTTTATCAGCAAATGCTTCCAGTAATCCAATCTTGTTCTTAGTACCTTTCTTACGAGCACCAGGATACGCACTAAACACATTATCACTTGTGTCGCCACGTATACACTTCTCAAATAGTATCCATGAAGGGTCGCCAATTTGCTTTTGCTCTTTAGTCGTCTTGTCCATAACAGGCTTACCACGGTCATTATAAACACCGTCTAAACAAATATGTTGATTAGTAATACCATTATACTGTGTTACATTCTCATTAATTAGCTGATAAAAGTCACTGTCACTACTAATAATAACATGCTTATCATCAGGATGATTCTGTATCCAACGTGCAATGAAGTCATCTGCTTCACATTGCTTATGTTGTAATACTGTACAATTAGAACGTTTTTCAATAAAGCCTTTAAGCTCATCAAATGCCGCAAAGAACTTTTGGTCCTCTTCTTGCTCACGTGGAGTAAGAGCATCTCGAGCTACTTTACGATTATCTTTATATGGAATATAATGATCCTTACGCCAGCTACGTCCTTCAAAACAAAATACAACATGTGTACCGTCAAAGTCACGCCATGCTTTGTTGATAGCACTAAACATAATGTGATATGCCATGCCAATTTTAGTTTCAATGTCATCGCCACGTACTACGTGACGTGCACGATAAAACATGTTAAGCGAGTCTACTAGGATATAAGTCATATTGTGTCCTTAAAATGGATAATCTGTTTTGTCTTGTTTATTATTATACGAATTTTGCAGTTTGTCAATGATTTTTTTCTCACGCCACTGGTTATGCTGCTCTGCTGTAAACGAAGCAAATAAATCGGCTTGCATCTCCATAGTTTTAGGTACTTCGTGTGTTTCAACACTTAGGGGAATACCGTTTTCAACAAACCAGTTTACAGCATCATACTGTAAAAATTCTAACAACAAGTTTCTTGGATTGAATCGCATATCCATTTCATTTTTGTCACGAAACATATATGCACTGTACCTGTCATACCGCCTGCTGCAAACAGGCTGCTTATACATCATCGGCATCGGTATCGTCCTTGTTGTTATTGTTCTTGTGTATTATTAAACAAATTTTGTAGTTTGTCAAGCACTATTTTAATCTTGTACATCAAAATCTAAACTATCTTCTTCTGCCGGCAACGCATCAATTAAAGTATCCCATCGAAAACTGCGCCAGCCATTGGCATTGGTATCATATACAACACATACTTCTGGATTAATCTTACGTACTTTTTCTTCAGTAAGCGGATCTTTCTTAGTTGCTTTTGGAATAATATCTTTACTAAGTGTACATGTCATCTTGCGATAGTCGCCGTTTATCTTAGTAAACTCAATAACAACTTCTCCTTGTTTAAGTTGTTGTTGAATGTCGGTTTTTTGTTGTTCATTCATATCTTTAATCCCATAAATTATATGTGTAGTTTTGGCTGGAACTATTAGTCCCACAAATTTTCTTACGCAAATGATAAATAACTATAACACGGTTAAAGGAGATTGTCAATGGCTTACACATATCTAATAGGATGGAGCAAACACGATAAGTTTTACTACGGTGCTCGCTGGGCAAAAGATTGCTCACCTGACGATTTATGGAATACATATTTCACTTCCTCTAAACACGTTAAAGCGTTTCGTAAAGAACACGGAGAACCTGATATTATACAAGTTCGCACAGTGTTCAATGATGATAATAAGTGTAAACTTCATGAGCGTAAAGCCCTTGAGAAGTTGAACGTACTTAAAAGCGATAAATGGTTAAACAAGAATATCAACGGCATGTTCCTTCCTACTGGTCCTATGTCTGAAGAGCATATTGTTAACAGAGTAGCAAGTTTCAAACGCACTATGCAAGGTAGAGGCACAATGACTGGAAAGACACATAGTAGCGAAACTAAAGACAAAATACGACTTGCTCATGCAGGTGTTCCTAAATCTGAGGAACACATTGCCAATATGCGTAATCGTCTACAGGATACTACTACGCTTACTTGCCCACATTGCGACAAAACTGGTGACTATAAGAATATGAATCGTTGGCATATGGATCGCTGTAAGCATAATCCTAATCGCCTTACTGACAAAGATCCTAAACTTGTTACTTGTACTAAATGTGGACATACTACTAAACAATCACCTAACTTCTATAGAAACCATAACAAGCATTGTAAGTTACGTCCATAAATTTTCGTAATACTTTCCAAATAGTTTAAATCCGTTTGACATACGGTCTTGATGTGCCTTAACTCCTTCGCTATCCCACTTGTTGTAATCGTAATTTTCCATCCAATCATCACGACACTTTTGTTCAAATGCCCAGATCATTTCATCTAAGATCCAATCCCAACGTTCGAAATGTTTTGGATCAGTCTCACCGCCTTTACTGTATACAGATAGTTCTTTTTTAGTAGCACGTAGTTCTTTAGGAACGTCCTTCATATCTACTATCGGAGCGCCAATTTTTGTAGCGTTTAGTTGTACTAGCATAGGTAGGATAATAGGAGCAAGAGTATTATCCATGCTCCAGGTATCATACTTGTGAATCTTTATACTTGTTCGTTGCTGTTGACTATAACCAAACCAGTTGTATAACCAGTTGTGATAGAACCTATGAGTAGGATATTTTCCAATTTTAACTTTCATTGGTTAGTAAACTCCGGCCATTGTGTGGAAAAGTTATCCGCATCTTGTTTATATTCAAACATATAAGTGTCCTCATAGTTATCAGTGTATTTTTTAAAGTCCCATTGTGTCGACAGTAATTGAACCTTGCACCATTCTTTTCCACGATCTCTGAGATCAGAATGTAGACGTACACTGTAGCACGTTCCACGTTGCCAGTTCTTTTTATATTCGAATATCTCTATTGGCGTCATAGCTCTAGTCTTCGCCAGTAGCGTCTAGTGCGACACTGCGGCACAAATCGTTAAACCATAAGTCAACAATTTTTTCAGGTGTCTCACCAGCATAGCCAGCTTCTCCTAGCAGTCCTACAAAATCTTCGTTCCAATCTAGTTCAAAGTAACCTTGTGTTGGGTTCTCTTTATCAAAATGTACTTCAATAACTTTAACCCAAGGACCAATAGCAGTCTCTTTTGTTACTTCTTTACTTTTGGAAAAAACGTTTTTTAGTTTATTAAGCATTCCATCCAATCCTTTCCCATGGTACATCTTTGTTTCCAAAGTGTCCGTATGTGCAGTTTTCGCTATAGTTAGTATAGTTGAATAAATCAAATCTGTCAATGATTCCTTTTGGGGTTAAGTCAATTTCACGCTCAATAAAGTTAGCAATACTAGCATTGTGTCCATTACTGTCAACATAAATGCTTGTAGGTTCTTTTACACCAATAGCATAAGATAACTGGATATTACACCAGTCTGCCATGCTGTCTGCTACTACATTCTTCGCAAGCCATCTGGCCATGTAGGCTGCACTTCTGTCGACTTTTGTTGGGTCTTTGCCACTAAACGCACCGCCACCATGAGGAGCAAAACCCCCATAAGTATCAACAATAATTTTTCGCCCAGTAACACCAGCATCACCGTCAGGACCGCCAATAACGAAATTTCCAGTAGGGTTAAGATGCCATGTAGTTCTTTCATCGACTAAATCTCCTAATTCTTCCATTGCGGCAAGTTTACAAAGGTGTCGAGCCTCTTGTACATTGCCTTCTGTGTGCTGAGTACTTATCACGACTTGATCAATGCGTTTGATTACACCGTCACGTCTAGCACCATAGTACTCTACACTTACTTGACTCTTAGCATCTGGTCCTAGTATATTACCACGCTTGCTTTTCAAGTTCTTTAAGATCTCGTGACTGTAATGAATAGGTGCTGGCATCATACTGTCTGTATGATTACAAGCATAGCCAAACATTAGTCCTTGATCTCCTGCTCCAAAGTCGTCTGTGCCTAGAGCAATGTCTCCACTTTGTGCGTGTATCTCATTGTAGATGTTTAAGTTGTCCCAATGGAACCCGTCTTGTTCGTATCCGATTTCTTTAACTTTGTCACGTATAATCTCTTTTACGTTGTTTACATTAAAGTTCTTTACTTCACCCGCTACCGTTACATGGTTAGTGGTTACAAGTGTTTCAACAGCAACACGAGTTGTCTCGTCGCCATTAGCTAGTCCAGCATCCACCAGGGCATCAGATATCTGATCTGCTACTTTATCTGGATGACCGTCACTTACACTTTCGCTTGTAAAAATATAGTTGTTCATTTATTAACCTTTTTATTTGGTGAAGACGTATACGCCTTCCCACTTTTCTCGACCTGCTAGTTTATCATTGCCAACACCAGGCCGTGTGTTAAGCATCATCTTAATTGTTTCTGTATGTTTGAACCCAACCTTCTCTGCGGTTTGTATCCATCTATCTACAACTTTGAATTCATCTTTTGTAGTTTTGTAATCTGCTATGTTAGTAGCAAAAATACCATCATTATTTAATCCACGGTATATATTTTCCATAGTAGGAACAGTATATCCATCAAACCATTCGTCCAGTGTATTAAATTGTACCATACACTGTGTAGGCTCATCACTGTACTTTTCTAAGTTAAAGTAAGGAGGACTACTAAATGCTAAGTCTATATCTTCTGGTTGAAAGTCCTGTGATGTTTGGCAATGTATCTCTGCGTTACCGCCAATTATACTGTTTAAGTAATTTAAATATTGATATGTTTCTGTGTTTGGGTCTGTACCAATATACTTATACCGCATGTTACTGCTAGTAATACCAAGTAAACGTCCGCCATAACCACAACTATAGTCGTATACATTACCCCATATAACTGGACACAGACGCTCAACAATACTTTTGGCGTTTTGTGCTTTAAAGTTAGTTACATTTTCTCCAGTAACTAGCTCTAGACTTCTGCGCATTGCTGTAGGATAACACAACTTGTTGCCTTCTCTAAACTCAAAACAAATACGTATAGCACGTTTTAGTTTAGCATCATCAAAAAACCTATCTTTAAGACTGTTACTTCCACGACCCTTGGGCTCTGCTGTTTGCATGTTTGTAAAGATAAAGCGATTGATAGTTTGTCCAGCATTATTGCCTAACCCTAATCTATCTCCTTGGACATTGTTGTATGACTTATTACAGAATTCACGTATAGCAGTCTTTAGTCCTGTCTCAGTATAGTATATAATAGGAACAATACCTCTTGTACGATACAGAGCAAAGACGGCATTTATGGTACCGTCTGGATCACGTTCATAAGTTTCTTTTGTGTGTTTGTCGAATTCAGGATACAAGTCTTCGTACCCTGTAAACTCGTCACTAAAGATATACTCAGGTGTTATATTCCAGAATTTATATATCTCGTCGATCATTATAGTTCTTTACGTATCTTCTCATAATTAATTGGTGCTTCCATTGCCCTACGTAACTGTTCGTTTTGTTTAAGTTCCCCAGGCATTTCCGAAGAGTGATATGTGTAGTCTGGGTGTGAATCTCCATCCTCTTTCCATACACGCTTCAGCCACGTCTTTAACGTTGAGGGAATATTCTTCACTGCGACCGCCCATTGGCATAAGATATACTGGACATTCCACCCCGGCACTTCTGTAAGCCTCCACAGCCCTCGTAACTTCGTCAAAGTCGTCAGCAGTAGCCACAACAAACTTAAGATAAAGGTCGCTATCAGTAACACACTGGTACTCACTAGCAACATCAGGTTTAATAGCAGTTTCCCAAGGTTCTCCACTGACACTAAGTTTTGGGGAACAACTCCAAGTGACTGTAATTCTGTCGCTATTGTTGAGATATTCGAATAACTCGTCGTGTAGATGTTGTGTAGTGTTTGTTTCAAATGTAACATTTTTTAAATCTTTCATGCGTGGATGCTCAAATAGTTCTACATACAGGCGTTGCCATGCTAACAATGGTTCGCCGCCTGTCATAATCAAATGTACGTCTTGACCATTGTCCATTGTCCATTTGCCTTCGGGTAATAGACTAAGTAAGTGTTCAACTACTTCATCTACAGTTGCTTGTCGATTAAAGTGTTTAAACTCTGGATAGATACTTGCGTATGTATCGCAACCTGTGTGGATAATAGGCAGGTCTGTAAACTCTTTAGTTGTTTCATGTACACCTGCGTCAAGTAATCCTTGTACTTCAGCATTATGAATAATGCCTGCTTTTTGTTTTACATCACGCATTGGCTCGTTCTTTAAGCCAAAGTTCATACAACGAAAGTTACAACCAAAAGTACGCAAGAACACACTAGGTACTCCTACAAACTTACCTTCGCCTTGTACGCTATAAAACGCTTCACTATATCTAAGTTTCATCTTCATCCTTCTTTGTTAAACTCCATGCTCCATGGTCAAGTTCTTGCCATACAAGAGTATCTCCTACATCCCATCCTACTTGATTAAGCGCATCAGGAGGAAATTCTACAAACAGCTCTTTTGTTTCGCCCTGTTCTTGTACAGTAATAACCCAATTATTATTATCTATTTTACGATATGGTTCACTATTTGTCAAGTTAATTCCTTTCAACATTTCCAAATGTATATTTTGTCTTGTTTCTTTTTGCCTGTTTGTTGGCCTAGTTGTTGCTTTAAGTCTTCTTCATCATCACATACTGGCAGTCCGTTTGCGACAGCATCATCATACATTTTAGGACTAATGTTAAAGCACACATGTCCTCCTGCTTGTATATTGTCAACACACTTTTGCCAGATAGGAATGAAGAATCCTTTATAAAATGCTTCGTCACTATCCCATACTTCCATGTGTTCATATATTTCTAGATTAACATATGGAGGACTTGTTAACACAAAGTCATACTCTAACTTACTAAAGTCTACATCAAGTGCGCTTTGCCAAATCATTTCTAATTTACCAGATTGTTCTTCTTCTATTAGTGGATTATTAAATTCACTATAGCCGCTAAGATACTTCATCATACGATCATATGCTGATTTCATATTAGTATTTGTATCAATGCCAGTATAGTTAATGCCTAATGCCCAAGCACCAAGCATACGTCCACCCCAACCTGCTGTAGGATCTAATACACTTTTAACTGAATACTTCTTGTATAGATACTTGGCTGTTGTACTTTTAAACATTACAATACTACCAAGATTAATTCTAAAGCACTCAAAAATATTACCTGCGGCAGTACGCCCGCCTCTGTTACGCTTACGTGCGCTATCTATAAGTTTTTTCCATGCTGGTTTATCAGCATACAGCTCATGAATAGTTTTGCCTTTTTCACGCTTACAGTTTAGTAAGTTTTTAAATTGAAAGTGATATAGGAAAGGATTGCCATAAAAGTTATTGCGATTCTCATCAGCATCAAAGTTCTTTAAGTTTTTAAGATCTCGATTTAGATCATCATTACTAATCAGTTTGTGATCTTCCACATCTGTTATTGTAACACTGTCTAGATTTTCATTAACTGGTTTAAGCATTGTTGTCCTGTAGTCATTATGACACCTTGTATAGTAACACTATACTACGATAACTTTTAATTGTCAAGATATTTTTATACTAGTTTTTGCCAGCCAATAAACTCAGGGTTCCTTAAACTCTGTATTCTGACTGTTGGGTTAGTTTCAAACATGCCATTAGCATAACGAATGTATATTATAATTGCGGCATTTTCTATACTACCTGGCATACCAATTTCAGCAAGGTACTTTTGTGAAGTACCGTCTGGTGCTCCATATTTTAAATTTTTAATGGAAATATCGTCTAAGTCATTAACACTTGGGACAAAGAATAAGCTCTTAGGCGTAGCATAAAAATACGATTTGTCTTCAAATGCTAGTGTTGTTGTTAATTTAGATCTGTCTTGTAATGAGTTTTCAATAACTTTCTCAAAAGTTTTGGCAATATCTAAGTATAGTGGTTCAGCATACTGTTTCTTAGTGGACCAATTAGCTTGGAACCAATCTCCAAAAACACGTTGCCATTTGGCATTCTTTGATACTGAATTTAAAATATCGTTGCGTGATAGTTCTACTTTGTTTTTACCTTCGCAATAAAATTTATCTTGTTGCGATAGATATGTAATAGCGTATTTGTCTGTTATTGGCGCAATGCGAGTGTCTGGACTTTTCTGTGCAAGATCCATAACATCATTAAAGATTGCTTGCTTCATTTTAATATAATCTTCTTCAGCATGATACGCAAATACGTCAATACCGTATTCGCCATCAATGCCTAGTGATTTTGGAGTTAGATTTTTAAGTGTAATACCACCAGCATCTTTAACACTAATACCAGAACATTCATGATCAATAAATTCTACATCAGCAACTGGTCCAGCATTAGCACCACCTACCCAACCAAAGCGAGTAGGCATAGTAGACAATTTACTAGCCATATGTGATTGATACAGTTCACCAATATTTCTCCAAGCAGAAAAAATCTTCTCATTGTAATCTGGTACTAAAAACTTTTGTATTCCAGCAACAACAGCTTCTGGGTTTTCTAATTTTGATAAGTCAAAACTTCCAGCAACATCATTAGGATCAAATTCTTTTGCTCCAGCAAACGTATGTAGTAAGCCTACTTCACTGTTGTAACGTACTCCTGAACTATTGCCGCCTTCATTAATGTTATCTGGTTTAAACTGTGTATATCTCATGTTATTATTTATACGTATACTATTTTGATTCTTCTTTTTCGTCTAGCTCTTCTTGGTACCATTCCCATGCTTCTTTCCACTCGTCGCTATCTTCAGCCATTGGCTGATCTTCCCAACGTTTGTTGAACCAAGATACACTAGCATAGTAACCTTTACCTCGGCTATCGCACCAATCGTATTCTTTCTCAATTTCTGTTTTGTTATACCATAATCGTTCAATCATTTCGCCATGATCTGTTTCCACAATACTGACAGTAATCAAGTCTTTATTAAACTCTTCATCATCAGCTAGTTCAAGAGTCCATCCGCCAAAGTCGCCTTTTTCTGAACTATAAAATACTAATACAGGTACACTGTCATCTTCTTCACCATCTGCTGGTTCTTCTTGTGTATAACATTCTCTACCATACAACTGATATGGCTCTATATCGATACGGTCTTCCCACTCATAGTTTGGCTCGCCATGTTCTCCAGTAGTACATGGAAATACCATAACTTCTGTTCCATTTGAAGCAGTTTGGTGATGGATATCTTCAATATCATACCAACTATTATAGTATTCGCCTTCTGGTAAAATGTCAGGACTATCAGGATCAAATCCTTCTTCTTCTCCAGCATCTTCTCCAGATTCAAGTGCCATAAGATGATCAAGTAATTCATCTTGATCACGTTCATGCCAGTAAGTAACAAACTCTGGGGTCACTGTGCCAATGGTCATTTCGCCGCCATAATTGCTACCACGTAAAAAATATTTCTTAGTCATTATTATTCTCCCGATCGTATTTTACATCTTCATATCGCATCATTAGGTTGTTTATACCTATTTGCATAACACTGTATTCATTTAGTTCTGATGCAAATGTTTCAATTTCAGAAACTTGATTGTCAGTAAGTTCTTCTAGTTCTTCTACACCATAGTATTCGAAAACATATTCATCTACTGATTCAATAATTTCACGTTCAAAGTTATCTTCATACTTGTGTATTTTATTCCATTCAAACGCCATGTTATTTGTCTTTTGCTGGCGGCTTAGCAGCTGGTCTTCCACGCTTGCCTACTTTAAAAGTATACACTATATCATCTGGATCTGTTCTTGCGTGTGCTGGTAACACAGTTATCTTGTTACCTTTTTTAGCTAAAAACTCTTTAACTAATCTTGCGTCTTCTTCTGTTTTTTCTGCTTTACCCATTAGTATTCTCCTACATTTTCCCAAGGATAAACTAACCACACATCCTCTTCTGCTTTATTAATTTCATGACAAGTGTACGCACACTGCCCTTTAAATTCACTTGCTAAGTTGTCTGTTAGTGTAGCAAATCTTACATTTTGACCCCACGCTGATTTCCAACCAGCGACATCATTTGGAAAACATCCTGCTTGCCAATCATCTATAATCCAATTAAATGTAGCACCAGTATCGTTAATGTCGTCTACAATAAGAATGTTTTTTCCATCGTAAGCATCTTCTGCCATCCAACAGTTACTTTCGCTTTCACTGTCATCATCACGTAAACTTACTTTAAGTGCTTCGCAACGAATGCCTGTCATGTTACTAATAATAGTAGCAGGTACATTCCCTCCACGAGTAAGTCCTACAATGTAATCAGGACGCCAGTTGTCCTTGTACATTTGATTAACAATACTAACACACATGCGTTCAATGTCAGTCCAACTGTAATAATGTTTTTTAATCATTTATTAATCCTATCTTTGCCGTTAACATAACATCCTTTGAACGGAATGTCAACCTAATTGTTTGTCCACCTTGCGAACCATACTGGAAGTCTTCCCAGTAAAAATCTGTTTTATATTTTAGACCATAGTGACCTAATTTGTTACATAATTCTGCGAGGGCATCAATTGGTGTATAACCAGCATTTAGCGCACCCCCAGATCCTGATTTGTGATTCTCCCTGTCAGATAAACCACTGACAGGGATACTCAATTCAGACCCAAAGTTTTTATATTTTGGAGTTTTCATTATTTGCCTTGAGCAAATGATTGCTGTAGTTTAATATTGTCCATGAACTCTTTTTTAGTTCCTTGGTCATTATGGAAGCTACCTTTAAGTACAGTTGTTTGTGTTAAACTACTGTGTGCGCCTATTCCTCTATTCTCACAACAACCATGTGTTGCTTGGATATAGACACCAACGTCTGTACTACCAGTTGCTGACATGATTTCCCTAGCAATATCAGTAGCTAGTTCTTCTTGTAGTGTTCCACGTCTAGCACACCATTGAGCAATACGTGTGTACTTGCTTAAACCAATAAGTGTGTCTGCAGCAATAATACCTATGTACGCTACACCTGCCACTGGCTGATGATGGTGTGAACACATACTTTTAAGCTCACTACGTACTACCAACATTCCTTCATATCGATCCGCTGAATCGTTTGGAAAGGCTGTTGCTGGTGGCATAGGTTCGTAACGACCCGCCATTATTTCATTATAATACATTTTAGCTAAACGCTTTGCTGTACCTTTTGAATTGGGATCATTATGACGATCAATTACAAGTGTATCTAATACACTTTCAAACGCTACAGCAGCTTCGTCAATCAATAGATCCTTTTCACCGTCTTTGATGTAGTCACTAATGTTATCGCCTGCCCAATAACGTTTGTCGTCTTTTTTTAGTCTGTTAATTACTAAATCGGAAGTCTTGTTCATATACTATGTTCCTTTTCGTTTATTGTAGTATGTTGTCTATCATAACACTACTATTTAGATAATCTTTAATAAGAATGTTACGTTGTTCTTCTAGTTTGTTTGTATACTGATCAAAGTTGTCTAGTTTCTCTTGAATAAAGGCTGTTAGCTGTGGTCTATTTTCCACGTATGCTACATAGTCTTTAGTCCATTCACTTGGATACTTAAACTCTGGCAGATACATTTCGCTGTAACTACAGCGATCCGGCACGATTGGAATAGCACCTGTTAGTACTGCTTCCATTACACTAATGCCTAGGTTTTCATGTAACGCACAACTAAAAATTGCCTTACACCCTCCCATCTTAGCATAATATTCAGCTTTGTCAAGGTTCATTTTTTGTGTAATGACCATTCTAAAGTCGTTAGACAAGTCTTCAGCAATTTCTGGTTGCTTGTCATCATTATAGCGATGTGGCCACATAACTGTATTTGTTTTAGGTGTAGTTTGATATTGTGTTAAGTTATCAACAATAAGCTCGTGTGGTTGCCCACTGCGTATAGCTTTATTATAATTACCTTGTGGAATATTTAAGTTACGTAAAAACATGTCCTTGTGAAAGTTTGTAGCATAGTAATTATAATCACTACTATGATACCAGCTCTTCTCAACATGATTGGGCCAGTCTGGTTGCATCTTATACCCAAGTATGTCACTTGGATCATATGCTCCAGCATGCCAAATACTATGTATCTCTACTGGAATGTCCAGTAAGTCACTCATGTATTTGATAGGTGTAATGATAAAGTTCCAAGCATCAGTTATCAGAAACTTATCGCCTGCCTTAACTTTACCGTTACTAAACAGTTTACTTACCGCTGTAGTCTGTGTTGACTTATATACATTAGTAGCACCAAAGTCAAGGAAAGCACCTTCTGTTCTCACATCAGGTTTAAAGTCCTCGCCATCAATTGTTACTACATGATAATCTAAATTACGTTCAGCTATCTCTTTTTGTAGTATAAGTGGAATGTTATCATACCATTGCTTAGAATAACGTTGGTCAATCGGTTCTATCGGTATAATATAAATTGTTTTCATTAATCTCTTCTTTCAATGTCATCTTCACTAAGTTCATCGCCCATCCACACTTCAATTACTTTTGCTGTTGTGGTGCCGACGTTTGTTGCTTTGTGCCAAGTGTGTACAGGAATATCGATACTTTGTCCTGATGTATATAGTATACTTGATTTGTCGCCATTGTCAAACTCTAAATCCATACGAATATCGCCTTCAACTACATGCCAGTGTTCACTACGAATAAAGTGTCGTTGATCACTTAGTGGAGTTTCAGTACCAAATGCTAGCTCTTTAACTGCCCAACCTGGACCATTATGTAACACTGTGTAACTACCCCAAGCACGTTGTGTTGTAGGCTGACTCCACTCTTTAAGTATCCAACTACTACTATTCTTTTTGTCTTCTCCACCAACTCCAAATTCAAATTGTACTTCGTCATAAATCATTTCTGGAATATTATCTGAAGTGCGATCTCCACCATTGGCAAAGATTACAGTATCACTTCTTGTTTTAGTAGATAACATTTGAAATATTGCGTTACATGCTGTGTCGTCTTCGTCATTAAATCCAATAACTTGATCAACACACCCTAGCTCTTCAATAATATTACAACGTTCATGAAAAGGCATAAATGGCCTACCCTTTTTACGGGTAAGCCAATCATCTGAATTCACAGCAACTACAAGTTTGTCTCCAAGTTTTCTAGCTGACTTAAAGTACGCAATATGTCCACTATGTAATGGATCAAATCCACCAGATACAACTACAATTTTCATACAGTACTCTCCATTGATTCTAAAAAGTCAATTGCGTCAGCTTCTTGTTCAGCTGACATCTCATTGGATTCTTCTGAAACAGCACCTTCAACTTCAAACAAGTTACTAAAACTACCAGCACTTGATGTTTGTAGTTTTTGTCCACTAAAGTTAGCTAACATACCTGCCGCTTCGTCTAGCATTGTCATAGGTTTCTCACTGCGGAACAGTTGATCAATAAACTGTGTCATGTACACAATGTTACGTGGAACATATGGACTAAACACTTCATCTTTACTGTTAGGTTTAAGTTTACGCCATTTTCTGTAGTCTGTACTTACTGTTGCGTTTACCATGTCAGTTAACGCATTAGCACGTTGTACACTTTCAATATGACTGTATACATTGTGTGACATTAGTAGCATATAACTAAAACTATCCCAACTTGTTTTGCCTTCTTTGCCTACTTTATTAAGCATACCAGGCGAGTAGTGACAAATGTCACCCAAGTTAAGACGTTCGCCAATTGGACTACCAAACGGAAATGCTTGTTTACTTCCACTTAGTGCTTTACTGTCCATTGCTTTATCCATAACATAACCAAAGCGATCTGACTTATGAACGTGCTGTGTATACATTGTACCATTTGCTGTTGCCAAGAAAGGACTCGCACAGTCAAACATAACATTAATATCTTCGTTAACATGCTCACGTAAACTACGTTGGATTGCTGTATAAGCCGCTGCCCATTCTAGTCTACCAATGCCCAAGTAGTGTAGCACATCACGTTTGCCACGCTCTAGTTGCTGATCATCACGCATCTTAATAAGTGTACGTAGTACAATGTTGATGTCGTTCTTAGCACTACCACCAAACGCAAAGCCTTCGAGATCATGATGTTTCATTTTCTCATACCAGTGTTCTGCTTCAGCCCAGTTGCGCCCTTGCATAACATTAAGATACTTTGTTTGGTATTTGCGGTTCTTTTTAAACCAGTTTACATTAAAGTCAGTGTAGTCCAAACATTCGTTGAATGATGAAATACCTGTTCGTTCTGTAAATGTAGGATCCGCCGCTAGTGTTGGAATATCCAGGATCATACTGTAATCACCTGTGTGTTCCAACCAGTTTAAGATCTTCTGACGTAAACTGTCATCAGTTTTAAAGTTATCCCAATCACACTGGATAACACCTTTAATAATCTGAAAGCCGCCACTGTCACAAAGCATAAACGTTTTGTCACGATCACGGCCTTGTACCATTGCGTCTGATTCATTAGCTTTATCTAGATTAAGTTGAGCATGACCTGCGGAGTATAACCCCCACTTATAACTATAGTAAGCATCCTTCTCATTAAGAAAGTTCATGCCTTCCATGCCAGTTTCAAAACCTGCTGGCATACGTTCTGGCAAAATATGATTGCCAGAAGCACGTTGCTTTGCGATAAAGTTATTATAGAACGTACTAATACTAGGCAAAAATACTGCGTAGTCTTTGTTACGTTCTGTTAAGTTTACACGAGTTGCTGTCATACTATGCCGCTCGTTTCTGATACACACCTACATGAATCTTTAGTTTCTTATCACTGCGATCTTGTGACATTTTTACGCTTACATCATATGTAATAGCGTTATCACGGATATTACTAAAGATGTTAAAGTCATTAATTAGACCCACGTATCTAAGATCACTTAGGTATGTAGTGAATAGACGGCGAACAGTTCGTTCACTTCCGTCATTGGTTGCAAGAATACCATCATATGGTTCGATAATCTTAATAAGATCCCATTTGATGTCGTTAACGCTTACTCGCCCTTGGCGAAGTTCACGGATATTAGTACCTAAACTATGCATAGCTACACGTTGCTCCATTTTCCCCATCCTCACTAATAGTGATTGTCATTTTGCGGTTGGGATATTTTGTGTTAATTGTATCTGCAAGATCATCACAAATCATCTCACAGGATTTAAAATCGAGTTGCAGAGTTCCGTCTGCGTAGAGGCTTTCCAACCATCTCTTGAATTGGATAAATTCAACGTCTCGATCGTCATGGAATACTTCAAGTTCTACCTTAAAGTGGAAAATATGTCGATGTATGTATCCTAGGAAACTTACATCTTGTTCATCACCAGTTGCCAACTTAGGGTCATCTAGTGCTGCTGGGTACTTGTGTAAACCTTCCTTGCGGAATGTTACCCAAATATTTGTGCTTGACTTCTTCATCTTAGTATCCTCTTCTCTCATACGCCTAAGCATATAATCATAATAACCTTCACGGTTAGTCATTATCTGAAACGTCGATTTTCTTCTCAAGGCGTTGAATAGTTTGCAACAACTCCCAAAGTTTCCAATCTACAGCTTTCGCAAGTTCCATTACTTGTGTTCGGAACGCAGCGTCAGATATTTCATCAGGTGCTACTGTTGAGTCTTCAATTACACGGATCTTCTTAACCATTATGTTCTCCTAATTGGTTAGTTAGTTTTACTATCTCCTGTTTTAGGAGCAGTTTTTCTTTCTTAAGTTTTTTAATACTAAGTTCAGCACTAGTATGTTTATACAACTGTTCTATCTGTTTGTCAAGAGCTTTATGCTTACTTTCTAAACTTTTTAACCGTTGTTCGATGTTTGGGGGCATTTTCAACCCTTTCCCTTAAATCACTTGTACTAAACCTATGGTCTCTTCTGTTGAAGTGAAGTTCAATACCTCGTTTGCGACAAGTTTCCTTGCCAGTGAAATCCTTTTCTCGATATTCATCACCTAACATGCGTACATTTATATTATACATATTTAGAATATCAATCAAATCTTGTTCAGTCTGATATGTGATAATTTCATCTACATACTTGACTGCGCTTAGTTGTAAATGTCTTTCAACTAAACTTTGTACTGGACGATTCTTTTCGTCCGGTCTATCAATAGTTGGGTCAGTTTGTAACCCAACTATTAGATATTCACAATGCTCTTTAGCTTCACGTAACATAGCAATATGACCAGCATGAAGCAAATCAAATACACTACACGTAAACCCAACTCGCATTAGCTTTGCGCCGGGAAGATGTATTCGTACACAGCCATGCCGTTGTCTACATCAATCTTTAACGCACCAGCATCACTAAATCGCATAGTAATATCACCATTAAGATTTAGTACACTTTGTACTTCAGCAACTGGATATTTCCAGCTTTGTTTAAGCTCACCAGATACACTAGCTTCAAATGTAAAGTTACCAGTGTGTCCACTGTCATCACCAAAATAAAACTTTAGTGAATCACCATCTGTTTTCGCAATGAAGACATTCTCTTCACTGTTTGCTTGTGCTTGCATCTTAAATCGTGCTACACTAGCACTATGTGGAGCAACTTCTACATCCCAATTAGCACCTTTAAAACGTACTTCTGGAATACGCTGTGTAATAAGTTCTTTGCTCATAAAGCGGAAGTCATTTTTAAAATCACCACCTGCGTTTACAAACTTCATAGTAAATGGTACTTCTTCACCATTACGTTCACGCATTTCAACACTGATATTTGCGTTCTCAGTATATTCAGAAATGTTAAGGATAACGTTTAGTTTATCCAAGTTTGGCAATCCAATTACCCCAGCCAATTCGCTGCGTGGTGTTTTGTAAGTTGCCTTTACAATTACTTTGTTGTCGTCATCTTTAGCTTCAATAACACTTCCGTTAGTAACCTTTACTGCGTCAATGTTACCCACATTACGGGTATGCTTTACGATGTCGAGAAGATAGTCTCTCATACTGTTTTCCTTTTCTTTAGTATTACGTTATAACTGCCTTGTGTGCGGACATTAAATCTATATTCTCGCACATGTATATTTAGATTTAACCAAGTTTCTATTTCATTACGAATTAAGCCTTGGCCACATATGATTTCACAACGTTTAATATTACTATAATAACACTCACCTATGAATCTGTCAACACTTTTCCACGCTTCATGTATATGTTTTCCATGTAAATCTAAACTTGTTTTCATCCAAAATCAAACAGACTCTCAAATGTAGTCTTGTCCTCTGCTTTTGATAAGTCAATTGGTAGTACACCAAGTAAGTTATCAATCTTTTTAGTAATGATTGTTTCCTCCATAAGATCTACATCAAACGGTAGTTCTTTGAACCAGTCTGGAGGGATTATTGAATCTGTAGGATATCCTATGCTAGTGAATCCCATTGGATTCGGTTTCAGTTTACAGACAATAGTTTTCATACCATCAACAATGTCTGGACTGTATTTATCGTTGTTAATACCCTTGAGTCTATTGTAGTTGATTGCGGCTCTTACGTGTCCAGGCATGTTTGCTTTACCAGTGTACACGCCTTTCTTATCCCATTCTAACCCTGTATAATGTGTTAGCTTGTTAACACGCTTTGGTGTGCCAATCTCCCACGGATCTTTTTGTCTAAACTCTTGACGGAACTCAATAATGCGAGCAATCAAATCATCATCAGTTGTACCTGTTAGCGTTTTAAGCAGTAGTTCACTGAGAAAGTCTTGCATAAATGCTGGTGTGTCACTACGCTTTAAGTCCAAGCCCATTGCTTTAATCTTACCTGGCTTGTCGTCTTTGTCTTCTCTATAGCCTTCGTTATCATATACTAGGATAGCATAACGCTTCTTTTTAATAAAGATACCAGACAAGGCAACCATTTCACGAGCGGCGGCAATAATCTCACCTTGCTTTTGGTCAAGTACATTATGTGCTTGTGCCATATATCCAGGAAACGTTGTGTTTGCTTGATCGCATACAGTGTCATAAAGTTCAGTAACCTTGTCTTTATTCCACTCAAACTCTCCGCTTTCAATCTTGTCTTTAAAGATAGGGTACGCACTAAAGTAGATACTATCCGTGTCGCCATACACAATTGTATCGCCTACGTGATTGTATTCTCCAGTAAACAGTTCATTAACACTAGCACCCATATGTCTAGCAATAGTACGTCCTGTTAATGTTGTTGATTGTCCCATGCGTGGATCATTAAAACGTGATCCTTGATTAAGTAACGCACCATACAAACTGTTCAAGTTAATCTTTTTAACTAGTTGTCGCTTGTCCCAGTATCCAAACTTGGCATCATCTTTACCTTGTACAGCTCTAGCTTCTTTCTGCATAACTTTACGTTCAGCATACCAACGCTCTAGCAATCCAGGAATAATACCTTTTTTGTCTTGTCTAATAATAGTAGCATTACTACTAATAACCCAAGGCTGATCGCTTTCAAAGACAATGCTATATATTTCAGCACCAGTTGCCATTAGCTCTTCGCCGTTTTCAAAGTCAATCCACAGTTGCGTTTCAGTATCCTTTGCCATTACAAGCTCATACTCTGGACAAGCAAACTTGCCCTCCCACGCTCTTGCGGCTTCCCATTTATATTCCTGTAGTAGTGGCACAGTTAATGTGTGTCTAACCTGCCCTACAATAGTTTCTGTACTCAAGTTAAGGCTACGTAGGATACTAGGATACAGACTGTTTAAGTCCATACTGCCAATCCACTCGTGCCTACCACGTACAGGAGTAGCAACATACGCACCTGCGGCTTGTGTTGATTGTGGATAATGCTTTTGTACTTTATCACGTACTTTGTCAGGAACAATTAGTCCACGATGATGTGCTTCATTAATAATAGCTTGGTCAGTAACCGCAACAGCACCCATTGTTGTCTGAATAAGAACTGTATTATCGTGCGCAATAACATTTGCTAAGTCAATAAACTGTAGCTTGGCATCTAGTTTAACTAGTAGCTCAACGTCTTGTCTGTTGTAGTCAATAAACGTATAGAAGTCGTTGTTGTATAACTGGTCAAGTGTGCCTTTGTATTCAACTTTCTTTTCGCCTAGTTCATACTCTGCAATAGCATCCAAACTGTAGCTGTGCATTTCGTGATATGTGTATTTTTGATACAGTTGCAAATAGTCTAAGTGCAAACGTCCAATAGTATCAAACGTCTCTTGTGACTTTCCATAACGCTCAAACTCTCTGCGTTTAGGATATTGATCCCACAAGCAAAACTTTTTAGTATACTCTTTACCAATTGTTCTAGAAATACGGTTTACTGTGTATGGAATGTCGAAGCCTTCGCTGTTCCATCCACTCATTACATCCGCATCATCAATTAATTCAAGGAAAGTTTTTAGTAGTTCTTCCTCTGTATCCATTAACATAGTGTCTGGAAAGCGACTACATATCTCTGCTGCATCTTCACGGCTAAGTGTGTCTGGTTTACACACTAAACATACTGTAGTTTTAAGCCAACTAAGATGAACTGCGATTGCTGTAATAGCGTTAAACGGATCTTCAGGCGGAGCAAATCCTACGTCTTTATCAAAGTCAACCTCAATATCAAAAAAGGCTAAGTTTAAGTTAGGAGTATCTTTACCCAAGTAGTTGTCTGCTAAACACTTAAACGTGCGGTTAACATCACTTTCAAAAAGTTTTTGTCCGCCATACATCTTCTTTTCTTTTTTAAACGCTCTGCCATTAGTTGTAGCATAACGTGATAGTTTATCGCCAAAGATACTGTCGTACTTTCCACGCTGATCCTTGTAATAAAAGCCATAGCTAGCAGGATACTCACGGAATACCCGCCGCCCTTTTTCATCACGTTCAGTAACGTGGATAATATCTTTGTTTTGATCGAAGTAAGCGTCTACATACATTAGCCGACAAATGCCCTTTCTTGTACAAACGTTCCTTGTGTACGTTTGTTGCCTTCGTTAAATCCGAGGCTGTTAAAGTGTTCTTTTAAATCATTGTTAAATGCTACACTTCCACATAACATTATACGCTGTTCTGCGGGGTTGTCAATCTTTACAGTACCGTCTGCCATGAACACTTGAATACGTCCTTGTAGTTCAGCAGGCTCTTGTGTAACTGTGCTGATGTATTCAATGGGCATCTCATTCAAGAAGTCTCGGTAACAGTCCTGTTCAGCATGTAGCCTAGTAGTCCATGTTACTGTAATGTTCTCAAATAGATCATATGTTTCTGGTTCACGTAGTAAACTAATAAACGGAGCAATACCAGTACCACTTGCCATCATTACTAGATGTCCGCCTAGTTCTAAGTTAGCAAGTATAAGTGTACCTGTTGGCTTCTCACCTACAAGAATAGTATCGCCTACTACAATGTGTTGTAGTTTACTAGTAAGCGGTCCGTCTTGTACTTTAATACTGTAAAATTCTATGTAGTCGTCATATGGACCACTGGTAATACTATACGCTCTACTTGGAGCATCCTCTAAACCAATCATAACGAACTCCCCCGCAGTAAATCTATAACTGCGAGGTCGCTCTGTTCTAATTCTAAAAAGTTTATCTGTATAGTGTTGGACTTCAATAACTTTTAAGTCTAGCACATTAATGTCCTTTGCCGACAGCCGCCAATAATTCTTCTAATTCGCTGAAATCGTCTGATACTTTTGCGAACTCTTGTTTATAAGCAATACGTATTGCTTTGTTAATAGTTGCTGGCTTCATATCTAGCTCTTCAGCAACTGCGCTTACTGTATCTTTCAGTCCACCTTTAAGTGTTTCCACTTCTGATGTTACTTGGATACCTTCGTTAATAATTTGTTTAAGTTTGTTAATCTCACTATCACTAAATGCTCGTGACATATTCATCTCCTTTAGCTTGTTATCCTACTACTATATGTTAGATTTGCTAGGTTGTCAAGTCTTTTTACGAGTGTTTAGTATATCATTCATAACATTACTTGCGGTATGAGTAAAGCATCTTGGAGCAATACTGTGAATAATCAGTGCTGGCACCAAGAGCTGTAATTTAACAGCGGCTTTTAAGGCATGTCCCATGTGTTGTAGTCCAGTTTCGCCTACTTTATCTAAGTGGGCCTTACATTGTTTACTGTACATTATTTTTCCAACTCTTTTAGTCTTGCTTCTATTGCATCTATCTTTGCTGTTATTTTTGGATACTTTTTACGCCATGCGTCTTCTGGTTGTTCTAACCAAGTCCATCCATAACGTTCTACAAGGAAGTCCATGCTGTTATCTACTTTGGAATAAAACCAAAGCCCAGCTCTAGTAGTGCTCAAGTATGCTAAACTAACTGCACCTATAATACTACCACCAATACTTGTGTATATCCACAGTCTATTGGTAGCCATGTCGCTTATCATATCCCACATACTATTCAGATTTCCAAATAGTCCAACCGCCATACGCAATCATAGCATACGCAATTAAGTTTACAGGTACCAATATCATTGCTACACCTGAAGCTACTAGTACAACACCATCAAGTGTCGTTCTCTCTTTTAGTCTGTTCTTTAACCAACTCATCGTTATATCTCCTCCAATAGTTGTTGCGCTCATTAGTACTAGTATGTTCTGCTTCATGCTTTTTGTATACTTTTAAATAATGAGCTATGTCCATGTTACTCTCCAAACATGTTTACTAGTTCTGGACCAAAGCTGCCCGCCGCCCATCCTAATGCTACAATACTAATTACTCCAATTAGTAACCATTTCATTTTAAAATCATCAACTGACATCTTTATAGCAACTAATTCGTTACCTAATACACGTAGTTGTATTTCCATTTTACCTTTATCGTCTACTTCTTGCGACATACTATTCTCCAAACATCATTGCTAAACTAACAGGCCCCATAACACCGTCTGGCGTAAGTCCGTTCTCTTCTTGCCAGTGCTTAATGTGTGCTTCAGTACCTCTACCAAAAACACCATCAGCCCCGATTTCTAATTCTTCTTGTACAGCACGTACTGTTGGTCCACGTGAGCCTACACGAATAGTTTCGTATACCATTTGTGCTGGTTCCCAGTGTCCGCCTAGAACTTCCATAGCATGTTCATAATGCTTCTTACGATCTTCTAGTCCAATGTAGCCGCCGTTAATACGTTTAGTAGCACCTTTAACATCACGACTGTCACAATACTTGTTTAGGCCGTTTGTGTCCCAGAACCAACATGCTGAGTCTAAGGCGCCTTTTTTTGTTCTGACGTACTCGACTGCCGCTTCTGGTGACATATCGACGTCTTCTCCGAATTTTGTATAATTGTATCTGCCTGTAAGTTGTAGAATGCCACCGCCCCTGAATCTCCAACCATCTCCGGAATCGGTATCGCCGTTGTCCATTCTATTTGCGTAAATAACATTCGCAATTTTTCTAGGCTTTCTGTGATAAGGTTCCGCATCTCTACCTGCTCTCTTAAAATACTTGCCAAAAATAGCATCTAGTGCTTTGGCGCTATAGTTGAGGTTCTCACTCAACACTCTAAAGTTATTACTTTCATGTCCGCACTGTGCGATAAACATTGCTACTCGTGCTGGTGTATCTACTTCCCATAGAGGAAGGATTTCACACATTGCGTCATACCAATCTTCAGCTTCGTCATTGCCACGAAGCATCTCAATAACCATGTCTTCTGTGAATTCAAATTCAAAATCTTCTACTGCCATTTTACAAATCCTTGTTTTATGTATGTGTATTTATTTTACAAACGCTCCTGTGCGTCCATGAATATCCGGATCTACTACATATTTGTATCCATCTGGGGGTTTTTGGTCTTGTCCCTGCCATACAGGTATGTACTCGTATTGACCTTCAGGGAAATCTGGATTATGTCTTAGATGTATTTCTATTAGATTCCCGCCTATGTACTCTGCGTTTATCTTACTGTATTTATTTTTAATATTATCTAAGCAACTAGGTAATGGTATTTGAACATCTACTTTTACCCAACGATCCCATTGTGTATAGGTGGCTGGATTTTTATGTCCTTGTACTGCTAGTACTTGCTCCCCATTGAGATAATCTACACTAATATGATCACCTTCAAATATTTCACACCAAAAATGTCCAGGTGTTAGATGATCTGTAAACTCTTTAATATATTGCTTTTGCGCACCTAGCCCAAGTCCTATAGCGTTTACACAAGGTCTTACAATATAGTAATCCGATTGTGAAACTCTAGTCCCTACTGGCCCACACGTATAACCAAGACGTCTTGCTAGTATAAGTTTATCGAATATCCATAAGTCTTCAGGAGCAGTTGTTGCCCATGCTATTTCTTCTGTACAAAGATTCATAGCATTTGTTCGACGCCACTATCCTGCCATGGCCATATTTTCGATTCATGTTCAGCTAAAATTTTAGATTCACAATTACAGTGTCCACATACGTCATTAATACACTCGGGACAGTTTACTTTGTCACAATGACACGCATGTCCACATTTTGTACAAGTTTTTGTATGCACATTGTTTCCTTTTTTAAGTAGCGTAAGGCCGATCTGGCTTTTATGTCTTTACTCTATTTATAACCAAATTCTTTGTGGTACACTTGGAGTAACACCGTGTGTTTCATCCAGTGCTTCTACTGCTGCTCTAACTTCATCACCTATTAAACGGATATTCACATGCCAACCATCTAAGGCTTGCATCTCAGGATACTCCATGTCATTATCATCTGTCAGTGTATTGCCTGTAGGTTCACTTAGTGTTCCCACAACATCAATAGCATAGTTAGATGTGTTAGGTACTAAGTAAGGATCACCTACGTTTGTAGTGGTCTCCTCGCCTGTATCCTCGTTTACTGTAGTTTCAGTGTCTTGTGTATAGAAGTCTGATAATACTGTAGTCATTGCGGCTTCGTTTGTTAACTTTAAATAAAAGTCAATCTTTATTGTTTCTAATTCTTCGCTCATGTTGTTAGCTCCTGTAATTGTGCATTAGTTAGTCTGCGAGGGTAGTATTTGATTGATTTGATGTGACCGTTTATCAGGTTAGAACTTGGGTTAGGGGGGTAATAGTGACCTATCCCTAACGAAGATATTCCAGAAGGAACCGTTCCTGATGTATCAGTGACCGTTGTTGCGCCATTGAGAGAAGCGGCAAAGTCATTCTCGGCATATCCAGCAGAAAACTTAACAAGTTCAGAGGTTGTAACTCTTAAACCCGCGTTTAGTTCTACCTGTCCGACACCAGCAGTTGTAACAACTAACGTGTTAACAGACGTTGCGTAGTAAGCTATTCGGTTTGTAGGACTACCATCACTTAACCCGAAAGCACCATACTGCTCGTTATTAGGTTTATTACTATTAAACTCCACAACAACACTACCAACCTTCTGGTTATACCCAAAGGCACTCGTAGGAATAGTAGCAATATCTGCCGCCCTAGTAGCTGTGCTACCTGATGTTGGGATGTAGGACGAAGGGAAGCCGCCAGCTTCTAGTTGATGCCCCCAAAAGTAGATACCTGAAGTTCCATCAGGTACAAATCCTTGAGAACCATCTGTATCGAGAAACTCAATAGCAGGGTATGGTCTTACACTAGACGTTATGTAAGCCGCAGAACATCTGTACCAACCATTACCCACATCCTCTATAGACTTTAATATTTCAGTACCACCAGTTGTCGTTGCAGTTACAGCACTTAAATCAAACTTAGTTATTGTGCCACCATTTTGATTTCTCTGAGATACTTCAATGAGGTTATAGCCATTGGATTTTGCATAGAAACTATAAGTCTCCTTGCTACCATCACCTGCACTGTAGGAGCTAGAATACTGAAATAAATGTCTAGGATATGATGTATCCGGGGTTATCAAATCAGCAGTTGTTGTACCGTCAGGGCTAACCGCAGAGTCTGAAGTTTTTGTAATACCAAATGAACTGTTAGTGCTAGTATCTGAACTGTTAAGGTATAGGTTAGTCCTAGCTTCTTCAATCAGTAAGCCTTTGACTGCACCAGTAGCATCGTACTCAATCCGAGGTACGTTGTTACCATGGTTAAAAAGTTGGAGTGTGCCATCAGCTTGGTCGAAGAGGACTTCTTTGACTGAGATATTGTCGAACTCAGAAGAATTGCCGTTTGTTGGGGATTGATTAAATAAGCATAGGCTAAAAGTAGACGAGGCCACAAATGTCACAGAAAAATAATTAGTTACTGTTGAGGCTGATCCACTCAGTAATACCACTTGCACAGCACCCGCCGAATTTGATACACCTATAGCTGGATTGCCACCAGAGACCGCCCTACGGGAGCCTGTTAATCTATACGCCTTGCCTACAACAAGTGGGACACCTTGAATGGCGCAACCGTAGCCATTACTAGAGTCACTGGTAATCAACAGCTTGCCAGATGAAGCATCTAAAGCCCCTGACCAGTTTGTCCCATCTACCCAACCTGTCGTGCCACTCGAAAAGTCACCATTAGTAACTAACTCGTTACCGTAGCTAATTTTTCTTAAAGCTGTACCACCTGATGCTCTGGTGAATGTTATTAAGTCTGTTGCACTATTTAAATTCTTAGTACCCATATTATTCACTCCAATCTAATACTGTGAAACTTGTTGTGGATGAGCCATCAAATGTTAATTGTAATGATGGTTCTGTGGATGGTTCTGTTGCTTCAACTATACCTGCGTCTGTTAAGTCTTCATCCCACATTCTGAATTGAGCTATTGTACCCATGAAGGTTTGGCCAAGTTCTAAGGCAGTAGATGACAAGTCAGGGAGAATCGTAGGGGTTGTGTTGGCTGTCAGGAGTGTACCCTCGTGAGCGCCGTTGATGAACGTAGAGCCATAACGACCAGCAATGTTGAAGGGTACGTTAGTGCCAGGAGAGTAGACGTTAGTTTCGCCTTCTGAATTATCGTAACCAGAAGTTCCGTCTCTTTGAGCAAAGACAGGTTGCCCTGTTCTACCGCCAGAAGTTGTAATGCGAGTGTCGATATAGTTAGAAGAGGATAGTTGCCAACGGTATGGTTGAACGTCTAGTGTCGTATTCCTATCAGCATACGTCATCTTGCCATCCATCTGGATAGACAGTTTATAGTTGACCTCTTTGACGGATACGTTGTCGATTGTTATTTGTCCATCAGTCCTCGTCGATATTGAAAAGCCATCAGGGTGAACAGACGTGACAACACCAGAGAAAACACCAATGGGGATGTTTGCTATTGGACCACTATATACAGGTGTCCTTCCGAAGTTAATATAGACGCTGGTACTGGAGTCAACTTTGGCTGTGACTTTAAAAGAACAAAGGTAAGTTTTACCAACTGTAGAGCCGTTAAGTTGTTTAGTCTCCGAGTAATCTCCATGAGGTGCCGTTTGAACAAGCTGACCACCAATAACATTAGACGTGCCTGTAGCGTTGGCGTTCTGTGTCCAGCCAGTCAGACCGTCAGAGAAATCCCCATTAGTAACCAACTCAGTGCCAGTAACCTCAACAGGAGTAGGATAAGGCAGATTAGCCGCAGGGACGGTTAGTGTCTCAGCCGCCCTTGTTACAGTTGAACCTGATGTTGGGATGTAACTAGATGGGGTTGCGCCAGCTTCTATTTGTATACCGTAAACATGTAAGAGAGCAGGAATATTGCTAGTAGGACGTGCAATGCCATCACCATTGACTGTAGTCCCCGTACTTGTGTAAGTAAATGAGAATCTCTGCCACTCGGAGGTTGCTATAAAGTCTTGATTAAAAGCACCATTTTGTGCATAAAGTTGAAAGGCTTCATCTGTTCCATCATAAGACTTAACCCAAGCTGATATGGTGTACGTCTGACCAGTGGTTCTAGAATGGTTGAATTGAAAATAACCAGTTCCGCCGAATGAAAACTTCGAAGCATTTGATGTCCCGTCTGGGGAAACAGCATCATTTGGGGTTATTATTGCATTCTTTACCCAACTCGAATGAGTAAAGTCATTACTATAAGTAACCAAGTTAGTCCTAGCTTCACTCTCGTGGAGGATGCCTTCGTTAACCCAAGCAGAGCCATTGTAGACGTGATGTCCAACTCTTGGTAGGTAAACAGCAGAACTTGTTGTTGGGGCGTAGGTTTCAAAGCCTGTAGGTTGTGATGGGTTGTTCACCATGCCACCTAAGTCACTGCGGTAAGCGTGTGGATGCCAGATTTCTACGTCACCTATTTGATTAGATACAGGGTTTTGACTTTGTTTTCCAATTACATAGTAAAGAGAAGTGTCATTACCTCCAACTGTGAATTCAAGATCAACCAAGTTCCAAGTGCTTGTTACTGGAACATTAGTATATATGTTATTGTTCGCTTGATTTGTCCCACCATTAATCCCAAACGGCAGTATCGTTACAGTGTCACTTCTTACCCAGAAGGAAAATGTAATTATATCTCCTGCAGTATATGTGACAAAAGAACGAATATAACTATGAAAGTTAGTAGAGCTAATTGTAAAGGTAGCCGCTGTGGTTGTCCCATCTGGAGCAACAGCATTGTCTACAACAGCCCCGCCAGCATTTGCTTGAGACCACAGATTTAGCTCTTCAGACCTAGGCAAAAGGTTATGTGGAGCCCATTTGAGAAGACCATCTGAGTCTACCATCGTAGCTTGACCTGCGCGAGCATGAGTCACACTGTTAGCTAGAGTGCTATCTGCACCGCCTGTCTTAAATACATTTCCAGTAAAATCAAAAACTAGTTTTGGCTCAAAAGCAAGTATTGCATACACAGATGTTGTTGAGTTCCAAGGACGACCTGGTAATAGGCCGCCTGTATTGGGGTTATTTACTACATTGTTGGTGTCATTATCACCAACAGCATAACGTGTAGGTAGTTGAGTTGCGTCTGCTGTTACATCAGTATAACGCCCTGGCTCTATTACATTACGAGCTACTCTATCAGCATTTGCTAAAGCAAGTTTATCATCTTGTCTCTCACGTTTAGTTAGAATTGGCATTATACTTCCTTAGTTCTTTACGTTCTTTGCTTTGCCCTTGCGATTAGGATTAGGGTCTTTTGATTTTTTACGTTTAACTGCGGTAGCAATACCTTTTGCTCCGTCTTTTTTGCCGTCTTTGTTTTTGTCAGCATTACGTAGTTTAGCGGCTGCGCTTTTACTTAGACACTTTGGTTTGCCTTTGCCTTCGCCATCTCCACATTTGCCAACACGTTCGCCTTTGCTGTTGTAACGATCCCAGCCACCTCCGCCGGCCCCGCCTTTTTTGCCTTTGCCGAACCATGCCCGTAAATCTTCTGTTATGATGTCTTCTATAAGCATGTAAATATTTATACCGGGTTGTCTATTATCAATAAGTTAAACGTACTACTTACTAGTGAATTGTTTACACTACTATAAGCACGTACTTCTATATCTGTTTGTTCTGTAAACTGTATTGGAATCTTATAATCTTTAGTGTATGTAGTTGCGCTAACTGTAATAATATCTTTAGCATTCCAAGCACCAGCTGGTGTTTTTGCCATAAATGTAGCAATAGCATCTGTATTTTGCTTACCACAACCAACAGTCCATTGTGTCAAATATGCTGTTTTTCCTACTGGTACTGTATACAACGCCATGAATGTTTGTCCACGTCCTGCTGCATTACTACCAGTGCCATCAACTCCAATTTGAGCAACTATTGTTGTAGATACCAGACTAGTAATATTAATAATACCTTCATTAACTCCGCTTGTGCCTGATGTTACAACCTTTACACGAAACACACGTTTAAACAATTGAGTACTTGCACTACCAATCTCAACAGTTTCTAAAATAACCTCTCCAGCATCATTACAACCTTGTATCTCTACAGTACGAGCACCTGATCCAGATGCGCTATCATTAACACTGCTGCTAGTAACTGAAAGTTTCTCGCCAGTGGATAGATACGTATATATACCTCCACCGTCCCAAATTGTTTCTTTGTCGCTGTCTACATCAGTGTTCATGCCGAACTTTTCAATATAACCAGTACCATCAACCGCACCTGCGCTAATGTTAATAATCCAATCATAACTACTACCAGTTGTTCTTAGTAGCGGTTGCCCTTGCTGATTATAATCCATAGCTTTATGAACATTTAAAATGTTTGGTTCATCTGCGTGAATATAATCTGTGCTATTTTGATTCCGGTTACCCATTTATTACTTCTTACTTTTTCCCCAGTTGGCTGCTCCAACTTTACGACATTTTGTTAATGCGCCACTAGCATAAGCACTTGGCCATACTTTATAACGTGATTTTACTTTACGATAACAAGCATCTTTTTCGCCTGCCGCTTCGTCAAACTGTGCTTCAGTCATTACATCGCCTTTAGTTTCTTTGTCAGCAAAAATACTGTCTTTACGGCGTTTCATTTTACCCATTGGTGTTGCTACACTGGCAATAGCACCTGCGCTTGTCATTTCTTCAAGTGCTGTATCAAATACATCATGAACAATTGATTCTACGCCAGCTCTGCTTTTTGCTTTCATATCGGATACGTCTTGCCAATACTCATCATCTAGTTCTTTGTCTGTTTTAGGGTTAATAAGTCTCTGTAAATCATCATGTGCGTCATTAAATGTGTCTTGTATTTGTGGCTCAGGACCATCTACACCATTTACTAATTCTTGTAGTGCGCCTGGAATATTACCTTGATTAATTGTAGCAACTGCTTGATTTAAATCTCTGTGTGTAAACTTTGCTTGGGCATCAATACCTTTAAGTTGCTTCATTGCTTTTTTAAGGATATCTTGTATTTGTCCTTGGCTCATAACTTTTTTACCAATGTCAGTTAACGTACCGTCTTTGTTGTACATTTGATTGACTTGCTTTTTCTCTTCTGGGCTAAGTGTTTCTTCAACTTCGTCCATTTCTTTCTCATGTGAGCTGTGACCTAAGTGCTTGTGCACAAGTTCATCTAGTGCACGATGGAACGCATCTACTTCGTCATTGCTCATTTCTTCTTTTACGTCGATGTCACGTTCGTCTTTCATGTTACTATAGTCGTTGTCAAGTGCTTTGAATTCGCCATAACTCATATACATATCTGTGTCTGGATCGTAGTACGAACCTTCTTTTGGATCATAATAAACTACCTTACCACTTAGTGTACTGAATGGTCCTTCTAGACCGTCACGTTCTTGATAACGATCTCTGTTAATTGGCGGCAACTCTTTATATCCTTCAGCATGCATTGCCGCCATATGTGCTTTGTACTTTGCTGTACCTTTTTTGTGTGGGCTATCGCCTTCTCCAACTGCCTGCTGTACTGCTTTATTAATATCATTACGCATTTGTAAGTTTGCTGGACGGGCTTGTGGACGTGGACTTGACATTGGAGCTAGTTTTTTAGGACGTAACTTGGGACGTGGGCTAGACATATTTGATGGACCTAATCCTTGATTTTCTGGATGTGCCATTTGATCTCTATGACCAGCTCTTGGATTAAATTCAAAGTCTTTAGTATCATATGTGTTTTCAAGTGTACGTACAAGCTCTTCTTCTTTTGTTGTAAGGTTAGGATACGCTTCCATTACACGTTGCCATGTTTTAAGTGTAGCAATATCTTTAAGATCTGATTCAGTTAAATTACGTCCATTGTAAAATACATTACTGTGATGTTGCGCTGTACTTTCGTCTAGTTTTTGTTTTGCTACTAAACTACTTGTCATTTTTTGTTCAGCAACTACACGATATTCGTCTAGTGCTAGTTTATAGTCTGTTGTGATACGTTTATATTCTTCACGCATAATTTTAACTTCAGCTTTACGCTCTTCTAGTGGATATAAATTTACATACTCTTTAATTACATTTTGTAGTTTTGTTTTTGAAATGTCCCAGTCAATAATACCACGAGCATAGCATTCAAATATGGTGTACATATTTGCTTTAATTTTATCATATGGCTGTTGTGTAACAGCATAATTAGTTCTGCTTTGTCTAGCTTCTGCTATGATTTGTTTTGCTATTTTGTGTATCATTTCTTATCCATATCTCTTTAAGTTTAGTGGGTCTCTAATATTTATAGGGCTGAACTTCATTTGATTAGCCGTTGACTTAATGCGATCACCACTGCCAGCATCACCACCAACACGTCTACTTGTCGTCTTGCCTTTAGGTTTTTCCTTGGTTTTTGTCTTAGTATCAGTTTTACCTTTTTTCCCAATAACTATCCCGGCATGTGGATTAGGGGTTATAGCAGGAGGGGTGTACTTTTTTGGTAATTCTTTTGGTAATTCTTTTGGTAATTCTTTTGGCAACTCTGGTTCTGTAAATGGTTTACCCCTTTTAGGTAACTCAGGGAACTCAGGAGCATTAGGGTCAAATGCAGGGGGAGTGAATTCTCCAGGTACTATTGGATTTTCCAGATCCTTGTCGGTTCTTTTTGGTTGTTTAGGTGGGGTAGTTACAACTTTAGGGCCTTTTGGAGTTGGCTCTACAGGTGGCTTTGGTGCTTTAAACGGATCATCCCTTTTAGGTAAATCAGGGAACTCAGGAGCATTAGGGTCAAATTCAGGGGGAGTGAATTCTCCAGGTACTATTGGATTTTCCAGATCCTTGTCGGTTCTTTTTGGTTGGGTTGGTGATTTAGTTATAACTTTAGGGCCTTTTGGAGCTGGCTCTATAGGTGTTTCTGGTGCTTTAAATGGTTTACCCCTTTTAGGTAACTCAGGGAACTCAGGAGCATTAGGGTCAAATTCAGGGGGAGTGAATTCTCCAGTTGGGTTGTTAATTGTGCCTGGGGTAAACGATGGTGTGATCAATGGTGGAATATTTGTAAAATTAACAACAGGAGGAATATCTTGAGGTTTTTGTTGTGCTTTTTTAATAAGCTCGTTATCACTTGCTTTATTTTGAGCATCTCTACCTGCTTGCGCAATTCTCATTATTTTATCTTGATAACCTGCATCTGGATTTGCTGTGCCGTTATCTAAGTGTGTTTTTCCAAACTCTTTGTCCCATTCTTGTTGATCTCTGCGGTATTCAGCTTGACGTTGTGATAGTAATCGAGCAGCTTGATCTCTCATACCAGCAGCACCAAATTGTGATTGTTGAGTTAAATGTTTTATTTCATACGCATCATCGTCTCTTGAATTCTGTCTAGGTGATCTTGGAACTACCATTGCTAAATCATTGCCATAGGCTCGACCAGCATTACCTTGTTTAATATCTTTAGCATTGTTTGATTTTGCCCAGTCCCATATTTCAACGCCGGCATCAGCTAAATCCCAACCTAGCATTGCTACATTTAATACTGCTGCTACTGCTGGCGCAAGTGGGCCTGATGCTACACTTGAAATTGTTGCTACACCATGTCTTGCTGCTGATCTGGCTCCTACAGACGATAGTCTTTGTAGTAGAGTTTTGTTCTTTTTAATAAATTCGTTTGCAGATTTTCTGTCTGCTTCTGACATTTTACTAAGAGCATCTTTTGCTGCAGCTCGACGAGAATCTAAATCAATAACTTCTCCAGTAGTTGGTCTAGTATTATCGTTAGCAGGTATTCTTATCCTCACTTGATCAAAATCAAGTTTAATAGCTGCTTCTTCGTTAACAATAGATTCAATAACTTTTTCAGTAAAATCAGTAAACTTCATTATTACATTCCTTCAGGTGGCAATTCGTTTGGTATTTCCATTGGCATGTCGTCTACTACTTCAGGTTGTCCGTCAGTCATTTGAACGTATTCCATATAATGTTTTACTGAACTAATATAATCAGCTGCTTTTGTGATTTTGCTTTGTACCCAAGGTTCTAAATTTTCGTTATCTTGGATCATACCGTGTAACTGAATAGCATACTTTGAAAGTTTGTATAGTTCACTTTTTGCCATCCAACCATCGTCGTCAGTGTCATCTAGGACACCTTCCATGATTTCACTCATGTATACAACTGGCTCACGGCCTTCTTTAAGTTCTGTAATATGACGCTTCAAATAGCTTTTTGCTACATCAATGTCTTCAAAAACTTTTACTTCTTTGTTATTAACATCACGCACTGCGTAACCTTCAGCTACTTTTGCCACTGATGGTTTAGCTTGCGCCTGTTGTGCTGTTTGTATTTTTTCTAATCTCATTGAGACACTCCGGATTTTCTATATATAGTTATTTATCGTAAACTGTTATTTGTTAATAACATGTTATGTTAACGGAAGCTCTGTATCAGGAGTAAAGAAGTCTTTTTTACGCATAACTGTTTTTGCTACTAAGTCTAGCTCTTGATTACTACTATCCCAATTTAGTACAAAAGGTAGATTAACATCACTGCGCATATCTTTAATGACAGCTTCCGCATCTGGACCCATTTGTGCTATTTGCTTACCATACTTATTATAAGCGTCTTTAAACAAAATAGCAAGCTCTTTTAGAGTAATTTGCGTTTTATTTCTGTTATCATTTACACGGTCTAAAAAGTGTCGTGTAAACTCTACATCAATGCCAACTGATGAAAACATTTTATCTAGATGTTTTTCTAGTGTATCCAACATTGTTTGCGTTATTATTGTAGGGAGTTGTTCTCCCTCAGTCATATATTTGTCACGGTACATACGTTCAACTTCTTTGGGACTTACTCCTCCAAAACTACGTGATATATCAAAAGCATAGCTGCCAATACTACTTCTTTTGTCTTTACTCATTACAAGACGATGCATTGCGTCAAGCATAGCTTTATTGAATGCGTCTTGTTTTTGTTTTTGGACTTTGTCCTCTAAATCTTCTGTACTCATCACTTCCTCCAATTGAGGGAAGTTGATGTTTAATAATTCTGATAATTTCATCTTAAATCATCCCTGTATTCTACTACATAGTAATCCATTGGTTCTTTACTCATTAGTTCAAAGGTCTCACCATGAACATTTATACCTGCCAATCGTTTCATATTCTTCTTATGAAATTTTACTACATGTATGCGGCGCTCAACGCCACGATGTTTTACTTCAAGTATATATTGTGGAAACATACTGCGCCACCACTTTTTAAAAAACATCTTCATTTCTTCTTACCAGCTTTCATGTTGGCACACCAGTGATACATCTTTGCTTTCTCACCGCTGGCTTTTTTTGCTTTTGCTCGTAATTCTGTTACGCTACCATTACAACTAGCACCTGACTTCTTTACTCTGCCTGGTCTGCTTTTGCCTTTTACTTTACCGTCTGCGAAGTTTTCGTTAAACTGTTTACCGTATTTGATATCTTGTTCACGTTCTTGTTTCCAAAGTATTTCTACTTTTTCATATGGAACATATTCTACCGATACAGTATCTTTGCCAGCCTGCATAGCATCTACTAATCTATGATACCCATTTACCAGATATACATGGCCTGATGGAAGTTTTGTAACTGCCAACGGAGCATCTGTTCTACTTCCACCACCTACTGATTGTGCGATTGCCATACCAGCATCACTGATAGTCAAGTCGCTAATTTTCATTTCTATTGCTTCATTAACTGCTTCTTTCACAGGAGCATTTGGATTCTTAATCTTAAAGGAAGCAAATTGTCCTCTATCTGTGACTTCTAAATTCCATCCAAGTTTACTTGCTAGTTGTTGACCAAAACGTTTGTATAGTTTAGCTCTACTATCTTCTGCCTCGCCGTCCTTGTCAGAACTAAAATCAATTTGTGTTACTTTAGATAAATCTACCTTATTAGCCATCCAGTCTTTTATAACTGCAACTACTGTAGCAAAGATTCTAAACTGATCTCCGTCACCTGTTTTGTCCATTGATCCGTCTACCGCAAAGTCAATAGTCCAACTTTCACCTGGCTCGCCTACTGAAAACATAACCATTAGTTCGCCCATATCCATTTCAGCTTTAGCTAGAAAAGAGTCATCGCCGTTATATGTATCATCCCAATAATATGAATAAGGATTATCAAATGCTTCTGTAATTGATTCGTTAACTGTGAACTTCCAAGACTTAATCTTGCTAGGAACAATAACACCACGTGGTGCCGAATATCGCTGGACATCTAGGTTATCTTGCCACCAAACACCGTCGAGTCCTTGTTGTTCTGCAAATATTGGTAGTACAAACTCTAGCACACCTGTTGAATCTATACGATTTTGTCTTGTTTCTTTTTTCAGCTTATCAGTAGGAACAATGCCGCCCTTGTCTACTGTTACATCCATATGCTTTAGTTCTTCATCATACTCTGCTTCGGCATCTGCCATTGAGTCGAAAGTTGAACAAAGATCATCTTCCATTTCATCATCATAGTAACATACTGTAACAGTTTCTTGCTGTTCTAAGTAGCCATTTTCGATTGCCCATTGTTTGATTTGTTTATTGTGTGCGTCTGAAAGACTATGTACATCTAAGAATTTATTGCCTTCTTTTGTAGCACTGTGAGTATCACCTGTTACGTGACCTCTAGCAATCTGCTTCCAAGCATCAGGATGTGTACTTACGCTTAATCCTGCACCCTCGAAGCCATCACGCTTCTCAGATGAATCCATCGTGCCGACATGGTATAATCCTTTGAGTGTTTTAACTGGTAGACCATCTTTTGCTTCATTGAATGCTTTAGTCGTTGCTTTCTTTGCACTAGCACCGTCTGGGTGTTTAGGGTTGATACCAACAGGTTCACCGTTCATTAGTTCACTGATATTAGCAGTTTTACTAATTTTATCTAGTAACTGATGTAGTTTGTCATTTTTATCATAACCGTTAGTCTCATAGCCTGCCTTGCCACGAACTTCTGTACGCTTGCCTGTAGCAGTGTCAACAATATTTAATACCATCATATCAGTATCACGTTCTAATTGTAGTTTGTAACCTTCTACAACTGTGCTTTCTTTAAGGTAAGGTAAACTAAACCACAGTTTAAACCACTCAGGAGTACCAGGCTTTACACCCTTTTCCTTTTCAATGTCATGTAGTCGTTTACTAGTATGACTCATGTTTTCTGTGATTTGATCGATCTTCATGTTTTAGTTAGTCCTAAATTAAATGCTTGATTAGGAGTAGCACCAGGAACACCAAGAGGCTTTGGTTTTCCGCCTTTGTTCATTGGGAAAAACTTAGCTGCTTGACGTTCTGTTTCGCCAGGCTTAACATCTACTGTAGTGTTATATTTGGTTATCTTACCAACACCTGCTTCTGATATAATCTGAGAGATTTTCATCTTGTTACCATTGTTAGTAATTGTAATATAGCATTAGGGTTTACTGTTTGTCTTGGTGTTGCTAAACTTTGTACACCACGTCTCATTAGATCAGCATCTTCTGGATTAATGTATTTCTTACTTTCAAACTCTTGTATATTACCCATAATTTTGTTTACGTCAATTGGAAGAGCTTGTTGTTCTTCTTCTGCTTCTTGTTGAATATTTTTACTGTTAGCACCACCTTTGGCACGTATTGCTTGTAAGTCATCTAGTGCTTTTACTAATGCTGCTACTTTGGTTGCTAATACTTTATTACTATTTAAAGCATAATCAGCATTGCGAAATCCTTGTGTACCAGCTTGCATTTGCTTTACCATTTGTGTAGTTTGGTCAACAATGTTCTTCATCAAACTATCAACATTCATAGTACCATATCCAGGCACTGCTACTGTACTTTTGTTTGGTTCGTCTTTATTAAAGTCTTCTAGCTCTTCGCCCATTACACGATCAGCAAGTTTAACACCTGCACGATTTGCGATTTTTCTAATAGCGTTAATACCTTTTCCAGTTTTGTATGCCGCTTTAAGCATAGCCATCATTACTGGTGCGGCTAGTCCTGCTACTGCCGCCATAGCCGTAACTTCAGCAACACTAGCTATATCTTCGTCTAGTACACTTTCAGATTGTTTTCTAAGTACTGCATTCTTAGCGCCCGGCTTTTTCGCATCATACTCAACACCCATCTTGTCCCAGAACTTCTTGGCTTTCTTTTGAATGTCGTGTATATCTAAATTGCCTGACTTTGTTGTATCAACAATATCACGTACAATCTTTTTGCCGTGTCCGCTTTTTCTATACTTTGGTTTTAGTTCAATATCAATCAAACCTAAAATTTCACCTTGGTCTGGTCCATCATCACTTGCTACTCTTACAACACAATAACCAATTTCACCTTTAGCAAAATCACCGCCATTAGCATCAATAAGAGCGTGACTATATATTTGATACTTTAGTCTCAACTCACCAGCGTTACTTGCTCCGTCTCTAAAGCCGCCTACTAGGGCATATTCATCACCACTATATTGTGTAAGTCCGAACCCATCTGGACCATGTAAAGTCATTGCTGGCATTTCACTCAGGTTTAAATCAGTTGCTTTCATGTTACCACTTCCTGCTTATACGTACTAAGTTGTTCTACTAAGAAGCCTTTGTGCTTGCCTCTACTAATATATTTACCCATGCTTTTCTTCCAGTGTAAGGTATTATAGTTCCAGTCTTTCTCTGCACATAGTTCTTTAAATTCTAAACCGTTTACAATATATTCTACGCCTTCGTTTGTAGTAATGCGATACGTGTATTGTTCGCTACGCATACGAGAACTTTTAGAACCGCCCTTGGCATGCCATTCTTTAGAATTTCCTGTAAAGTTTTTAGCATATTGCTGTCCTGCTTTGCGCTGATGCTCTATAAATGCATCGTAATCGTATTGTTTTAATCCATGTAAGTAATGCTTTCCACCGTACGACATATTGTAAGACATAGTATCTTTCACTACATCTTCGTTGACGATTTTTAATTCTAAGTCCCATAGTGCATCTGTATTGTCTGCTGTTGCAATAATTTCTTTAGTAAAGTTTTCAACACCGTACTTTGCAATAGCATTTTTAATGCCTATACCACTACCCATATAGGAGTCATTTACATCTTTAGTAGCGTGCCTACCAATGTAATATTTTCCATTTATCTGGTTAGTTATTTTATAGATAGTATAATGCATCACCAGGCCCTGCAACTCCAATATCTTGCCTTGGTCTTTGGTCCTGGATTATCGCAATTATGTCTTGCTCTAAAACTCTTACGTGCTTTTGGATTGCTTTTGCGTATACGCATTGTTGGACGTTTAGCACTTGTGCCGCCATGACCAAAGTTAACTTTTTTTACTTTGTCGCCATCTTTTACATATACTTTAAACTTTTTAACATCGCCACGCATTGGCTTGTTTAATTTAACTTTACGTCCTTGATACTCTGCTTCGAATAAATCATTTTCACATATACTATATGCCAAATATCCAAACTCTTCGTGGAAGTCTTGATTGTCTTCTAGAGTAATTTCAGTCTGTTCGACTATTTGTGTAACTTCATTTATTTTCATAAAAACGCCCTCAGTAATACTATTATAAAGTATTTATCTAAGGGCGTTAGTTAGTTTAATTATGCGTCATCTGTGAAATCGTCGTCGTCTGAGCCAACTTCAATATCGTCATCACCAGCTTCTTCAACTTGTGCTGCGCCATCTGCTACAGATGTTGCAAAGTTCCATGGAACACTTTTGCCATCATAAGCATTACTGCCTGTTGAGCTCGGTGCTGATAGCGTAACTTTACGTCCAGCAATTTTACTTACTGTGTATGTTTCCGCATCATCCATTTTGAATGAAATAGCCATTTCACCTGCTACTAGTGCCGCTGGTAGTTTACCAGTTGCTAGTGTACATGTGTGTTCAGTATCATCTGTGCCCAGTGCTGAGCATACGAATCTTTTAGATCCTTTTTGTCTCACAATAAAGCCTTCTTTTACTCCAGATCCATTGTGAAAACTTACTTTAATTTCTTCACCTGCCGCTGTTGGTCCTACATCAGCTTTAGCAAAGAATCTTTTGTTTAGTGGTCTTCCCATTTGTTTTCTCCTTGACGTTCTAAGTCTACGGGGTTGAATCCCCATAAAGTCCTCCGTGGACTAGTAGTATTTATCGGATATCTACGTATTCCTATCGCCCGAGATGGATTGTACAAATCATAACGCACTTGGTTGGCTTGATTACCACCAAGTATAACCCACTTACCATTGGCTGTTTTTCCATAATAAAAGCCAACATGACCTTGCCAACCCTGATTACCCCTTGGAAACACAACAACATCTCCACGTTGTATATCTCCAGGTTCTACACGATCGCCCCAATATAAAAAACTTCTAGCCATGAGCGGAGGATACTTGGTTTGATCGTTTAGATTAGGTATGCTGTCTATTTCTAGTACAGCATTAACAAATGCCGCACACCATTCTGTACGTACAGGATCTACATCTAATAGTTCTTTAAGTTCGTTACGATGTACTCGTTCCTGTAAGCCAATATAAGGCTGTGCTGACATTACACTGTTGTTATTTTCTGCGATACCAACACTGCAAGCACCAAGTACTAGTACAGTACAAATTGAATATAATGATTTCATGTGGATATTTAGTTATCTATAAAGAAATTTTCAATCTTAATATAAGGCGTAGAGTCATCAATGTTACATAATATTTTACTAGTAACAACATTAATTTCTATACCATTATTAATACGGGTTTCAAACATTTCTATAAATGGATTATGCTTTGTGTGTACCCATACTTTTACAGCACCATATTCACTAGCACAAATGTACCAACGAATTTGTTTATGAGTGTACGCATAAACACTACGTACAAGCAGTTTACGATTTTCATAATCCTTGGGGTCTTTAAGTTTTGCTTCAATGTTACTAGTAAAATAACTGACATAGTTATTAAATGGCACTGTACCTTGAATACGTCTTGACGCTTTTTCTAGTCGTTGTCTGTCCCAACTTTCACTAAGTTGATCAATCGCAGTGTCTACATTGTATTGTAGCTCAAGCCAACGTGCTAGTCCAATGTAACGATTGATGTCTTCTGTTCTACGAGTACTAGAATAACTATTACTGACGTTAGGTTGACTATCAAATGATGATATAGCGTCACTTTGGTATGGTTTATTCTCAATAAATTTTTGTAGTGTTTTACGAAAACTAGATAACCCTTCGCCAGTTAGTTTAGCATTAATGAATAATGTACGATAATATTCCCAAATAGATTCAGCTTTGGTATCAGTAAGGTGTTGGTTAGTTAATCTAAAAACATTAAAGTTACTTGTTTCCTTGGGAATACACTTAAACTTAAACGTAGACGTATACGATTCGAACACCGTTACATCGTTATCAGTTAGTTCAGGGTCTCTCATGCCGCAATCTTTCCAGTAAACGCATCAGTATTCATAAAGTGACGTTGTAGTAGTTGGTTACTTGCTAAGTTTTTACATTTTGCTTCTACCATAATATCAGCCCACTGCCAATGTGAGAGTGCCCAGTCATTTACAGCATCATTCCACAAATAGTCTGAATGCGCTCTTAGTTTTCCCTTCTTAAAGCCTTGCTCTTCAAGTTCTGGAAAGTCTGGCTTGTGTGTTCTAGAGTGT